CCGCCGCCCCCCCCCCCTGTACGGGGGGGTTTTAGGGGCCCGTTCCTCCCCCCCTCGCCCTCTGCCGGAGCAAATCAGGTGGGGGGAAAACCCCCCCCCCCCCCGTTTCCCCCGGACATGACCCCCTATGCCCCAAAAGAGCGCCCCGAAAAAATTTCGCCGGGAGAATTTTGCGAAATACTTATGCTAGGATGAACCCTTGCACTTCAATTCGATGCGCCAACGGAAGAGGCGGATGTTCCGGTTGTGCTTGTACGTCCAGTCGGACCCCAGGCCGAACACTTGAGGGACGATTTCTCCGCACCGGTGGCACCGAATCATCCTGTATCCCTTGTCGTCTCGATATGCGGTGAAGCTCATCACCAATACCCCTGACTGTAGTCGCACCAATTGCACTCTTCTGCCTTGACCCCCTGGATCAGGGTGTCATTACCGCACTTCGGGCAGGAGTCGCCCGTCCACGCGGGGTGGTTGCCTTCGTGGTTCTTGTGCCATTCGGACTCGGCACGACGGTAACTATCCGCTCTCCACTCGTCGTTGAAAGACATCACTCTTCTCCTTCGTGCAAGATTTCCCATACTCCCCAGTCGGTGTCTACCAGTTTTTGCATCTTTTCGGGGGAAAGGGGATATCTAAAACCGCTGTGGTGCCACGCAAGACCGTACTCATATACCGGGTGGATGCTGAGGACAACGACTCGGTACTGGTACGCGCCGTCATAGCGGAATTTCCAGCGGATCACCGCCCCTGGCTTCGTGGGAAGTTCCATGCTGTCTCCTCAGGGCTTGATCAGTAGAAGGTCATTGAAGTACAGAAGCGTTGCGATGCCTCCCACGATGACGAGGTAGCCACCCCAGAAGATCGTGTTGCGGATAAGCTCATCCTTGTCCATTACATGTCCCATCCTTGAGATTTCAGGTGCCGTCGGTGTGCGGCGGCATCCTCTTCCATTTTGCGTTGCGCGCGTTCGCGTCTCATGTCGGCGGCGCGTTGCTCGCCTTCCCGGAACTTCCGCCATTCCCTCTGCTCTCGTGTCTCCGGTTCCTTGTAGTTCACAGCGGCCTGGATAGCGGCCCGCATCGCATTGAAGTTGGTGTCAGGGATTCCCTGTTGCTTCTTCTGAATCCACACAGCAAGGGCGGCGTTGACTTGTGCACTACTGATCATTACCATCTCGGGGCACCTCCGTTGAGTCCGATTCCGTCGTCTTCTCGGCGGTGGGGGTTGGGGTACCGCACGGGGGCCGTTTCGCCTCCGGTGGAGTACGGTATTCCTGGTAGAACTGACACGTCCTCGTCGTACTCAGGAGTGTACATTTCGATGAGCCTCTTCACGAATTGATCAAGCTCATCGTTTGTGTCCTGTCGGACCTCCACCCAGAGGACTGAGGGGATTTTCTCAGAGTACAGGTCTGCAATCTGATTGACGATGTTTCTCGCCAAATCGAGAGAACTAGTCATGATAGTCCCCCCTGTTCTGTGAGTAACCTTCCCGTGGCTTGAATACGGCTTCCCAACCCAGGGTAATGACGTAGCTTGCGCGTCGCTCTCCCTTGTACACCCAGGGTTCGGGGTCCAGCTTCAAATCTTCCGCAAGCTCTGCGTCTACCTCTTCCAGGAAGTCCCCCGCTACAGAGTCCAATGCATCCCCGTAGCCTTGCACGTATGCAAGTCTCGCCTGTGCGTGCCTACGGGTATTGTAGGGGTATCTCGTGACGGCAAGCTCTTCAGCTTGCTTACGCTCATAGTCATTCATCATGAGATTCCTCCTTCTCGGACAATCTTCTTGTACCACTCACGCCATTCCCCCCGGAACACGGAGGTGTGCAGGTGGTCGTAGATTCGGTCGGCCTGTTTTTCAAGCTCCGCATCCGTGGGAGAGGCTTGGTGATTGCTCGGAATGTCGAGATTGCCCATGTTGTGGGCCTTGGGGAGGGCACAAGGGCCATGTTCGGCCTTCGCCCCACACTTCTCGTCGTAGAGAGGATCGTCCGGGTTGTCGTAGCTTGCGTATACGCTAGAGGGAGGATCGATCTCCGGTTCGGGTATTCCCGACCAGGAAGCGAACTCTGGGTACTCCTTGCGCCAGTCTTCACTCATGTCTCCTCCTGAGGGAATCTCCGGATATGAGAGAACTCTCCCTTAATCCAGTTCCAGGTGACAAGAGGAGCGCCGTCCGTCAGGAATCGACCGTGCGTGTTGACACGCCGGTTGCTCGGGAGAGCAGAACTGTGCTTGGGGCGGTAGTCACGACGCTGACGCTCTGCGAGCGCGGCCCGGTACTCCGCGACCTTCTCCGCACGGTCGAACTTCTGATCGTCCGGGTGGTATGTCCATTGCTCCGTGCCGACTTCACGTCGCACGACGGAATCACAGTCCGGGTGGAAGTCGGTTCCTCGCAAATCGATAGCCTCCTCCGGGGTGGAAGTGACATAGTTGGCATAACCCGCGTGAACGTGGGCGTCCCAGCCGATCTCGATTGTGTATTCCAGCGGCATTTCTCTCCTTAGATGAGGATGATGAGGGCTTCTTCAAGCTCCTCGATACGCTTCTCTGCCTGAGTGTACAGAGGGTGGTCGAATGCGGCCTTCACGCCACCGTCAAGCTCTCGGTGGGCGAACATGTTCTTGACGGCCCTCTGCACGTCCTTGAGACGGGCGATGTCCGTCACAAGACCGAGAGCCTTGTCCAGGTTGCTGTGATCCTCGATGTTGGACTCAGAGGGGAGCGCGACGACGGGTTCCGAGAATTCCCCGGCGATGACCTGGAAATCGTCACGGGTGATGAACACAGACTTACCGGCTCTCTGCAACACTACCCCCTCGGGCGTGCCCGTAGACGCGATAGCGTCCTGCCATACGATGGTGAGTGGGAAGTTCGTGGACCAGTGCTCCCAGAAAGCCCTCTGTGACATGGTGTGCTCCTTATGTTGGTTGACCTGTGTCTACCTTAGCACACCCCCAGACACAAGAAAACCCCCTATTTCTAGGGGGTTTCTTGCTCACGGCGGTCAGGGCGGCTCCTCAGCCTCAGTCTACGTTCTCTGCTGAGAACTTGTCAACCTTCTTCTGAGAGAAGTGTTCCGAAGAACCGTCCTCCCAGTACACAGTAAGACCCTTGTCGTCACGAACAGTGTCGAGGACACGTAGCTCCGGACGAATAGAGCGACCGAACTGGACATCGCCAGCCTTTTCAGGGTATGTTGTAGCCATTTTGATCTACCTCCGTCTCTAGGATACCAGTTTTGGGACAAAGGAACGACCCCCTGCCGTGAGAAACAGGGGGTCGTGCTTATCTTGTCGGGTAAGCTCTTACAGTTTACCAGATATTGGTCATTTTCGGTGTCCTAGATTCAGAATTGTCACTCCAACTCCGATGAGGGCGAGAACGGCAACGGCGGCGATCTCTAGAGCTTCCATGTCACTTCACCTTGCCCTCGATACGGACAGCACCACCGTTGCGGTACGAGACTCGACGGAGGTAGCGGTTGAGAATGCGGCGGGCGACTCTTTGAGCGCGATCGTCGTCTCCGTAGATACGCCAGACGAGGGGCCGTGGACAGTACCAAGTGTCCAGTACCTTACCCCGCCAGGTCGTGTAGGGGTAGTCGGGGTGAACCGTCAGACGTGCTTCTGAGAAGAACAACCCCTGACGGGTCACTTCGATGTATGGTACGAGAGGCTTTGCGGGGACCGGTGTGTTCCCCTTGCGTGTGCGATTGAGAAAACTCATAGTTTAATAAACCACCCTTCACTTTCCGTTATGTCTAGTTCGTCACCGTTATCGAGAGATACGGTGATGTAATTTCCGCCCACCTCTGTGACGATGACGGTCTGGCTGATGACAACTTCCATGCCCTCTTTGAGGTCTTTACTAGTACCCCCGTCGATATTCATCTCAATGTCCATCCTTGTTCGAGTAGTGCCTTGAGGAGATTGTCTTCCGCCTCGTGGGCGGTAGCGCCTGTGCGGGTGACCTCTACGTGAGGGCCGACAGCTTCGACCAAACCGTAGGCGAGGTTGAAGCTCTTCCCCGAGTACGCGGCGACCCAGTGGTTCGTCTTCAGCGTGACATTACCCGTATCGTTCGAAAACTCATCGGTGTCCTCACTGAGAGTGATATGACTCGCGGATACAAATGGAAAGTTCATTCTTCGCCTTCTTCTTGCTTCTTGCGGATAGAGCACCAGTCACAGAGCCAGGACTTGAAGTAGTCATCCCAAGAGATGGACTTCCGAAAACCGCACTCTTCACAGCACTTTAGACGCATTTTTACCTAATGATCTGGTATTTATGATTTTTGGGAATGGGAACGTGCATACGGTCGATGAACCCGTAACCGCCGTGCGTCCACTGCTGTGCCAGTGTCACAATAGGACGACGCACGGCGGTCGTGAAGATTGGGCGACCGCACGCGGCGCATGTGTCATGCATGGGCGACGGGTACCTTCCACCAGTCGTCTACCGGGGAAACCGGACCCCGGCGCTTGTGCTCGGTGGCACGGTACCGGGTGACGATTGTGTCGCTGAGTTCTTCCGAGACCTCTCGACCTTCCAGGAAGTCATCGATCTGATCGTAGGTCATCCCGAGTTCGTCTTCGTCCTTCTGACCCGGCTTGCCGTCCAGGAGGTCCGCTGTGGGCGCCTTCAAGTACAACTGCTCCGGTGCCCCTAGTTCTCGAAGCATCTCCTTACCCTGTCGCTTGGTGAGGCCGCTCAGGGGTAGGATGTCTGCCGCGCCGTCACCGAACTTGGTGAAGAAGCCGGTGACCGCCTCTGCCGCGTGGTCGGTGCCGACGACGAGAAGGTTGTACTGACCGGCGTATGCGTACTGAGTGACTGCACGAAGGCGAGCCTTGACGTTCCCGAGGTGGTAGTCATTCAGGGAGTCGCCCGAACCGTACCGAACCTCGTCTGCGACCCCCTTCACGCCATACTCGACGTTGACCTGATGAAAGTCGTCGGGGTTGATCCACTCGACAGAGAGGTTCGCATCTGCCGCGTCCCGCTGGGTACGGAACGGAAGCTGAAGTGCGAGGAAGCTAGCGGAATAGCCTTCCTGACGCAACGACTCGACGGCCATTTGTGCCAGCTTCCCGGCCAGTGCCGAGTCCTGTCCGCCCGAGATGCCGAGAACGAGACCCTTGGCCTTCGAGGCACGAATGTAGTCCTTGAGGAACCGGACGCGATCTCCGATCTCGAATCGGGCATTGACCTGAGGCTTGACCCCGAGCGCCTGAATGATCTCCTGCTGAATTGCTGTAGTCATGATCTATCTCCTGTGTCGATGAAAAGACAGACGTACCAGACGAGAATGAGGAAGCATATGAATGCGAAAAACATCTCTTCTGGTACTCCTGTTCTGGTTGTTGACTTAGGGCGAGCCTAACACGTCTCCTCAGAGGTTGCAATAGCAACCTCAGGTTCTTTTTTGAGGCAGAAGTGAGGAACCCACTCCTGAATTGTGCCTCCGACATCGGAGAGCCACACGACACGCCACTGACCGGTCGGCAGACCGCACTTAGAGCACTTCATTGTCCTTCTCCTTCAGGTGTTCTTGCCACTCGCCTTCGGCTTCCTTCCAGTGCGTGCCGTCTGCGTAGAACCCCGTCCCCAGCTTTGAAAGCTCGCCGTGACGAGACTCGATCCAGTCGATACGCTCCTGATGCTTGGCCCAGCGGCGCTCTTCGAGAGTCCGCTTCTGACCTTCCGAGAGCTTGATGTGCTGAACGGTCCAGCCGAAATTCTTTCGGGGTACAGTTTCGACGTGTCCCTGCACGGGGCACCAAATGCCCCCGTCACAGCCCTCTTCGAGGGGCTTGCGACGTGACTTACTCGTAGGCGTACTTTGCGACATGATCGCTCCCGTCATCGAATCCTTGACCGCCGTTGCAGACACACTTGGTGCCATTGTGGATGCCTCCACCGAGTTCTAGGTGGCAGAGGCACGCACACTCCTTGAAGAGCTTCCTGCGGCGCTTCAGGCTCCTGTCCGGGGCGGTGGGGTCTCCCGGCCCCTCCGTGACACTCTTGCCTTCCATATGAGCCAGGTAGCCCGCGTGCCAGGCCTCGAAGTACGCCCGCGCCCACGCGGCCTTGAACGCCTTGGCCTCCTTGGACCCCATTCCGGGGGAGTAGTGCTTCTCCCAGGCGGCGCTCATCTGGCGTTCGACTTCTTTGTTCTGTTCTTCTGAAAGGGTCATGCGGGGTATCCCATTTCCATTGCTCTGATCTCAGCCGCCTTGTGCTTTGCCTTCTCCTCCGGAGTCGGCTTGTACCGCTTGGCCTCGTACTCAGCGTCGATCTTATCAGCCTGTTCGATCATCCAGGCGTAGACATCACTGATGTGGTAGGGAGTGTCAGAACTAGCGAACTCACTGGCGAGTTCTCGAATGATCTCTGCCTTGTCGTTCGGATGAATCTTTATACCCATGTTAAACTCCTTCGTGTTGACCTATAGACCACTATAGCACGCTCAGCGGGTATCCGCATCTGTCCAGACGACCCGATAGCCGTACTGGGTGATGTGGAAGTGGAAGTCCCCGGAGTGACCGGCGAGTTTCATGCACCGCACGGTACCGAAGTTGTCGGTAGTTTTGTGTGCTCCGCAGATAGCGTCTAGATTCATCTTCCGATGCCCCTCGCATTGTCACTTGCCGCGAGGAGAAGACCTGACGTGCGGTGGAAGTACTGATCCGCTGGGACCACATACCCCACCGCACTCTGACCGTCCTTCTGCATGTCTGCACTGGCCTTGTGGGTTACGAGTACCCACTCGGTGATGAAAACGTCAGGGTCGATCTTTTTGTAGTATGCCTGAACGGCCCGCTGAAGCTCAAGCTTGGCTTCTGCGACAGCCTCCGCGCTGAGTGACATTATGAGTACCTGTCTCTCCGCCACTTCTGAATTTGGAAGAACTCGCGCTTACTCTCTAGATGATTCAGCATCTCTGCCTCACCGTACTCCTCTCGGAGGTCTCGCGCGTGCTCTAGCTCACGGCGCACGTCAGGGAAGGCCTTCTCTAGGATGTCCCACAGCGTCTTACAGCTAGGGCACTCCTCGGGAAGGCGAATATTCGTGGTGATGTGATTATGAGACATTCCACATTCCCTTCTCTCTTCGAGCGCGGTTTCCGATCAGTTCCAGAGTCTTCATAACTCTGTCGTACGCAATCCAGTCGGCCTCATTACGGAAGTCCAGGGCGACGGCAACCAGTACCGTTCGCGCCCTCCTGTACGTGCGTTTCGTGAAATTCATGATTACTCCTGGTGGGGAGTCCTGGACAGGATCGTGCCGACGTCGATCAGGCCGTCCCATGCGAATTCCTCGTGAGGAACCGCCTTGGTCCATGCCACCTTCGCGTCAGCGATCAGTTGCTTGTAGAACTCGACCTCCGCGAGGGCGGCTTCGAGCTTGGCCGAGTCGCTGTTGTTCTTCAGGTGGTTGGCGACCGTCTGTTCGATAAGACGGAACTCTCCGGAAAGATACTCCTCGACAGGACTCTTCTTCTCGACCGGTGCCTCTTCGACCTCGATGACCTCTTCAGGCTTGGGGTGGTTCCTCTTGATCTTCATCCCCATACCGTAAGGCTGGATGACAGCCTCGTAGATGCTCGGGGAAGCGGCCTTGTTGGAGGGTCGGGGTCCGTACCCCGGCTCGCGGGTTTCGCGCTCCTGCTCGCGCACGGTGGGGAAGTCGAAGGGATTAGGCATGTTCATGTTCATAGGTTTCTCCTGAGTGTGTTGACGTTACTTACACCGTAACAGAGGCGTTGACAGGGGTCAACCTCTTACGGCGATTCTTGTACCACATTTCTGCCGACAGGCAGATGAGTTCCATCTGGTAGGGGTCAGGGATGAGGGGCACCCACCGATTCTTCTTGTTGTTGTAGGTGACGATCTGCCGAGGTCCGTCGTAGACGTTCCCGCCTACGGTGACTCGACCGTTCAGGAACACCGAGACCGTCTGCTCGATATTCACATGCATGGTGATTTCTCCACCATGCCACAGGATGCCGGTTCTCATAGCTGATCCTCCAATGCTTCTAGAACTCCTAGTGAGGGGCACGCTTCGATGTCGCAGATGCAGGGATAGCTCTTGGTGGACCCCGCCGTGCGCTTGTGGATTTCTCGAAGTTGCTTAATGGCGAACTCATACTTGATGTTGTCCACCAAGAGCTTACCGAGTTCCGCCTGAGCGCCCTGTAGTGCGATCCCGGCGACGTTGAGTTGCTTTGCGTCAGGCATCGACAGTCTCCTTCAACGCTTCTGCCGCGTAGGCATCTCGTGCCTTCTCGACGGTCTCCGTGAGGATCGTGATTCGACCAGGGCTGAGGTCGGACAGAAGGTTGTCCAGGGCGATCATCTTCGCACGGTTGACGAACCTGTGCAACTGCATCGGCTCATGGACAGAAGCGAGAATGGCTTCCATCTCCACGCCGGGGTCTCCCAGAACGTCTGCGTTGATAAACGTCGCTCGGGCGAGTCCGATGAAGTACTGAATCTCTTCGAGATCAGTGACGGCCTCTTCCAGAGCGTCCGCCAAGTCGTCCATCACCTTTACCCTCTTCCCGAGGGTGTTCTTCTCGAAGTCGTCGTTGCGCGCACGCGCCTTGCTTACGAGACTCCGCATTTCCAGTGTACTTGTCATGATGCTCCCTAGTAGTTGACCTACGAGGAGCTTAGCATGGTAGTTGACAGCGGTCAACACACAGAAAACCGCCCCCTTGTTGGCGAATCGCTCAGTACAGAGGGGGGCGGTGTCTGATAGACAGTCTATCAGGTTTGTGGGGTTACTGGGGGAACGGGATTCTCCCCACCGGCAGGTTCCTGGCCTGGTTCCGGCTGGACGAAGGTGGAAGAGGACGGGTCATTAGCATTCTCATGCTGTTGAGCCTCAGATTCCTCTACGTGCTTAGGCTTCTTACTCATATCTTCCACTTTACTCTCTTCCTTCGTGATCTTCAAGACTGATCCGTTATCGGGGTCTTTGACCAATCGGAGACAGTAAGTAGAAAATTGTTGCGTACCCCAGGCAATGGGACTTGACCACGGCTCTTCCTCTTCGTGATAATGCACCTCAAGGAGGGATTGTGGAACATCTACGGTCCATTTCTGCCCGTTTTGGTCCACAAAATGCCCACGTAGACTCAAAACCTGCGGAAAATTGGCTACTTTGACCATTAGTCGTCCTTGTCTTCGTCCCCATCTGGGTACTTTTCAGCAATGAAGATCAAAAGGTCGATGTCGCCCTCTGCTCTGTCCACGAGCTTTTCGACCCATTCCGCGCGGGTGTCGTACCACTCCTCTACGAGTAGTTCGGCTAGCTCTAGGTGCGTGCCGTGGTGATAGCCGATAGTGCGCTGGATACGCTCTACAAGTTCTTCTCTGATTGTCATTTCTTATCCTTGAGGTAGGGGTATTTCTACAGACAGTCTATACAAGAAAAGCTAGGGCGCAAGCCCTAGCTCTCTTGTTAGTTGTGTCAGCCCGCCTTGTAGAGGTCCAGCATGTCCTCACGGGTGAGTTCGTACTTGTTCCACTTGCCTTCCGACCACTCGGAAGAGGTCGCGGCCTTCTTCTCGACCTCGCGGCTCACGATGCCCGTGACGTAGAAGTTCTTCGTGAAGACGCCGATGCGACGGAGCTTGATCGAGTTGGTGAAGTACCTGATCGCGTCCTTGACTCCTCCCGTTGTGGAGGAACTGGAAACCTTGGTCACCTGACCGTCGTTCCAGAGCAGACCGAACTCGACATCGGTGCGCGGGTAGTACGGCTTGTAAGTCGAACCCGTGGTGGAACCGGTGGACGAACCCGTAGCCGTAGCGGGCTTGGAGGTGGTAGCGACAGCGCCGCCCGTAGGTGTTTCAGTCATGATGTCTTTCTCCTTAGTGTGTTGGTCGTGCGTGACCTTGATACAGAATCTATCGCCTCTGGGTTGCATTTGTCAACCCTACGGCTTTTGATTTCCTCTGAACTTAATCAGAGCCGCGTGGATGCGCTGAACGTTGTTGCTGGGGGCAACGGTGTCGGCCTCGATGGTGTCGATGACCGTCTGGATAAGCCGGGTGGACTCGTCCACGTACTCGATCATCCTAGCCAGGAAGAATGCCTCGTCCGGGGTCAGAGGGTGAATGGCTCGGGGAGCCGCCTGAAGACGCAACAGCGTCCTCTCGTGAAGCGCCTTCACGTCTACGTTGTGTGCAGTCATGCGTTCGCCAACTTTCTTGCCTCGTAGTTCTTCTTGTTGTGTTCGGACCCCGCCTGAGTACACGCCTCACAGCGGCATCCCCAGTTGGAGTAGGTGGAGTACTTGCCGTGCGCAGACTCAGGAGGTTCTTCTGTGACTCTCTCTTGTCTTCGCCTCTTCGCTCGATTCGAGTTGGCTTCCTTGCACTCGTCACAGCGGCACCCATAGTTGGCATAAGCCGTTCCGGACCCTCCGTGCTTGACGGGCTTGCCGCTGGGGGTGAAATTTACGATCTTGTCGTCACTCATTGTCATTTCCTTGCTCCTGGGGATGGACAGCAGTACCGCGCACGGTAACACCGTAATAAATGCTTCTTTCTCCTTCTTCTCCGGGGAGAATCCGAAACTTCACTTCTACATCTACTTCATCCCCTAGTTCGTCTGCCGCTTCCAGGACGAAATACATCGCGTCATGCAGGGTAGCCGCGTCCGTGGCGAGGATAGTGGTCTTGGAAACTTCAGTGGAGATTTTCACAATGTCACCCCAAAGAACTTCTGGAAGTACTTAGCCTGGTATCGGGCGAGCCAAGAGGACACGTAATCGTCGGGGGGTTCCCCCAAGGATGTTTCGGGGAGTGTCCAGATAGCCCCGCACACGAGGCAGACTACCTCGAAGGAACCGTCCGCGTGGGCTTCCTGAGAAAGCTCAACCTTGCGGTGTAGGGAGCAGAGATACATCATCTGCTCATCCTTCTCGATGTGGGAGCCGCACACCTCGCAGATATCTGAGTCTGTGGCGAGAGCTTCCGTACAGTCACAGGCCAGAGGGTCGTAACCCGCTGGCTTGCAGAGGAGAATGGGTAGCTCATCCAGGAAAGACATGGTGGGTCTTCTCCTTCTCATCGATGGTCTTCTCAAGAAGACAGGCGCGCAAGTGCGTCAGCACTTCACGTACTGTCGCCGCCTCTTCTGTTCCGAAGGGGTGCGTGTTGATGTGAGCCGCGTCGATTGCATCGGCGGCTTCGTACCCCTTTCGAATGAGGTCTTTCGTGTAGGCGTCCATGGTTCTCCTTGGGATATGTTGACCTGTAGCCGAAGGTAGCATAAGGTTGCCGTTGTTGTCAAAGGATGTTACAGTCACGATAGGAAAGGACTACACACATGATTATTGGAGTCGATCTTGACGGCGTGAGCGCCGGTTACATCGATGGACTACGCCAGTCTATCGCCCTGGATCGCGGGTACACGCCTGAAGAGGTTACAAGGTACCTGCCGGAAATCCAGCACTACAACTTCTCGGACTGGACCGAACTCGGACAGGACTTCGTGACCTTCCACACGGAAGCGGTAGACCGAGGCCTGTACGCCGGTCTTCAGATGATCGAAGGCGCTTCCGAGACGCTGTGGAGACTCAGCGATGAGGGACACCACATTCGCGTCATCACCAAGAGATTTGTGAAGAACGGTCAGCATGGTAAGGTGGTAGCGGACACAGCTAAGTGGCTGGATACCGTGAACATCCCGTACCGAGACCTCGCTTTCCTCGGAAAGAAGACGGACCTCTACGCGGACATCTACATCGATGACGCACCAAGCAACATCCAGGCCTTCCGTGAGGCGGAACGCCCCTTCATCATCTTCGACGCTCCCTACAACCAGGACGAGCTTGGGTGGAGAGCGGACGACTGGGAAGACGTGTACGACTACATTCAGGTAATGAGCAAGTTCGCAGATAAGGACTGAAATGAAAACTCTGAGAATTGTGTCAGCAGTGTTCTTGCTGAGCCAGATTTTGTTGATCGCGTGGTGGATCATTCCCGGCGCTCCTCTTAACGACGTGGCGTGGGGGTTTATCTTCCTCCCGTTCTTTATCTGGCTCTTTCTCGCCACCCTCGGTTTCTCTGCTATCGCCGCAGTACTTGTCGGCGGTTTCATCGTGTGGGTAGCCACAGAACTAAAGGCAGAGAAAGGTGAGTGATCGCGCTAAGGCAACGTGGGCCACCGTGGGAACGGTTTTCGCCGCGCTCGCTTCCCTGTGGATCATCGGAGTTGGGTTCTTCCTTCTCAGCCCCTTCTTCGTCATCTCAGGAATGTTCTTTCTCCTGTGTACGGCGTTTGGAGTGATGATTTATCATCTTCGAGGCACCAAATGGCGTCCCTGACCTCTAGGAGAACTCATGACTAAGTGGCAACTGAGATCAAAAGCCTTTACCGAAGAGGCAGAACCCTCTATTTCCCTCATTGAGGCGGCTCATATCAAGCCTCTCGACGGTGGAGGCCTTGCTTTCACCGATGAAACAGGAACAATTCTTGTTCTTGTGCAGAAAGACTCCTGGATCGACGTAGTTCTAGTACCTGAAATCTAATTTATGCTTTATCATTAGAGCATGAGCGATTCAGAATACGGCAACGTCCTTCTCGGGCTTGCAGGTTCCCCTATCTCTATCCAAAGCGTCGTCCCCTTCCTCGAAACGATGGACGACGCTTTGGTTGTGCCTGGGGACGATCTTATGAACATGCTTGATACTCCGTCTGGACTGATTATCGTCCCCGATGTCAAGACATTTAGCCAAAAGAATCACCTCATGGGGCTTCGCGGGTACCTTATCTGGGTCTCTCATCCCCGATTCCCCGGCGCGTTGAACCCAAAAATGGTCAAAGAGGCCAAGGAAGCGGCTGAAAACGCCCGACGTGAGTTCAATTCGTCCGATTGTCACCTAATTCTGGACATGGACGAGAACTGGAAGCGCTCTCTGTCGTCCCTACTCGCCGCTCTACAGTACCGAGCCGCCCGAACCTAGGTTGCACAGAGCAACTAGACCGTCTATGCTAGCTGTATGACGGTAAATCAAGTTCTTAGTGCGAAAGTAGCCTCCGCTCACACCGGACAGTCCCTCTCGGGCACTCGCGACCCCATTCTGGGTACTCTGGCGAGCACGGTGAGCGATCTTGAGACCGTTCGCATCTCTCTGTCCAACCGTCTCTTCTCTCTGACTCATGATGAGCACGACCTAGACGGCGTTCTAAGAGCCTACGGCCTCCCGGAGGATGATCCATCCGTACTAGCCGTCAAAGAGCTTCTAGAGGGCGCTCAGGGGCTTGAGAGAGCCGCTGTAAGGGCTTTGGAGAAGCGCATGAAGAACCATGTGCTCTACCCATGGGTGGAAGCCAACAAGGGAGTCGGCGCAAAGAGCACTGCACGCCTTCTGGCGAGCATCGGTGACCCCTACATCAAGGAACTCTACGTCGAGGAAGAATGGCATCAGTACAGGCACGTCTACAAGCCTCGTACGGTAGCTGAACTGTGGTCCTACTGCGGCTACGGAGTCGTAGACGGCAAAGCACCGAAGCGCACCCAAGGTCTGAAGCTGAATTGGAACCCCGAGGCGCGTAAGAGGGTATGGCTTATTGCAGAAACAAGTGTAAAATGCAATGGTACATACAAGCCCGTGTATGATGCGGCCAAAGAAGCGGCTCTCGCCACGGTTCACCAACAGGACTGTCACCGATGCAAGGTGAAGGCGGGTGAACCTCTTACTGCCGGTCACGCGCACGCGCGGGCGCTAAGGCGAGTCTCCAAGGAGATTCTACGAGACCTGTGGCTACTCTCGAAGGAGTGGCACGAGAAGAACTGACGTGAAGCACGGAACGCACAGCACTTATGTAACATTTAAGTGCCGTTGTGAACTCTGCCGAGAGGCACACAGAGAGGCCGCTCGGGAGTACAGAAGTCGAAAGAGGACTCAAAAATCCGGAGGTCATGGTTCTGACGCCATGTATCTTCGTGAAGGTTGTAGATGTGACCTTTGCAAGGCCGCTCACCGAGAGACCGCTCGCCTATACAGGCTAGAGCGAAAGTCTCGAATCGTGGAAGGCATCAATCACGGGACCGAGTGGTCGTATCGTCGATACGGGTGCCGTTGCTTCGTCTGTGTTTCTGAGCAGAAGAAGAGAAACAAACAGCACTACCTCAAGCATGTGTTGAAGTTTAGGAATCCTGTAAGTCCTCGTCCCAAGTCTTCCGTGACTCAAGCACAGCTTGATCGAGCGCTGTACCACCTGAAGGACGGGTGTAGCTACGCCGAAGCGGGGAGAACTGTAGGGATGAGCGGGCATACCGTTAAGAGCTACTTCCCAGGCTACGAGGGGCAGGGAAGACTCAACATGGTTGAAATCAACTCCAAGCCTGAACTCAAGGTACTGCATGACGAGATTTGGAACATGAAGCTGTAAAACGGTGGAGAACCTGTGTTGTATTAGTGGAGAGTGTTGAAAACTACACGGCTGTAACTACTCTTCCTAGTGGCTAGCTTGAATGTCCGTACCTATATGTAAGATAGACCTAGAGATTGACATCTCCACGAAGACCTACTACAGTGATCTTCAATCGAGGTTGCCGAGTCACCTTGAGCGTTCTAGCTCCCAGACTCACCCTCCCACAGTTGCCATGAACAGTTGAGGCTTCTCTACGTCTTCACTCTCTAACCGATAGACGGCCAGTTAAGAGTTCTCCCATGAACTCGATAGATATCCCCTACTGGCGGGGTAAGCCGCTCTCAGTTGATCCACGTATACGGGTTGAGAGTAGCCGACACTTAGCGTTTGCTCTTCTAGGGTAAGCGCTACTCGTGTTGGGATGATCCGATATTATTGCTTTTTGGTTCGGGGGTTCTTTGGGGAGGGGTTCTCACGAGAACAATCTACCTACTACCTCCCCGCTCAAGGGAAAACAGGGTCTTCCTCTAGGCTCTCTGGACATTAGAACATCCCTACTCCTCTTCGAACATCACTTCGATGTTGACTCCTTCCTATCTTTGTGTGTAGCATGGCTCGTATCACGGTCAACCACACAGAAGGAGATCACCATGACTGAAGCAATCTTCCCCGCACAGGGAGACAACCCCACCCTGCCGCCGAGCGAGCGTCTGCCTATCCACCGAGCAGGTGTCAAGGCGCTCACGGCATACAACGAGGGTGTTCTGCACGCTCAGGGTCCGATCAAGCCCATCTACAATGCGGCAACCATGGACACTCTTCTGAAGAGCTTTGAGATCGCGCTCGACAACGCGAACCTCATCCTTGAGGAGCGCAACGTTCTTCTGAAAGCGGTGAACGAGTCCATCGGTATGCTTAAGGACTACAACGACAATCTCGATGCCAAGGATGCTGAGTACCCCGTAGAGGACTACCTCTAATGGATGTCGAGGTTCTGGAAGAGAAGGCTCGCGTCACTCAGGAAATCTTCGACACGGCTCAGGCTGAGTGGTGGGCGTCCTACGGAAAATACGAAGCCGAGAAGTGGCAAGAGGCAGGAGCTTCCCCCGACTCCCGGCCCAACGTCTCCGATCTCATGGATCGCGCTCGCCTGTACGCCTGGAAGCGCGTCGTGAGGCATTTCGAACCACAGGGTTGACATTCGTCACCCATCTGCTAGGCTCAACACATCAGGTCAACCACAACGTTAGGAACATGAAATGACTGAGAACACGACACACCGCGAACTGACGGAAGGCGAGAAGGCCTTCCTGCTCGACCCCGAAGCCGTCACGATCCTTCTCAAGGACGCTCTGGAAATCTCGGACGAGACCGCGCACTACGTGCACGAGTTCACCCACATCGGGGACTCCAAGGAGCACGATCCGCTTCGCGTCGAGATCGGAATGCAGACCATCGACTCTGCTCGCGCCAATGTGGACCGCATCTTCGAGGTGTTGGAACACCCCGAGGTTCCGCAGGAGATCAAGGACGTTCGTCGCAAGCTTCTCGTCGCCATGGCTATCGCCGGTCAGGTCGCTCTCGACCTCCGACGTGCTGAGAAGGACTGGGACACGATCAAGCTTCTTCATGGGGCACCTCAGGGTACCTCTGCCGCCGCTGTCGCTCTTCTCAAGGCGATCCTCGACTCCGCTCCCCAGCCCTCTGAGGATGACAAGTCCTAAGGCACCCCATGGATATCACTCCCGAGCTAGAGTTCCACGGCATCTCGATCAACAGTCAAGGTGCCGTGGAGCTTGCTGAGGTCAAGAAATTGCTCGACCTCTACAATTCCACCGTCCTGTACAAGTCTCGCCTGGAAGCACATAGTGAGCGTGTCATTCATGCCATGGAACTTCAGGGTAACCTGATCGAGGCCTTCGTGGTCATGGCAGAGAAGATCGAGAAACGCCACGGCGAGGACAAGAAGACCCGAAAGATTCTCGATAAGGCATATGCCAAGATCGAGGAAGTGTCTACAGCCGTAGATACACTCTCTGACGTACCACCAATCGCATAACCCTGAGGAGGGGAAATCATGAAGTTCAGAAAGACACTCGCGGTACTTGCTACCGCTGTTCTCGTGGGAATCGGCCTGTCCGTGCCTCTGGCATCGTCGGCAGACGAGCCGCTGACCACCTGTACGGCGGCAGACGCCTACACGGAGTACGTGGATCATCCCGAGGTGGGAACTCCCACAATCGTCGTGGAGAACGAGGACTATCAGCCCGCCGTCGAAGAGGTGTCACACATCGTGACGCATCCCGAAGAGACGACAACTGTTCACCACGAGGCGGTGACCAAGATCGTTCACCACGAGGCAGTGACCAAGGAGCACGAGGCGGTCACTCACACGGAGTACCACTTCGCCAAGTTCACTCGTGAGCGCACCCGTGAGAAGGGTTCGCGAGGCTGGGGAGACTGGTCAGAGTACGGCTCATGGGAGAAGTACAGCCCTGAGACCCACACCTCGTGGGAGCTTAGTGACGCCCCTCTGGGAAGCCCTCAGTTCCACTCTTCCGGTACCCACGGCAAGAATGTTCAGTGGGAGCGCCAGTGGCAAGCTCTTTTCGACGGACAGACTCGAACGGTGACCGACAAGGGACCGTGGACGGAAATCATCACGGAAGCCTACGATGAGGTTGTCGTCGTGACTCCCGCATACGATGAGGTTGTCGTCGTCAAGGAAGCCTGGGATGAGAAGATCATCGATGTCCCGGCTAAGCCCGCTGTGGGAGAGAAGACGAAGACGATCAGCAATCCCAGCTACAACCCCGCGTGGACAGAGAGCATTGAGCACGCCGCTGTCGTCTGCCCCGTGGTTGTCAACCCTCCCGTAGAGACTCCCAAGCCGGTTGTCACTGCCCAGCCTGAGGAGGAGACGGGTACTCTCGCCGCCACGGGTCTTGACGGAGCGGACATTGCGTTCCTCATCGTCGCAGGTTTGTTGATCACCGGTGCCGGTACCGCTCTCGTGGTACACGGGAGGAAGAAGGCAAAGCAGTAACAAGTAGTACCTAAACCGCCTGTCATGAGGTAGACTTCATGACAGGCGGTTTTCGCTGTGTGGAGGATAACATGACTAGTTTGTATGGAGTTGGCGGATATCTGCGTTCAGGCAAGGACGCATTCGCAGATCAACTTGTAGAAAAGCACGGATTCGTAAAGCTCAACATGAGTGATCCCCTCGTGGAAGCGACGAATCATCTCGACCCCTGGATCAGGCTCGACTTCGACGTACTGATTTTGACAGAGGACGAGAATTCTCATTGGGCCTACCGAGCGGTTGCCTTCTCCTTCGTGAAGTGGCACGCTCTGCTCAAGTCTGTTGGGTACGTCGAGGCCAAGAAGCACAAGGACGTACGAGAGTTCCTACAGAAGCTCGGTACCCAAGTCGGCCGGAACATGTTCGATGAGAACGTATGGTCAGACATCGCGGCTAGGAAGATCGAAAAGCTCAGAGCCGATGGTAATAACGTAGTGGTCACCGGAGTTCGATTCCAAAATGAGCTTGACATGATCTTCGACGGAGGGGGAACTTCTGTCTGGATTTCACGCCCTGGCACCGAACCGATCCCCGGTGGTCACGAATCTGAGAACAGTTTGAACCCAGACTTGTTCGAGAGAGTTATCCAGAATGACGGTTCGCTCAAGGACTTCCGAGAGCGTACAGATATCTTCCACCAAGCTCTTTCCTACAGTCGTAATTGACCGGAGGCGTAGCCATGGTGCTTCCCCTATTCATCACCTTTGGCCTACTCTTCGTCGCCCTCACCGTAGGTGCTATCTGGGTTCTCGTCAGACTTCTTCGATCCAAGGAAAAGGTCGGATTCTGGCTAGCTATCCCCGTGGTGCTCATTGCTCTCATTTTCTTGTACTTCACGATCTACTTCGTGAGAAGGGTTGCTTTCCTTGTCTAGGATTATTCTTGTCGGGGACATCCACATGCGCGATACCGCTCCCGCTAACGCCGCTGACACGTACCCTCAGGACATCCTGGACGCTCTGACACACATCTCAGAGCTAGAAGAAGAACTTGACGCAGACGCCGTGGTGTGGGCGGGAGATGTTTTCCACTTCCCCCAGCCCGGTCGCACGAGCCACGCCTGTGTGCTCAAGATGATCAAGATTGTGCAGAAGTACAACAACCTGTTCATCGTGACTGGCAACCACGATATCTCTAATCACCGACTTGAGAGCATCCACGAGAAGCAACCTCTGGGTGTTCTCTTCGCGGCGGGAGCCAAGGAGCTTGTCGGGTGGGCGCAAGAAAAGCTTCCGCTCTACGGAGTACCGTGGCAACAGCGCTGGAACGATCCCGAGCAGTGGACAGAGGCCTTCGACAAGTTCAAGGACCATCCTCTGTCCCAGAAGTCTCTCGTGGTCACTCACGCGCCTATCTTCCCCCCGGACCTAGCAGAGGGCGTCCCCTATGAGCTAGTGCCTACAGTGAACCTTGCAGAGGCTATGGGAGGCAGGGGATACCTACACTACGGTCACATCCACGAGGATCACGGCATTTTCGAGGACGGCGGGGTGACTTTCGCCAATGTGGGAGCTATCAGCCGAGGTTCCATCGCTGAGTACAACATCCACCGGGATATCAAGGTTCTACTCTGGACCATGGATGATGCTGAGTACGACGACGGCTTTCACGAAATCTTGATTCCGGCTCGACCCGCAGAGGAAGCTCTGAAGATTGTTGAAGCCAAGGAAGAAAAGAGAGCTAAGGTCTCCCTTGACGAGTTCCTATCGGAGATCGGATATCGTGAGATTTCCATTACCGACACGGGCAGCGTGGCTGACCACATCCGCACGATGGAACTGAAGCCGTCAGTGAAGACCCTAGCTCTCGGGATTCTTTCTGAAGTCGAGACCTAACGACCCTGAAGGATTTGGTACACTCGTACCTGTGACAGTCCAGTAGCCATTGCGATTTGTGACACAGTAGCTCCGTCATTCCTCGCAGAGATCACCTGTTCTGTCCTCAGCTTCAAATAGTGGTCACGAGCCGCCTCGATTTGATCGAGTTTTTCTTGTGTCTGCTGTAGTACCTTTAGATAGTTCATGAGACTATTCTACCCCACTTTACTGATAGAATGTTACCTTGGAGGAAACATGGCTACCCACTGGAAAGAGTTCGAACCCGTCATTGTCACAAAGGACGGTCTAGAGATCGAAGGGTTTATCAACACCATCGATAAGAAGTCCGGACTGATCCACGTTCACACTGATCGAGGTCCAGTGACCCTCTATTCCGGCTCACAGGCCGTACGTAGGGTGGAACCCAAGGATGATTCATCCGAAGAAGTGTAAGGAGTGCGGTAACGCCATGCTCCGAATCAGTTGGAGTAGCCTCCGCACGCACATGGAGTGCAAGCAACGCGGCTACCTGCACAGGCAGAAGAAAAAAGCTACTCTCGAAGATGTGAGAAACTACTTCCCCGGCACCATCACCGACCGGGTAGTACGAGAGTGGCTAGAGACAGACCCTCTGAACTCTCAGGGAGTCATGCCCGACATGGTTGACGCCGTGATGGAACGGGAAGAGCAGAAGATCGCGGAAGGTCGCGGTATCCTCCGGTGGCGAGACCCCGAGGACAAGGCTCGCGTTCGCGATGAGTGCATTACTGCCGTCACGAAGATCGAACCCGTACTTTACAAGTTTGTCGTACCTTTCGAGTACAAGGCAGACTACAAGTTTGAGGTTCCTCTCGCTGTTCCTCACCCCAAGGGCGGAACCGAGAAGATTCTTCTCAACGGCTTCATGGACATCATTGTTCGTAACGATAAGAACCAGTTTTCTGTTTTCGACGTGAAGCACACCAAGGACGAGTACTACTGGCGGAAGACCCGAGGGCAACTCACCTTCTACGATCTCGCGGTGTGGCTAGAGCAAGGTACTCAGACCAAAGCTACGGCTTTGTTCCAACCTCTCTGCAAGGAACCCGTCAAGGGTTTCCGCATCTCCGAGACCTCTAAAGACGAGATTATCGGTAAGATCGCTGAAATGGCTTGGGACGTGTGGTCAGAGGATCACACACCTCGAAATGACACGAAGTTCTGCCGCTACTGCGACGTGAAGCACGCTTGCTCCAAGTTCGCCCCCTCTATGATCAACGGCAAGAAGGTAGCCTCTCTACTATAGGTTGCGACCGTCACCAAACTGGACTAGGATCAGTACATGACTACGACGGAACAGATGAACGCTCTCACGGAGGCGATTGAGGCACGGAAGAGTGACCATGCCCGCGCTACCGTAGCGTACGAAGCCGCTCAGGAAGCCGCAGACAAGGCTCTAGCGCGCCTAAAGAAGGAGTTCAAGGTCTCCACACCTGAAGAGGGTGAAGCCCTTCTCCTGAAGCTACAGAAGCGTGCTGATAAGCTCTACGAAAAGGCCAAGGAGACTCTAGATGGTTAAGACCCTTGAGCTTGTCGAAGAACACGACGCTGAACTCGTGGAAGTAGACGCTCACATTGCATTCTCAATTAAGCGGGAACTTCTCACCGCTTACCTAGCTCGAACGGTGCCGATCCTCCCCAACAAGGAGACCATTCCTGGCTCTAGTCTCGTGCACCTGACAGCACATGAAGCCAAGCCGGGTACCGTAGCTTTCCTCAGTTTCTACGCAACGAACGGTGAGCAACAGGCGCTCTTTGACGTAGACGGGCCTAAGGTCGTGCGCGCGGGAGCGGTGTCTGTTCCCGGCAAGAAGCTTCTGGAAGTGGCGAAGCTCGCCCCCAAGAAGTGGGTGCACATTCAGGCCGTGGGCGGCACTCTCTACGTGCGCTCAGGCAACGTCCGGTGGAACATTCAGGTGGATTCCAGCAAGAAGGCTCCTACCTTCTTTCGCACAGAAGATACGTATCCCATCGACATCCCACGCTGGGAGTTCCTGAATGCTCTCAAGATCACCTTGAAGGCCTCTCCCGAGAACACGGCCCGCGAGTCTCTTCAGCAAGTTCAGATCAAAGACGGCTACGCGACGGTGTGTGACGGAACTCGTCTTCACCGTAAGCAGATTCATGAATTTCCTGCAAAGACTAACTTCAACCTTCAGGTAGCCGCCGCGCGCCTCTTGGTCAAGGCCTTGGAAAATTCAGACGCCGATTTGATCACTGTCGAGATGTCCAAGACAGCATTGCTGTTTGACATTGGCACAGAGAAGTTCATCACTCAGAGGTCTATCCTGCCCTTCCCCAAGTTGGACACTCTTCTGCTTGCCCCCGCACTTCGAAACGAGCACACCCTCAGTTTGGATCGAGCAGAGCTAATTCAGAGCATTCAGAGAGTCAAGATCAACTCTGATCCCGCGTCCGCCACCATCTCACTGACTGTGGTACCGGAAGCTCACGATATCTATAAGTTGACTGTTTCCGCACGCGACCTTGGAGGTAACTCCTCAGAGGACTCTATCGAGTGCCAGTGGTCCGGTCCCGCCAAGTTTTCTCCCATGTTCTTCCATTACAGGAAGCTCCTAGACCTTCTCGAATCCACCACGGACGAGTTCGTGTTCCTGAAGCTGGGAGACGACCCCGCCAAGGGGCAGAAGTCTCCTGTATACATGAATGACCCAGAAGAGGGACTGACTATTGTTCTTCAGCAGAAACCGCCAATCTATATGTGAGGGATGATGAAATTCTCAGAACTTGAGAGGGAGCTTCACCGGAAGCGCCGCGAAGTAGACACACGTCTGGGGGAGGCCAAGGCCGTCCTTCAGAGGGCCAAGGATATCCAAAGCAACATCGATGACAAGGAAGCCCTGGTAGACGATCTTGAGCGTGTCACGATCCTCCTGAACACCATCGGGGAAGACCGTCAGATGCAAGCTCAGGAAACCATCGAGGAGTTGGTCACGAGAGGTCTTCAGACCATCTTTGACTCAACCTTGAGTTTTCACATCGTGCAGACGATCAAGGGCCGTTCGGTCACCGCCGAGTTCATGGTTCGCACCACTCTTGGAGACACCTTCATCGAGACTCCCGTTCTCGACGCGCGTGGTGGAGGACTCGCCGCCACCATCGGATTCTTGCTTCGAGTCGTGGTGCTTCTTCTTTCCTCAGGTACCAAGCAGGATAATGTTCTAATCTTGGATGAGACCTTCGCTCACGTTTCAGACGAGTACCTGCCACCCCTAGGGGAGTTCCTGAGGGAGTTGGTTGACAAGACAGGTATTCAGATCATCATGGTTACCCACCAACCCGAGTTCATGGAATACAGCGACAAGTCTTACAGATTCTCGATCAAAGACGGCAAGACTGAGGCGGTGGAGAGTGAATAACGGATTTGACGTGGGGGATACCCTCGCGGTCAAGTGCATCGGATGCCCCAGAGTGTTCTCCTGGACGGTGCCTCCCGGCTGGGAAGCCAGTGTTCCTAGCTACCACAGTAAGACGTGCAAGCGCAACCATCGTGCCCGCATGAACAAGAGTGAGGTCTGGCGGTGCCCCCGTCCTGACAAGAAGCTCTACAGGACAGATGCAGAAGGGCGTAAGGCGGCAACCACTCTCTGCCGTGAGTACAATGAGCTTTTCAGTGAATACCGTTGCGAGTGTGGCGGTATCCATGTGGGTAAGAAGAAGTATTGGGTAAAGGACAGAGTTCATGAGTAACCTCGCGAGCAAGTATCGTCCTCAGGAGTTCAACCAACTCATCGGGCAGAAGATGGTCGCCGCTGTGTTGTCGAAGATGGTAGAGAAGAATCAGATTCCTCCGGGACTTCTTCTCACCGGACCTTCGGGGACCGGGAAGACTTCTGCGGCCCGCCTCGTAGCTGAGAAGCTGGGAGGAGAGATCATCGAGGTTGACGCGGCGTCTAACGGTCGTGTAGAGGATGCGCGCGCCCTCATGGACTCTCTGAAGTACTCGGGAGGTACGAGACGAACCCTGATCTTGGATGAGGCGCACAACATGACGCGGGAGGCGTTCAACGTGCTCCTGAAGCCTCTAGAAGAGCCGCCAGCGGGCGTTCTGTTCATCTTGGTCACCACGGAGCCTGAGAAGATCATTGAGACTGTCAAGAGGCGTTTGATCGAATTCGAGTTCCGACGTGTCTCTACCGGGGCGCTCTTTGAGCACCTACAGCACGTCTCTGTTGCAGAAGGTAGGGGAATCCCTGATCCCTTCCTCTACTACCTCGCTGAGTCGGCACACGGAAATGTGCGAACCTCTCTGAATAGCCTCAATCAGGTCATTCTTTCTGAAATCAAGACCCTGGAAGAGTTCAGAGAGGTATCCGGTAACGACGACTTCGGTCCCGGCATCGTCCTTGCCGTAGTGTCTCAGGATATCCCTGCCATTTTCGATAGGTTGAAGGAAGCGCTGAAGAGAACGTCCCTGCCTTCTGAGATCAGCGAGCAGATTCTTCGAGTACTTCGTGACCTTCTCATTCTGAAGTCGGGAGGAAGCATCGGAGAAGTACCTCCCGAGATCGATACAATCGTTCCCCGAGTCAGCCGCGACGAGCTTGTTCTCATGTGCCGGGTACTGTGGGATTTGAAGACTAAGATTAGAAATTCCGACGATCCTCGCGGAAATCTCCAACTTGCGGTAGTGTTGATGCACGAGACTCTAAATAAGCTTCGAGGAACAACACCTAAGTCCGCTCCGGTTCAGGTAGCTCCTCAACAACAGGCCAAGAAGCTCACTCTTCAAGAAATGCGTGAGCGGGTAGGAAAGTAATGTCAAAAGTACTAGTAACAGGCGGAACCGGCTTCATCGGCTGGTATGTTGTCCAAACCCTGCTTGAAGACGGGCACGGGGTGCTGGTTTTCGATCACAACTCTCCCGGAACTCTTCGGGGCACCCCTCAGGACAGGGTTGAAATCTTCCACGGAGACGTGAGAGACGCCACGTCGGTCACTGAAGCGGCGGCGCACGTAGACGGCATCATTCACCTTGCCGCAGTGCTAGGCACTCAAGAGACCATCACGAACCCCCGACCTTCCGCCGAGACGAACATTCTCGGTTCTTTGAACGTATTCGAGGCCGCTAATCAGTATGACCTTCCTGTGGTATATGCGGGCGTGGGTAATCACTGGATGCGCGACCACGGGGCCGGTTCCTACACGATCAGCAAGACAGCGGTAGAGGACTTCGCCCGCATGTTCAACAAGTTCCGTAAGGGAAAGATCAGTGTTGTGCGTCCTGTCAACGCCTACGGACCCTTCCAGAGCATCGCAGAGCCATACGGCCACTCCAAGGTCCGTAAGATCATGCCGAGCTTCATCTGCCGCGCGCTTGTGGGAGACGACATCGAGCTATACGGTGGCGGTGTACAGGTCAGCGATTGTGTCTACGTGGGAGACGTAGCTCGAACATTCGTCAATGCTCTTAAGTACACCCGAGAAAACGGACCCGAGACTTTTGGCGTCGGTCCTACAAAGAGCCACACGGTTAGGGAAGTTGCAGACATTGTTCTGAATGCCGCCGCGCCGTACGCTATTGGACCTCGATCTAAGATCGTAGATTTGCCTATGCGACCCGGTGAAGTGCCCAACTCTTCCGTTACCGCAGATACGTCAAAGCTTCACCTTCTAGGACTAGACCCGGATAAGGACTTTGTAACGCTGGAAGCGGGCATTAGCTTGACCACTCAGTATTACGCCTACAATTGGCTTGACGAGTACGATAAGAAGGCACGCTAATGGAAAAGGTAATCACTCGTTTTTGGGCCGGAAGGCCTATGCCCGTCTCTTATCAAGAATTCGGCTTCCTTTGGGAAGAGCTAAATCCTGGCTGGCAGGTATTTGACTTTGATGAAGAGACTGTACAGTTCGTGCGAGACGATTTTCCAGAAGTCTATGAAGTTATCCAGGACTTGTACAAAAGGGATGCGGGACGTAAAGGCATCGAGCTTTATGTACAACTAGCCGACATTATGGGATATTACCTAGTCTGGAAGTTCGGTGGGGCTTACTTCAACACTGACATGGAGCCTGTGCGTCCTCTAGAGCCGATTATCCCTGGTAAAGCTTGGGCTAGCTTGGAGAATTACGTAGACGGTAGAATTGTAAACGCGGCTATCGGAGCACCCGAGAAAGAAGACCCCTTCTGGGATTTTGTACTAGACAATCTTCCAGAAAACTATTGGCTAAACCCCACTGATGAAATGGTAATGTCTACAGGTCCAGGATACCTGACCGAAATGGCTTGGGCGGACATGGATAGGATTCATGTTTTCCCCGTCGAGACATTCAACCCGATTCACTGGAAGGACATTGAGCCAGGGGGAGATGCTCAAGGTCGATCCTACCCAGAGAGTACTGTTGCTGTTCACCATTGGGGCCACAAGAAGGACGGTCGCTCCAACCATATCGAAACGGCAACACAGTGAAAAAGGCACTCGTATTCACGGTGTACGACCGCGTGAACTATTTCCAACAGACTCTTCACCACTGGCGCGAAGTCAGGGGGCTAAAGGACTGGGATGTAATCTTCAGTATTGAGCCTTCTGACGTTCTCCCACACATGATCGAAGAGATTCAGATGTTCATGGAAGATGTGAATATCGATGCCCAGATTATCGTAAACCCTGAGAGATACGGTGTACTACAGCACCCGTGGGTAGCTCTCCAAAACTTGTTCATTAACGATAACTACGACTTTGTAGTTAGAGCAGAAGACGACCTCATTGTTTCCGATGACATCCTTGAATACTTCTCCTGGGCCGCAGAGACCTACAAGACAGACAACGACGTTGCCACAGTGCACGGGATGTCCTTTGACCCAACTGGATCGAATCCCTCCCGAGTGGCTAGAGTGGCTGGGTTTAACCCCTGGATTTGGGGAACTTGGAGACACCACTGGATTGAGTACATCTCACCAACGTGGGACCACGACTACTCCACTTTCAACGTCTTCCCCGGAAATCAGTCTGGCTGGGACTAGAATCTGAATACTCGGGTATTTCCGGCTCTGAAGTTCGTGGGAATCTACCCCGAAGTTTCGCGCGTGGATAACATCGGAGTCGTGGGAACTCACGGCACAGAGAGCAACTTCAGACCGTCTCCCTCCTTCAGGAGAGAAATCAGTTCCACATTGTACCAAGAAAGTGGTAAGATTGGTGCATGACTTCTGTAGAATCCCAGATTACCGCTGACGAGCGGCTAGATCAGGTCTTCACCCTGCCTAAGGCCATGGTCGAGGCATTCCCTCAGCTAGAAGAAATTCATGATGAAATCGTCATGCGTTTCAAGAGCGAAGCCCACGGTATGCCTATGAACACCGTGCAGACTCTTCTTCTAGAGCGAATTGCATACAACTACGTATATCTAAAGTTCCGGGAGTTGTCAGGGGAAGTCGCGGGCAAGGACCAAAAGGACTTCAACTCCTTCTGGCTCAGCATGACTCAGGAGTTCAACCGTCTTCTTACTGTCAACGAGGCTGAGCGCCGCGAACAGCTTATGAATGATGTCGTGGCTGTGTTCAACGAAGCTATTGCCCTTATTCAAGAGAAGGACACCCGTCAGGCTGTACAACAGTCGTTTGCCTCGGGACTAGCCAAGAAGGGTCTGTAATGTCGTACGATGCCAAGGATTATGATCTAGTCCTCTTCCTCGCGGGAGGTTCGCCATGTTCCCTGGCAACTACGCCGGAAAAGGACAATTGGGTAGATCACAAGGGTGGATTGCCTAACTACATCTGCCGTATCGCCCGAGCGGTTAAGCGCTCCGGTCGATCCACGAGTCAGGCTATTGCTATCGCTGTGTCTCGCGTCAAGAAGTGGGCCTCTGGCGGCGGTGACGTGACAGCTAAGACTCGGGCAAAGGCGTCTGCCGCTCTCGCACAGTGGGAGAAGATGAAGCTCTCTCGTGAGCGAGATGAGCTAGTCATGCTGACGAGTCGGAAGGACGGACAGCAGTTCGTCGCACTTTCTCGAATTTCAAACTTCAACACCCAGCACGTCTACGAGGCGTGGGAGCAGGTTGAGCAGGACCGTCTAGACAACTACCTAGACCTGAACCCTCACCTGAAGTATGACGGCGAGCACCATGGCCGTAACGGCTATATTGTCGAGCTTTGGACAGCCTACATCATCGTCTGCATGGAATTCCGAGCGGAAGGCTACCGATACCTCAAGATTCCTTATTCGGTGTCTGGCTCCACAGTAGACTTTGGTGATCCTGTCGAGGTCGAGAAGGCCTACGTTCCTATCAAGGATGACGACGACGCTCTGGATGCCGACGCTCTCGAAGACCTACGAGACGCGCTAGAGAGAGTTTATGAACCTCGTGAGGATATTGCTCCCGCCCCCGGAGGAGGGAACATCTGGCCTTCGAGTGCCATGAGTGTCGGAGGAGACGGAGTATGGGACGGCGGGTCGCCGTAAATGCCTCTCATGAAGCTGTCTGATAGGTTCTCAGACAACGTAGATGCACTGAATACCTCATACTTGAGCGCTATCTTCGAGGAAGAACCCGTACCCCTCGATGTCTTCGTAGAGGACCGCAAGTACCTCGGTAACCCGCCGCTTAGTCCCGTTCAGTTTGATCTAGTAAAGCATATTGAACGTGTCTACCTGCCAGAGCTATACCCACTCATGGCCGCAGAGTTCGGTGGATATTGGGCTGAGCCTGTGCGCATGACCAACATCATCACCGCACAGTGGGGTAAGGGGGCCGGTAAGGACCACACTGTTCGTGTCGCATCCCTCCGTGTCGCCTATCTACTCATGGTTCTGAAGTCTCCACAGCGCTACTATTCCATGCCTGAGCAGGACTCTATTCACTTGCTTAACATTGCGTATAACGCCGGTCAGGCTAACCGAGCCTTCTTCAAGCCGATGACCGTCGCGGTGAACAACTCTCCTTGGTTCAAGGACAGGTCCGAACCGAAGCGTGACGTTATCCAGTATGCGAAGAATATCGAAGCTGTCTCGGGTCACTCGGAAGCTGAGGGTCAGGAGGGGCTGAACCTCATGCTCGGTGTCGCTGACGAGATCGACGCCTTCAAGAGCCGTTCTGAGCTTGTCGGTCAGGGTAAGAAGGCTCGTGAGGCCTCAACCACCGCAGAGTCAATTCTTGAAATGATGAAGACCTCTGCATCGACTCGTTTCCCGTCCAGCTACAAGCGTGTCGCTATTTCCTACCCCCGCTACCTAGGCTCTACCATTCAAAAGCTCACACTTGAGGGACGAATGGACATCGAGGAAGTGGGAGAGGACGTATCCCCCTACTACGTTTCGGGGCCGCTTGCTACGTGGGAAGTGAACCCTCGTGTGGAGGGCAAGCACCAATTCGCGTCGGACTACCGAAAGAACCCGGACGAAGCCGCCGCAAAGTACGAGTGCAAGCCGAGCCGTGCTGTCAATGCGTACTTCCGAAACCCTCAGATTTTCCGCACCGCTGTGGACAAGGCAGATCAGCCTCTCCACGTAGAATACGAAACTGTGGAGATTGTCAAGCCTATCTCGGGAGAACCCGCTGTAGCGTGGCAACCGAAGTTCCACTTTGACGACGACTTCAAGCCGGTGCAGGGTGCCCGTTATGCCATTCACGGTGACCTCGCGATCAAGAACGACCGCGCCGGTATTGCCATGTCTCACGTCGAGGCCTGGACAGAGCAGACGATCTTTACCGAAGACGAACTAGGACAACCGGTAGAGGAATCAATGTCCGTTCCTATCATTAGGAATGACTTCACTATTGCCTTCGAGGCAGACATCGGTGCGACACCTCCGCGAGAGATTCAGATTAGGTGGGTACGTCTTCTCATCTTTGAGCTAATCAAGCGCGGGTTCTTCATCGCTCAAGTCTCCTTCGACTCTTTCCAGTCCACGGACACCATGCAGATTCTTGAGGCTCACGGTATCGCTGTCGAGAAGCTGAGTCCCGATAAGGACACGGGTATCTGGCGCGCACTCAAGGACGTGGGGTCGGATGGACGACTCCGTATGCCGTGGAATGAAGTGCTTCAGAATGAGATTGAGGCACTTTCTGATAACGACGGCAAGGTAGACCACCCACCGGGCGGCTCTAAAGACCTCGCGGACGCTTTCGCTTGTTCCCTCGTAGGTGCCGTAATGGTCGGTGGTGAAGAGGATGAAGAGGGGACGATTGTAGACGTAGGAGAACCCTACTTCGAGGTTGGCCCCCAAGTTTCTGTATTTGAGGGACACGAAGATATTGACTACTTCCTAGGCGGGGGAATGAGCTTCCCCATCGGAATGACGGGAACTGAGCTATATGGCCGAGAATGAAGACGACAAGAAGTCGTCCACGAGCGACATCGTAGGTCAGAAGCCTGATGAGAAGAACTACGATCTTGAGTTGGGTACTGACCTCAACTTGCCGTTCGCCGCGCCCTTCAATCCATACCAGTACGGTCTCAAGAAGCACACCAACGCCAAAGAAGCCGAACTCAAGGAAGTAATCGGTGAGGACGGGATCGACTACGGTCCCAACACTCGACAGCTTGTCGCTATGCGCCGTATGGACGGACAGGCACGAGCTTTGTACCGACTTCTCTCTTTGCCGATTCGTGCCGCCATGTCCTCTGCGAAGTTCGTAGCGGACGAAGACGGAGAAGAAGAAGCAGAGTTTATCGAGAAGGTTTTCACAACCGCTCCTTCTCAGGGTGGCATGACTGTCACCTTCGAGCGTTTCATGGCTCAAGTGCTTCAAGGAATGTTCGATGGATTCGCCGCCTTCGAGAAGGTCTTCTGGGTTCCGGATCACGGACCCCTCAAGGGCAAGATCACTCTCCGTAAGCTCGCTTACCGCCCCGCCGACACCGTGACCTTCATCGTAGACAAGAACGGTGGATACGCCGGATTCCGTCAGCGTGCGAACATCGCGGGTAAGTCCATCGATGTGTACATTGAGCCTGAGTACTCTTTTTACTGGGCCGCAAACGAAGAAGAGCGAAAGTTCTATGGAATCTCGTTCTTCCAGAGCGCTTTCTACCACTATGACAAGAAGGTGAAGCTGTACTACACGGCTCACCTCGCGGCTCAGCGCGCCGCCGTAGGTACGCGAGTAGGTACCGTTCCGCTGAACGCTCCTGCCAACGCGCGCCGTGAGTTCGGACGCCAGCTCGCCAACCTCACCATGGCTCAGTACATGGCCCTTCCAGAGGGCTTCAAGGTGGAGTCTCTGCGTGAGGCCGGTCAATTCAACTACCTTGACCTAATCAACCACCACAACTCTCAGATGTCCAAGTCCATCCTCGCGAACTTCTTCGATGAGGATTCCGGCTCGGGCGACAGCGGCGGCTCTGTAGTCTCCTTCGGTTCTCCGGGCGACGACATGTTCTTGCTCATGCTTCGAGCAATCATGAATGAGATCGCCGCGCAGATCAACCACTACATCATCCCGCAGTTGGTGGACTGGAACTTCACCTCGGGCAAGTACCCTAAGTTCACATGGGGCAAGCTCACGGATGAACAGCGTCAGGCTATTTCCTCTACCTTCGACAAGCTTGCTGTTACTACAGGTGGTAACTTCACACCTGAGTTCATGCGCGAGCTTGAGAAGCACGTCGCAGAGGACATGGGACTCGAAATCGACTACGAGGCCGTGGAAGAGCGTGAGGAAGAAGAAGCCGCCGCTCTCGCCGCTCAGCAGAACGCCGCTATGGGACTAGACCCTGAAGGCAACCCCGGAATGCCTACTGATCCTGAGGCTATTGTGCAGGACATGGACGCCCAATTGGACGCTCTCGGCACTCTTCCTGACCCTGAGGAAGAAGACAAGTCATGACGACTGAGCGCAAGGTTCGCACCCTCGGAGGTGCCAAGAAGTTCGGTATGCCTATCGGCTCCACTATTACTCCTGGCACCGATCCCGACTTGTCGAAGACCTCTCAGGTTGGCTCCCCTGTGGGTAGCGCCTCCGGTGGTGTTGTCCGCAGGGCAGACACATCCCCTGGACAGGCGTCGATGATTAGGCTACGCTCCCTCAGGAGACAGATTCTTGTAGCACGGAAGCTCGGTAACACCTCTCGTATGAAGGAACTCCTCGGAGACTTCGCCCGCGAGATGGATGAGTATCGAAATGCGACCTCTACGCAGAGAATGTCTACGGCACTCAGCCGTATCATGTCCTCTGTCCGATAGTAGGTTCACAAGGTTCTTTCAAAAGTAAGAATTTTCTGTCTCTGGTACGATAGACTGAGACTGTAAAGAATCTTCCTGACTTGGAGCACAGCTAGTGACTGAAGAGTTTTTCGTAAAGCTCGCGGGCATCCGTAAGGTCCGTACCCCTGGTGGATCGGCGTACTTCGACCTGCCCATCGGTGCTCCGATTACCGCAGACGCTATTCTCCGTGCCAAGAAGAAGCACGCCTCCGCTAAGGAAGGTTCTGCCTCGTCTTCTGGCGGCTCTGGCGGTGTAGGTACCCTAGGTACAAAGTATGATCCCCAGACCGGAAAGATGAAGCCGGGGTCTGTAAAGACCACGCAGACTCCCTCTGGGCCTGTACCTGACAAGGCCGCTGATAAGTCCGGTTCGATGCTTCCGACTCCGGTCTCCGGAACAAACAAGAAATTGATGCAAGCCAACGGCGCGGCTGTAGTTCAGCCCAAGCCAAAGGCTAAGGTAGAAAATTCTTCTTTGTCGGGACCGAAGAAGTTCAAGATCGGTGACAAGGAATTCAACGTTCCTGAAGGATCGAAGCTCTTCCGTTCTAAGACCAAGGACGACCGCGCTTTCCTCATCGACCCTGAGGGTAAGGGTCACGTCTTCATGTCCAAGGGCGAAGTCAAGTTCCCCGAAGTGTACATGGAAGCTCTCGTTGAAAAGCTCAACGGCGATCTTACGGACACTGACTACGTTCCCTCTGTCTTCGACTCCGAAGATTCTAAGAAGGATGCTCCTGAGGTCTCTTCCTCTTTGGCAGACATGCCAGCCGGTCAGGTTCTTCGAGACTCTGAGCTAACCCCTCAGTTCGTCAAGCAGGAAGACGGAACCTGGAAGCACGCCGATCTCGACATTGACATCACGAGCGACAAGCTTCAGCCTTTGGTGGACTCCGGTGAGCTACAGGCCACCTCCCCTGAGCAAGATGATGAACTTCAGGACGTTGGCGTTCCGAAGGAGATCGATTTCGGAAAGTTCGAGACAAAGGAAGAGTTCGACGCCGAGATCAGCCAGTACGAAGCAGGAGATCAGCTTGTACTGGACAAGGGTGAAGAAGTTGATCCTGACATTCTCACCAAGACCGAAGAAGGCAACTGGACTTCCGCGACGGGTGCTCCTGTGCACCCAGCAGTCATGTTTGCCCTCAAGGACAAGCTTTCCGGTATTTCCCCTGAAGGTCAGAAGGGCGATCAGGAGAAGATCACTCCCGCTAGCGTGGAAGCTGACGACGTTCCTGACTTCATTCCCGACCCTGAGGACACCAAGCCCCTCAACGCTAAGTCCAAGACCGCTGAGGCTCCGGTAGCGGCTGAGAAGACTGATACCCCGGCTACCACACCTAAGAGCGCTCCTAAGTCCTCTGAGACCCCTTCCAAGGCCGCAGAGGCACCATTCGTAGACCCCTTCCCGTTCGTAGACCTCGACGGCGCGCGCTGGAAGAGTGAACAGTCTTTCACAGAAGAGGGCGGAAACGCCGCTGAGCTAGAAAAGGCTCCTCGCTCCAAGGAAGAGTACCTTGCGTCCAAGCCTACGTCCTTCAGCACCGAGGACTGGATGTCTCAGGCTCCTCAGCCCAAGGCCGCTCCTGAGAAGCCCAAGGTCACCAAGATCAAGATCGGTGACCTCAAGAAGGGTGACGAGGTAGGCGGCGGTACGATTCTTGAAATCGGCACCGACCCCAAGAACAAGAAGAAGGTTGCTGTAAAGTACAAGTCCAACAAGAACGGCACCGTCAAGTACGGTTCTTGGTGGAAGAACAGCGACATCCAGATTTACCCTGCCGACGCTCCTGTAGAGGGAGAGACAGATTTCAAGGGAATCCCGAACGCTAAGAAGTTCGACGGCGACCTCACTTCTCTCAAGAAGGGCGAATTCGTATTTATTAAGACATCGGACGAATTCAACTCTTTCGAGAAGGTCAACGGCTCCTGGTTCCGACGAGACGGCGACCCCTGGAACCCCGACAGTGCTCTTCCCCTCAACGTATCCGACGAGACCTTGAGCATTTACCTTGGTAACAAGGCCTATGTGACGGATTCTCTGGGCAATAGCGCTATCCAGGCCAAGAACGCCAAGCTCTCCAAGGAGAAGCTTGAAAAGCTCAAGGTTGACGGACTATCGGACGGTGAGCTAGACGACCTGGAAGCAGGTTCCGTTATTGCGGTGGATCACGACCCTAACAAGTCTCCTAAGAACTTTGTCAAGACAAACAACGGCCAGTGGATCGACCACAACGGATACTTCCACAACACCTCTGGTATCACAAAGGGCAAGAAGGAAGTCCTAGAAGGGGAAGACGCGGACAACTTCAAGGCGGGCATTTCAGACGCTCTAGGCAAGGATGCTTGGCTGAAGGCTGAGCCAATGTCGGCCGAAGAGGAAATCGACAACAGCATTCAGCAGAGCATCGCGGAAACCGCTGACCTCGCTCCTGCCGAGCCTAAGGGTGTCAAGAATTTCCTTACTACCGGCGAAAAGACGCCCCCTTCCGTTCCCAAGGACTGGAAGCTCTTTTTCCCTCAGTCTGTCGTAGATGTACCCGTAGGCGATAAGATCATTATCATCGGTCAGAAGGACGGTTCTAGTCTAAAGTTTGAGAGAACTAAGACCGGGTGGAGAGAAGGGGACACCGATTACGAGTGGTCTACTGAAGACCTTCTCTACAACGCTCCCGGAAGCCAGTTCGACTACTGGACGAACGATGGTGCTCCCGACGATTTCGTAAACGAAGATGGTATCGCTGACGGTAAGAGTATCAAGGAAGGTACTGAGCTTGATGTATCTTCCGTAGAAGAGGTAACCCAACTTCCTTCCAACATGTCTCTAGACGTTGGAGGTAAGAAGTTCGCTCCTTCCGACAACGGCCTTGTAGACACCGCTACCGGAGCGCCTATCACACAGGCTGACCTCAAGGGCAAGAAGGTTGTCGTAGACTCGGTCATTCCTGTCGGAGACAACCCTGTTCCCTTCACCGTTCCCGCTACAGGTGAGGTAGTTCAGCCGGGTACCCCTATCACTACAGATGTCGAGTTCGCATCCATGCCTCTCGGTGCGCAAGTACACATGGGTACGGATGACGTAAAGGGTGTAATCTTCACAAAGTCCAGCTGGTTCAACTACAGCGCCCCCGGCTTTGACATTCTTGTTCCACAAGACGATCTTGTGATGAACCTGCATGACGGTATCCCCGCCACATACATTGGTATGGGACCAATCCCCGGCGAGGAAATTCTCGCAGACTGGGAGAAGGAACTTCTCGAAGTCCCCTACGGCTCTCTAGGAAAGTTCGAAAAGGCAGAGATTGTTGAAGCTCTCAACTCTCTCGAATCCCACTCTGGCTTCCAGATCAGCTACGGTCTCAAGGCTGTTCCTGATAACAAGATTGCCAAGAACCAGGCAGTTCTCAAGGAACTTGCTCAGAAGGAATTCCCCGAGCTAAAGCCAAAGCCCGCCTTCGTCGCTTATCTCAAGAAGTATGGATCAATTCAGGAAGCCAAGGCTGTCAAGATCGGTCAGACCAAGGTCTACAAGATCGGCGCGGAGGCACCCAAGAAGACCGGTGTGCAAGGCTGGGACGGAGGCGACTTCACCGCTGAGGATATCCAGGACGCTATCAACATCCTTGAAAGCTTCCAGGGTAAGAACTTCAAGAGCGAGCTAAACAAGAAGGGCAATGCCCTCGGTAAGCTCGATCCCAACCCTATTGTTGGGTTCAATAAGGACAAGTCTGTTACAAAGCAGAAGTTCATCGATCACCTCAAGGAAGTGCTCGGGGACGACGATCCCGTAGCGGACATCGAAGACAAGGCTGATCAGGCTGTCGTAGACAACCTCGCGTCTATCGCTGACGGTATTGACGCGCCTACTCCGGAAGCATCTGAGTCGAAGCTTTCCAAGATGAAGCTTCCTTCAATTGCCGAAATGGCAGACAACATTGTCATGCCAGACAGCACGATTGCCCCCGACAAGAACGTTTTTGGTAAGGCTATCTACAAGTCCATTGCTTCGGGAGAGACCATCCCGGCCATGAGCAATGCCTTCGACTACTACCCCTTGGGTACAGTCATTGGTAGTGAGTCCGGTAACACCTCCTTCAAGAAGTTGTCCGGAGGCACCTGGGAATCCAGCAACGGAACCATCTATGATCAGTCTGATATCAAGGCTCTCCTCGACGGACAGACCTTTTCTAGTGCTTGGCAGGTAAAGTCCATCCCCGACGTGTGGGGACTTGAAAAGAGCGATCTCGACGCTATCTCTATCAACAAGCCAGAGAAGAATGAAGTTCTTGACGTTGACGCGGGAGACCCCGCCGACGATAAGATCGAAGATGTTGTTTTTGACGATTCCAGCACCAAGGTAGGAGATAAGCTAACCCCCGCTATCCTGGCTACCGCCCCCGCTGGCACGAAGCTCATTAACCCAGAACTTGATACCGAAGAGAAGCAGGAAAAGTACTCCTTCACGATGCTGGAAAACGGCATGTGGAAGGCTAACGCTTCTGGCGCTGAGTACTCGGGCGAAGATGTCTGGGTTCACTATGCGGCCAACCTTGAAGTTGGAGAGGTACCCAACACCACACCTGACTCTGTTCCGGAGACGTTTGAGATTGTTCTCAATAAGGCAACCGTTCACGACATCGAGACAGCACCTCTAGGTAAGACCCTTTGGGATTCCCAGACCCCTCAAGGGGCTTTCGTAAAGAACTTCGATTCTTCGTGGACTGTCATGTATGGCGATAAGAACTACAACATGACGACTGCCTCGATCCTCGACGCGAACATCCCCCTATACCACGAAAAGCCTGAGAAGGTCAACTCTGAATCTCTCGAAGGACTCCCTGACGGTACCGCACTGAAAGTACTAAAGAAGAACAATTCCACTCACCTTGTAAAGCACCCCGACTCCTGGTACGTTCATAACGACTCGGGAGAGAAGATGTACCCCATCGACTCCCCCTCCGTTAAGAACCTCGCAGACGAAGGGCTGTACATGTACAAGTCGGGAACCGATGAGCTATCGGCTCCATCCGCCACCCCTGAAGAGACCAACAAGGTCTCTGCCGGTAAGTACACGACGACCGGTAAGGTCTTCATGTACGTCAACGAAGACGGCTCAGGTGTGTATGTGGACAAGAGCGGTAAGCCTAAGAAGCTGACTCCTAACGCCGTCCAGAAGAACTACGACGGTGGCATGAACAAGTTCCTTGGGGACTCTGAGGCCGCTCCCTCGCTCAATGAGTCTGTTCTCACCAAGCCCGCGCCCAAGAAGGCTAAGAAGGCTGAGGGCATCCCTGACGGTGAGTACTTCATCGGTCTACCCGCTTCGGGTAAGGCCACGAAGATCGTCGTCAAGGACGGAACCTACACTCAGTTCAAGCCGCTTACAGGCAAGGGTGTCAAGGTCGGCGGCGAGATCAACAACTCGTGGCTCAATGATGCTCCTGACGGCGCTCAGTATGCATTCTCCAAGTACGACTACAGCCTCGGTAAGACGATTAGTAAGACGTTTACCAAAACTCACGGCAAGTGGCTTAACGACGAGACGGCTGAAGAGGCCAACGACACCGACGAGAAGTACTGGGCCAACAACACCATTACCCACCTGGGTTACGGTGACCCTTCTCCCGCTCAGAAGAAGAGCCTAGAGACGAAGTTCGCTCAGGGTGCCCTTCTTGATCAGTACGCTACGTCCATCGTTCCTGAGGGCTACAGCGGATCGCTTCTGTTCCTCGGTGGAACCACTACGGGACAGCAACTTGCAGACATCCTGAAGAACACCAGTGACCCCGTAAAGGACTGGAAGGCTACTACCCTCAAGCTTGTCGGTCTAACCATCGACAACAATACTGCCGTCCGTTTCCTCAAGGATCAGGGCGTCGATCTCTCGGATTACGATTCCAAGATGCAGATGGGTAAGTACTTCCACAAGTACGCTCAGGACATCACGGACGGTATCGATGTAGAAGAGCACGAGTCCAATGCCGCTGAACTGTTCACGTTCGACGGTATCGGACAGGCTGAAATGCCTTTGTTCGTCGCGGCTAACCCCATCACCTACGACTTCTCAGCGAAGGAAGCAACTGACTGGGTAAACACGGCATCCAGCTTCTTCGGTGACGGAAACATCATCGGTCAGCACCTTGCGAGCAAGGGCGACAAGATTCAGTGGGGTCAGCACCTCGCTCAGGGTAACTTCAAGGAAATGTATGATCTTGAGGTTTCCGGCGCTTCTCAGAAGGGTATCCCTCACGTAGCTGGCTACCTCCACCCCGGTTACGTGGGTAACAAGGACACCAACAAGATCACTTGGGGTGCCGCTGTCAAGGGTGAGGTTCCTGCCGGTGGAGAAGTCGAGGGTAGCTGGACGACCCTCAACACTCAGAAGTGGTCTGCCCCCGAGCTTGATAATTACCTCATCAAGGCTCAAATGCAGAACCCTCAGCACCTCTCCGCTAGCGAGAAGCGCTCGTGGGTGCAGTGGCACAAGAACGGTAACAAGTCCTTTGTGGACTCTCTGTCCGCTAAGGCCGCTTGGCGCGCTCAGCAGGGCGATACGGAACTCTCCGACCCCCCTGTATGGACGGAGGGCATTGTCCCCGCCAAGAGCTACGACTACCTCTTCGATGACGCTAAGTACCCCGGTACTCAGGCGTGGGGAGACGCGGGCTACCAAGTAGCTCACGACTGGATGGGTGACAACAAGAAGAATGAGGATTTCCTCAACTTCTGGAAGACCACTGGCGCTTCCCATGTCGGTTACTCGTCCTACGTTAACGAGAACCCCTACGACGTAATTGGTCCCTACGACAAGCTCAACCTTGTTTCGGCCTACTTCGATGAGAAGGAAGCCGAGTACCAGGCCGAGCTTCTGAAGCCCGTCTACTCGATGGTCAAGAAGCTTGCCGGTGGACAGAACACGACGTGGCTTCTCCGCGACCAGTTTGAGCGCAAGGCTGTGTTCAAGCCGATTGCTCACAACAAGGGTAGCGAGGCACTGTTCCGTGTCGAGGTCGAGAACGCGGGTAACAACCTCGGTCTCGCCGCTGGCTTCCATGTTCCTGAGTCGTCCATCGGTCAGGTTGGCGAGGACACCGGTCAGATTCAGAAGTTCATCGAAAACCAGGGCGACTTCTCTGGTATCGACCTCACGACTCTGACGGACACGCAACTGGCTCAGGTGGCCGGTCATCAGGTTCTTGACTACTTCCTTCAGAACGACGACACGCACCACCGTAACCTTATGCTCGACAAGGACGGAAATGTCGTCGGTATCGACAAGGGACGTGCCTTCCTCGCGTACGGTACATACGAGGGTCTAGCTCCTGACCCCAAGAACTCTCACATGTCGTATAACATGCTGTCTTCGGACAACCTTGTATACGCGGTGATGATCGACCGTATGCGTAAGGGTGACTTCACCCCAGAACAGGCTCGCGAGGCCTACCTGGGAGCTATGAAGGCCGCACGTCGTATCAACCGTATGAGCGACGAGCAGGTATCTGAGCTTGTCCGTGAGGGTGTCAAGAACCGTCCCGCTAACAAGTGGGGCTACAAGGATTACCACTACTTTGCGGGTAAGGACGTTCTCGACAAGGTTCCGAACAACTCCGATGAGCTTGTCGAAAGAGTTCTTGAATACAAGGCAGACATCCCTGAGAAGGTTCAGGCGATGTACGATGCTGTCTTCGAGGCGGCGGGCTGGGATAAGCCTGAGATGCCTAAGGAAGCCATTCCGGGCCACACCTCGGGCTGGCAGGAAGAAAGCACCGTAGAGAAGGCTTTGGCTACCAAGGTCTTCGGTAACTCCGCTCTGCACTCTTCCGGCAGTATCGTCGGCGGTAGCTCCCTCGTGTGGACGGAGACGGACACTTCCGACAAGGAAGTAGTCAAGGGTTCCTTGAAGATTGGTAAGTTCCTCGGTAAGCAGTTGGGACAGACCCTTCAGTCCCTCACACAGGGAAGTAGTAAGAAGGTTACTGTTTCTACCGACAGCAACGCCTCTAGCTTCCCTGACACCAAGGCCTTGAAGTCGGCAATCAGCGCGGCGGGAAAGAACCTGACGAAGAACATCAACCTCTCTCCTGACAACAAGAACTTCGACCCTGCCGTATGGGCGGCGTTTGACGAAAATGCCAAGAAGGTTGACAGTGACCTTGAGTTCTACACTCCGGAGCTTCTGGACTCTTCTGAAGACGTGAAGTTCCCTTCAGGAAACATCGTTCCCGCGAACTACGTCTCGCAGTACCACATGGCTCTCCTGCACTACAAGGGTCAGATCGAGAAGGTCAACAAGGCCAAGGAAAACGACACGCCTACGAACAAGGCGGACTTCACGCAGTACACAGTGACGCCTCTTAATGGCAAGTTTGTGACTTACACTAACCCCAAGAAGGGCGAGCAGTACAAGCAGTTGAACAACGAGAAGTTCGTCTACGTGTCCACGAAGGGCGGACTGAAGACCTCTATCGTCAACTCGCTTCCTGACGATGCCAAGGCTCTCAAGGGCGGATGGACGGCTGAAGGAGTCTCGGTCGATGAGCCTGTGTCTCCTGTCAAGGTCAAGCTTGTAGCTTCTCACGTAGCTTCCGGAGAACTGTCTCAGAGTGGTGTCTTTAAGCAAGACGGAGGAAAGACCACCAAGGCTCAGACTGGAAGCCAGTTTGAGATGACTCTTCCTACCGGAGAGGTCATCGCTTTCCGAAACTACGATTACACCAACGCCTTCGAATCTCAGAACAACAAGCTCTTCTTCCAGACGGCAGGAGACGACCACCAGGCGTCCCTCGCACGCATCGAGGAGTACCTAGCGACCCTTGACGTGGACATGTCGGGAGCGGAAGACCCCGAGGTTCTGTACTGGCGCTCGATGTTCCACCGTGTAGTAGCGAGTGGCGCGGGAGGAAGCAAGATTTCTGCGGCTCGCGAGAAGGTCATGAAGAAGGCCAAGGAAGGCGCTCAGAAGCTCGGAAAGAGCAACTACGGTGTCGGAATTCATGACACCGGTGAGGCTATCGCCATGGCTTTCCCTGAGGAAGAGCTTTCCTTCTACCGAAATCTCGCTAATGAGACCTGGGGAACGGATCACGTTGCCAAGTTCCTCAGCGAGGATCGACACCTTCCTAAGTACCAGCACATGAACCTCAATGACGGTTCCCTCAACACCGGTCACGCCTACTGGGAGAGAATCGATGTCGAGCTTGAAGAGCTTCAGAAGCAGGGTACTTTGCTCGCAGTTGCCGCAAAGGGTAAGGACGACGCGATTCTGAGGTACATCACCTCAGGTGGACTCCTCTCCACTGAGGTAAGAAGCCGCATGGCACCTCACACGGGGGCTTCTCAGTCGGAGGATCAGAACCGAGGAGGGGCGGATTACGTCTTCTCCCGCGTCACCAAGGGCAATAACGCTCTGACCAGCATGGGTAACCTCAACAAGGGAAAACACACCGTCTTCCTCAGCCCTGAGGTATTGCTTCACAACGACACCTACGGGTACGAGAGTGATAACTTCGGTGCGACGGATGCTATGCAGAACTCGAATTACGATCCCAAGAAGCTCTTGAACATGACCGACTCCACCAACGAGGTCATGATCAAGGACACTCTATCTATCCTCGATTACATCGAGCTAATGGTCTTCGACAAGGCCGAGAAGCGTAACGAGGCTATCCAGCGACTCAAGGCACTGGGGTGGGAGAAGATTCGCGGACTTCCGGTCGAAGACCGTCTAGTTATGCGCCAGAACCTTGAGCAAGCAATCACAAAGGTGAAGGCATCATGGAAGTAACGCAGGAGCTAGTGGAACAAACCTTCCCCTTTGGGGCTTGGTATATTCCAAATGGAGATAACGAACGGGCCGTATTGATCGGACCCTTTGAGTTCGATGAGGACGACGACCTTGTTGGTACTGCGTGGGCGCACGCCAACAAGGCGTTTTCCCTTGACTTCAAGGAGGTTCGTGAGGACGACAACGGTTGGTTCGTTAGAGTCGAAAATGATCTAGAAGTATTTATCCGACCCGCTTCAGAGACGCAGTGGGATACTCTCAGACCTCAGTTGGAGGACTAAGATGTCACTTTATCTATTGCACCGAAGTGTCAACGGAGAGCCAGTAGGCATTTGGGACAAGATGGGTAGAAGCGTCTACCTAAAAGAAGAATTCAAGCCCCAAGCCCAAAGCCTGATCGACACCAAGTCAGAGAACGTCACTTGGGCGTCCTTCGTGGACAAGCTCACGCATTACACGAACTTCCGTGAGTGGTGGGAAGGTGTCACTTCAGACAGGTCTCTGAAGGCCGTCCTGGACGACTACAGAGACGAATACGTTACCGAAGAGATGGGACGATAGTATGGGTATGGGAAACAAGATTGTTATTATCCCCCAAGGGGATGACTACTCTGGCTTTGTCGGTCTATCCGCCAAAGCGTCTACTCCCGTAATCAAGAAGGTACAAGGAAAGCTCTTCAAGAAGCAAATTCTGAAGAAGGGTCCATTCTACTACCCCGGTGCCAACGGTAATTTCATCGATGTCGATGACAACATGATGGACACCATGGTTACAAACTTCAACAACACGGTTTGTGACATTGTTCAGGTTACTAAGGTCGATGCTGACAACCAGCACACCGAAGACCCCGACTACAACCGTGGTGAGGTTGTAGGCCTCTCTCACGAGGGCGACTCTCTATACGCCTACATCGATGCACGAGAGCAAGCAGACAAGTTCGGCAAGACGTACATCGGTGCTTCTGCCATGCTTTCTCTTAACTACCGTGACCACCGTGACGGCAATTTCTACGGTCCTACTCTCTGCCACGTTGCAGTGACAAACCGACCACATGTTCTAAATCTAGAGTCCTTTGAGGAAGTTATTGCGGCCTCTAACATTTCGGACGATAGTAATGGTAAGCCAGTGCTACTAAGCACACAGGACGAAAAGACTGAGGAGTCTGAAATGACTTTGGATGAAATGCTCACAGAGCTAAAGGACGATCACGGCATCGACGTGCGCGCTCTACAGACTCGTGTAGCAGACCTTGAGCCACAGGTTGCTCTTTCTGCCAAGATTGCTGACGAACTTATCGCTACCGATGTTCTCAAGCTTTCGAGCAAGGAGCCTACTCCTGAGGAATTCGTCAAGGCTGTTGCCGCCGTAGTTTCTGAGAACGTAGAACTATCCAACAAGATTGATCAAATCAATAAGGATAGCATCGAAGCCGCCGCCGCCGCTGAGATCGATGGTCTTGTTACTACCGGACACATTGAGCCAGGCCGACGAGACGCCATGCTTGAACTACGACTCAGCAATGAGGAACTATTCAAGAAGCTTCTTCCTGACGCTCCTATTGTCAAGCTCTCGAATGAGCAGGGTGTTGACACTGAGGACGAGGGTAGCAACAAGGTCACTACAGAGGACGAGATTGCACGTCTCTCCTCTTCCCCCGCCGCCAAGCGATTCATTCGCTCTTAAGCCCCCACAGCGAACCGACAGGAGATAGTCAAAATGGTAGGCTACATTGGTAACTCGATGCCAGCAGGTAGCTACAACGTTGGTGAAAACGTTGTAGATGAGGAAATCCTCTACTCGATGCACAACTACGTCCAGAAGGGCGTTACGTTGAAGCCGGGTCAGGGAGTCCTCCTAGCTGGTACTTTCCTCGATCAGGATGCCACGACCAAGCAGTACGTCAAGACGACGACCGCCGCTAACGTCAAGGGTGTTCTTCGTAAGACAACTGACACAGGTGTTCCCGGAACAACCTCCGTCTGGCACGCCAACATCCTGTACGCAGGTTTGGTAAAGCTTGACGCTGTTTCTGCCGCTAACTCGGGCGTGACTCTCACGAACGTCCTTGGTGCCAAGGTAGACACAGTAGCGAAGTTCTTCCGCTTCTAATCTTCATATAGTCGGGACGCTGAGGGTGTCCTACAAGCCAAAACTTGTAGGCATCCCTGAGTAGCCCATCTACTCAAATAGACCAACCGAGTGATTACCTCAGGGTAAGGTGCAGGTCGGGACCGCAAGGTTCGCTGAGAGACAATTAACCGCCTAACCACAGGAGAAGAAAATGGCTGACCTCAGCATTCTTCAGCCTACGGTTCTGCGGGGCGTGTTGGAGCGTTTCACCGCTCCCGAGAAGCTTGAGCTTCTTAACCGTGTCCCTCAGACTCCATGGCCCTTCCCAACAGCAGAGTGGGAAGTAATTCGTGGTAGCCGAAACATTGCGCGTCCGAACGTGCCAAACTCTGAAGCACACATCGTGCCTCGTCTTGGCCGCTCGAAGGAAAGCGCAAGCTTCGTCTACCTACGTGAAAAGAAGGTTTTCGAACCTACGACCCTTCACTGGATTCGTCAGTTCGCTAACAACACTTCTGAACTCGCTAAGACCCAGGCTGAGGCCGCAATCACCCGTGAAATCGGTGACCTCAACACCCGCTTCGACAACTTTGCCGAGTGGATGCTATGGTCTGCCGTTGGTGGTGGCCTTAAGCTAGATTTCCCTGATGTCCAGGTTGAGATCGACTACAAGTACCTACCTTCTCACAAGGTAAACCCTGGTACTTCGTGGGCGACCGCTACCCCTGGTCAGATCATGAACGACATCCAGGCGTGGAAGCGTCTCATCCGTCGTGACGGTCGTGTTGAGGCTACCGAGGCCTACACCACCGAGAAGACTCTGACCTACATCTACAACGCTTTCGCGGGTAACGGTGCCTCCGCAGGTTCCGCCACCTTGCTAAGCGACCGTGCCAAGGACGAGTACTTCCGTTCCGGAACTCTCCCCGGCTTCATGGGTCTCGACTGGAAGATCAACGAGTCCGTCTACGACGTAGCCGGTGCCTCCTACACTTCCGCACCTACCACGCCAGGCCAGGAGCAGATGTTCCTTCCTGACAACCGAGTTATCATTGGTAACTTCACCGAGAACCGTCCTATCGAGCTTCTTATCGGCCCAACCGCCGACGAGTCGGCTCCGGAGAACTTCACCGGTAAGTTTGCCAAGACCTGGAAGCAGGAAGACCCTTCTGCTCTTCAGTACTTGCTCGAATGGAACCTTGTTCCTATCGTTACTCGCCCTGAGCAGTTCATCGTGGCTAACAACGTCACACAGACCTCTTAAGGTTAGTTCCTAGAGAAACCCCCCTGAGAAATCAGGGGGGTTTTCTCGTTTTACTGCAATATAAGGTAGAATGTAGTAGACTAAAGGTGCCCGTCCGGGACGATAGTATTAGCGAGGATGAAAATGCCTAGTAAGAAGCCAACACCTCAGTTCAAGGAAGAGAACTTGGACGATCTTCTGAAGATTACTCCGGAAGACCTAAGCACTCCTCCCGAGGCTGAGGAAGACGAAGAAGAAGAATTTAACGAAGACGAAGAAGCCGCGCTACTAGCTAAGCTTGAAGCTCTTCGAGCACGTAAGTACAAGAAGGCCGAAACAGAAGCACCGGCTGAAGAAAAAGAATACCTCACCATTCACTTCCTAGAGGACGGTCACACCGCTCTCGGGCAGGTATGGTATCGCGGCCAGGAACTCACTTTCGAAGTGGGCGGGGAAGCGTATAACTCCACATTTGATCGTGACGGCCATAGCTGGCTAGACCTCCTAGACGACCCGCGTGAGCAGGTACTACGTTTCGGCGGTCAGAAGTTCGCTCGCGGCCCGTGGCCCTTCCTTCCGTGGGGTGTGTCCGTGGACAGTGACGATCAGACAATGAAGGACGCGGAAGAGGCGGCGAAGGCCGAAGCTCGCCGTAACAAGATTGCGGTAGCCACTCCTACCCGCTAAGACTAAGAGGACGGGCCTGTTCAAATGGCATTTCCAGAATTTGACGTAGCCGGTCTAGCTAAGTTCACTGGGCGTCCAGCGAACAGCTTTACCGATTATGCAACGGAAGCCCTTGAACAGGCTCTCCTTTTCTTCAAGAAGGCTACTTGCCTCAAGAGTCTCCCAGAGGACGCCGACGACGCTCTCGTAGCCACCAAGGCCGTCTACCAGCTAGCAGACTACTTTGTTCTTTCTCAGCCATATGCAGAGAAGCTAGCCGCTCCCTTCTCCTCAGAGTCCATCGGTTCGTACTCCTACTCCAAGATGGTGAGCAAGATTACTCGCCGGGAGAAGACGGACCTTCTCTGGTTCGACCTCGCAGTGGAAGAACTGGGCCAATGTGGCCTAGGGAACCTTGTGGGCCAGACAATGGGTGGAATTGGAGCATTTGAGAGAGACGGAGTTGTCGTCCCTCAAGGTGATGGTACCGGATACCTCCTCGGTCCCGCCGACATGGATCAGAGTGGCTGGCTACAGCAAGACCCGTCAGACGGGTTCGGTGCAGGGTTCGACGGCGTGTATGACGGAGGCACCCCGTGATCACCAAGATTCTCTTTCGTCGTGGAGATTCCGACGCTTGGATTGATCGAAATCCTGTTCTTGAATCAGGAGAACCCGGCTTCGATCTAGAAGCTCGCGTCCTAAAAGTAGGCAATGGAACGTCCGCGTGGGTTGACCTTCCCGGAGTCAGCATTGACGGAGGATTGTCTAGCGAGGTTATTGCTCAAGCTATTGAGAGCTATCTAGCGACTCACCCACTAGAGGGCGTAACCCCTCAAGAGCTAGAAGACGCAATCGCCGCTGTGGAGCTTCTACCCGGCCCAAAGGGCGATCCCGGAGACGCTTCTACCATCCCTGGACCCTCTGGTAAGTCCGCCTACGAGCTTGCACAAGCAGGCGGGTACTCGGGTACCCAGACTCAGTGGCTAGCCTCTCTGAAGGGCGCTGACGGCGCGGCATCGACCGTTCCCGGACCTAAGGGCGATCCCGGAACCGCATCTACGGTGCCAGGACCGAAGGGAGACCCCGGAAACTCTGCCTACGCAGTTGCCCTCGCCAACGGATTCGTGGGGAGCCAGGCCCAGTGGCTTGCCTCTCTTAAGGGAGACCCCGGAGAGAACCCGACCGGTGCTGTCACTTCTACCGGTATCACAAACATTGAGGTACTGACTCCCGAACAGTACATCCTGATTACTCCTCAAGACGGAGTTCTCTACATCTTGAAGGAAGAAGAGTAACATGGCCGCTCAAGTATGGCAGAATGTGAAAGTTGGCACTGAACAGGTTACCAAGGTATACATCGGTTCAGAGCTTATTTGGGAGTATGCCGATAGTAATGGTAACCTCTTCACCGCTACATTCCGGGAGAACTTCTAATGCCTTACAACATTGACGAGACCCTGGCTGTAGGCGACGGTAACCACGTTGAGCACCACGTATCGCTAGCTCAGGCTGTCAACAACCTGGACTCGCGCGCGGGCGTACTTGAGACCGGAAGACTGTTCATGGTCATCTGGAATACCTCTTTGGACGCATATCCAACATCGGCGGCAACGCCACCCACCGGCACAGTGACTAGGTGGTTCATCGGGCCAGAACCCTACATGGGGGCATCGATTAACGGAGTAGTTGATCTTTACACGGCAGTACCGGGACTCGCATAATCATGGCTACATATTCCAGACTCTATCCAGACATCCCTTGGGTGTGCCCCGGCAGGGAAACTCTTGTCGGTTATGTCGCTCTTGTTCCAACCGCTACTCTTGTTCCCACTGCTACCCTAGTTCCAGCCGGAGGCTGACATGGCTTACACTAAGCGCGGGCCGTTTGTTAATGACAACGCCCCTTACATCAACGCCGCCAACTTGAACGCTATTGAAGACGGTATTGCAAATGCCGCTTCTACAGCGGATGCCGCTCTCGCCGCATCGAGCGGTGCCTCAGGTATCTACGGAGGTGCCGCACTGGACTCCTTCGCAGGAGCATCCGACGACGCTAAGCTCACAGCCGCGCTTTCTTACGCCGCCGCACAGACACAGATTCCGGCCATTATGATGCCGACGACTCGTGTCCCTACCTTCTCTCAGGGAGGTCGCGTTCCCTTCTCCGGTATGAAGATCGTCGGTGGCCCCGGTGGTAACCGAAACCCCGAGCTTTCCTCCGGTAAGTTTGTTTCATCTTTTGTAAAGCTTCGTTGCGGTAACGCGGCATCCTCCTGGTTCGTAGGAGCGGGTGCTGTCTACAACGTCTACATCGCTGACATCGGATTCGAAGGTTCATCCAACGTGCAGTTCTGGGAACAGCCTATGTCTACGGCTCCCGGACTCTACTCCTGCCGCTTTGAGAACCTTGGATTCAACCTCTTCAAGCACATCATCGGTCGTCCCGGTTCTACTGCCGCCATGACTCAGGTCGAGTTCTCGGGCCACTGGACCGCCAACAACGCCTGGGATCAGCAGTTCACCATCGGCGGATCAGACAACCAGCTTTGGATGGATGGTTATATCAACATGGGTACCGGACAGTCCGGTTCCCTTTCCGGTGACAACACCAAGTTCTACGCTCAATTCGCTGGACTTTCCAACACCAACGTCGGTTACATGTATCTTTCTGGATTGAACGGATACAACTGCCTCCGAATCACCGGAAACAGTGACGGTCTTCAGTTCTTCGGCGGTGTGTACGAAGGTTACAAGCCCTCCGGTGTTCCTTCTGGAAACGGTGCTCTTACTCTCGCTAACCCTGGTAGCGTTATCCGCATCGAGGGTGGATCAGGTGCCTTCTACGGAGGTAACTTCGGACAGGCCATGGCTCAGCCCCCAGCAGACCACCTAGGCGTCATTGACGTGAAGGCGGGCGAGTGGAACTTCCACAGCCCCAACTTCTACAAGGGAACTATGGCCGAGAGCGTTCCAATGATCTCTCGCTCGGGTACCGCCCGCGTAGCTGTCTTCGGAGCTACCAAGCGCACCGGCGAGTCCTGGACCGCACGTCCCGGCTTCAAGGCCAACACGGGCGGCTCTTCGGACATCTACCCAGCTTCTAGCATGACGAGCCTCTAAGGATAATTCATGGCTACCATTAGAAACACCGCCAACGGCGGCACTAACGCAACTGCCGCTACTACCGCCAACACGGGCGGTACTAGTGGTACCGCTTTTGCTACCGTATCCATTGCGGGTTCCTCTGCAATCAACTTCTCGAATGAGCAAGCTTCTGAAGGCTCTCTTTCGTACAAGTTTGTTACAAACGGTACGGACGCACAGTATGTCGAGTGGCTACCCACGGCGGCGGCTTCGGCGGCTTTCCGTGCGTACGTCTATATGCCAACCCTTCCTACGGCGGGTAACGGATTCATTCGTATCCTGACAGCCGGTGGAGGTACCACCCTTGCACACATCCTCGTGCGTAACGGTGGAGACTACCAGATTCAGGACTCGGCAGGTACCGTCGTATTTACGGCAAGCCCGAACATTCCTGCCGCTACATGGCTCCGTGTTGAGGGATCGATCACCAACGGTGTCTCCACAACGGGTACGATGAAGGTGGACTGGTACGTGGGGGACAGCCTCACTCCTATCAGTGGTCTTTCGGCAAACCTCACCGCACAGAACTTCGGTACTGCAAACATCGGTCGAATCCGATTCGGACGTACTGCCGCCTTCGGTACATGGGCGAACTTCTACATTGACGCTCTCGCGTTCGCAGACGGCACGACGACCTACATTGGCCCTCAGGTCAACGCGGCTCCTACGCTGTCTCTCACGGCCAACCAGAACGTGTCTGCGGGCGTAACCGTCAACGCTACGGCTACCGCAAGCGACTCTGACGGTACGATCTCGTCCTACCTCTGGACCGTGGATTACAGTTCTACAACCGCGCCGACTCTTTCGGGTTCTACTACCGCAAATGTGAGCTTTACCTCTCCTGCGGCAGGTAATCTCGTCGTGCTCAAGTGTGTTGTAACGGACAACGGTGGAGCAACGGCAACCTCTACAACAGAGGTACGTATCCCTACGTCGTCCTCTCCTATTACGGTACTCCCCGACGACAGCGGTAAGGGTTACACCACAGGTGGAGCGGTCTTCACAGTCTTCGGAGGAGCGGCCAACCCTTCCGCCGCACTGAGTGACAGCAACAACGCAACAGGCATCGAGTCTGCCGCTGTAACTGTCACTTCTCAGTACACGAGTCACCGTCTCGTCCCCATGGGTAACCGAGCATCTTTCGAAATCACTGTCCTTCAGTTGAGAAAGACCGACTCCGGTTCCGCGACCGCACAGTTGAACCTCAAGCAGGGTAACTCTCTCCGAGAGTCTTATCCACTCACGCTGACAACCACCGCAACGGATGTCGTCGTGGCCGTAGAGGAATCTGTTATCGCTACCTTTACTGATATGAACAACATCTGGATTGAGCTACAGGTAGACGACTAATGACTCAAGTTCGAGCATCTGGATACTCTGTACGGACGGTCACGATCCCTCGTGTCCGTCTGTCAGGGTACTCCGTTGACGGTACACTTCCCACCCCCAAGGTTCGCCTCGCGGGATACTCCGTTGTGGCCGGTGTAAAGCCAACTGCCGCCAATTTCTCGAATCGAACTTCCGAGCCTGAGGTCTCTATGACGGTGACCGCCACTGCGGCGTCGGGGTCCGTCCCCGTCACCGGATGGTCTTGGGTGCAAGTAGGCGGACCTTCCGTTCCTTACTCCGCGGTCGGCGCTGTACTAACTTTGCGCACTCCTTCTGATTTTGCTGGTACACTTGTACAGTTCGCGGCCACTCCGTATGCCAACACCACGGCGGGTGACCCTAAGACCGTCGATATCTATGTGTTGCCACAGACGGACTGGATTAGAATTCCTGGCGGCGAATGGATGGGTACTGCACCTGTCGTCGTCCTCTAAGGAGTAATCGTGGAAGTTAGAGTTCCCTCCATCCCCCTTGTCCTCGAAGAGCGTTTGAACAACCTTCAACTTCCGCCCGTACTTCAAGATTTCGGTGCCAGCACGGCGGTTATCGATACTGCGGCGACGGTTTGGGGTCCGGTTCCAGGTACAGTAGACCTCTCCTTTGGAGAGTTGGACAGACCTCTGGAAGTCGTCGCACACTACGGCGGTGTGTCTGTAGGAGCTACCGGTGGCTACTCTATGGTGGGTGTTGACGTAACGGGGGCGCTCGACGTTGACCCTGATAAGTTGCCAGACGGCACAGTGAGGTTCGCTTTTACCCCCTTTTCTACATCGACCGACAACGTTCATGTTTCAGGAAGCAAGCCCTTTGTTCTTCCTGTAGGAACGACGAACTTTCGACTATCCTTCCGACGCAATACCGCAGTAGCCAGAAACCTCAACTATTCTCACCTCATTGTCGTTCCCGTCCGGTGGCTAGAGTAAGACGATAGTATTTGTAGAGGTTTTTAGCCCGAGGAGTCACTGTGTCCATTCCATTCAACCAGAAGGCGCTTCCTGAGCACCTAGGTTATTTCACGGTGACAGGTAGCTTCCTCAACTTGCTCGCTCAAGTACCCGGACAGGGTTCTTTTCCTACAACAGGAATTAGAAAGAACTACGTCACTAACCCCTCTCCCGTCAGCACGGCGGGCTGGGATGCTTCGGTGGGTCTACTCGCGTACGAAGACGAGTGGTTCGGCGGCGTCCTCGATATTGGACAGCTTCTTGCCACCCCCTACGTTTTCACGGATGTCTCAGAGAAGGCATACGTAACTGGGGATAAAGTAACCCTTTCCGTAGAGTACGTTGTGGACGACGCCGGTTCTGCCTCTCACATTACGGTTTTCCCTCATGTGAGAACTGGCAATGTGTATCACCGTCTCGGTGCAGAGGTTACCCGCCCCGCTGTTGTGGGAAGTCCCGAGAAGGTAGTAATCCAGTGGACCGTTCCTAACAACATTGCCGCAAAGAACCTAGAGTTGGCTATTGTTCCTACGGATGCTTCTTCCAACTTCACGCCTCAGACTTCTGGATTTGCGTTGAGAGCACGACGACTTCTTATCGAAGACGGACTCACAGAAGGTAGCTGGTTCAGCGGTAGCTCTATTAGCTCCGAGTTCGTAAAGTACGTCTGGGAGGGACCGGCAGATAACTCTATCTCCGTGGCTACTTCTCTTTCACCTATCTTCTCCCCCGGACGCATTCAAATGCGACCCATCGAAGGTACGGTGGTGTTTAAGCCGACAATTACCACCCCCATTACGGACACGACGACAGGGCTGACTCTAGTTCCTACGAGCATTACCGCGCACATTGATCCGGACGGACGACTCATCTCTCCCGGTGACGGTAAGAGTTCGGTACCCGTGGTTTATGATCCTGCCGTTCGCCTCTTGGCCCCGAATCAAGAGATTCTGTCAAGCGTCGATTGGGGCTGGAACGTAGAAGTCATTCCTGCCGATGGTTCCTACTGGCGAGGCTTCAAGATGTATCTGGGTTCTGAAGTGAGTCCAGGTGATATGATTACACTAAATGAATCTCTTGTCGTGGATCGAGACACCGCTCTACGTCCAGAGAGAGTATTCATCGTTGAAGACACCAGTCCTCCTTACCCCTTTGGTTTCGATCCCGAACGAGACTCACTACTCGTAGTTCCCACGCTTGCATATTGGAGAGTGACAGCATAATGGCCGCACATCTTATTGGTAACCTAGCGCTCTCCACAGACGGCGCTATGGCTGTTGTTTTCAACAACCCTGCCTCTTCTTCCATCGGTGTCCTCAATACCCTCTACGCGGGATTCGATGACATCGCTCCTGCCGTCGAGACAGCGGTGGATGCGGACGGCTCCCTCGTGGATGCCATTTTCGAAAAGGTGGGTGCGCTTACGGAACTTTCTACGGCTCTCCCTGCCTCCGACCGTGTGGGCCGTCTTCTCATTGAGGACGACAACGGCTGGCTTCGATTCTGGAATGGCACAACGTGGGTAAAGCAATCTCCTCGTATTTTTGTCCAGCAGACTGATCCAGGAAGCGCCGCGCCTAACGGTTCCGTATGGTACTCGTGGGAGTAAGACATGCCAGATTACAACTTCCCCGGTGGGGTCAATCCCCGTGAAACCGGCTCTTACGTCGTGGACGACCGCGAGGTACAGACGAACTACTTCAACATGCCTAAGGGTCCGGTCATGGCAGACGGATATCGAGGTGGACTTATCACTCACGTCCGTGGTTGGTTTACCCCCTACAGCGGCACACGAGGTATTCGTATCGGTATCAGCAACACCTACACGCCCTTCTATTCTCGTGCCGCCAGTTCCAAGGCTAAGGACACCGGTTGGCTGAGCTTGAACGCTATCAAGGCTCCCGGAACGCACAGCATTAGATTTGACGTTAATGGCGGCGGTATTCGTTTCGGGCGATCCACAGGTGTAGGTACTACCACAGGAGTAGGCTTCTCATACACCTGGAAGGGCGCTCTAGCGGGCCAGGCGCGTGTCATTTGGTCTGCGGGCGCTCCTACTGCTCTTAAGGCCTCTGTGGACGACCAGAGCCGTGTGAAGCTGACGTGGAAGCCTCCTACGAACGACGGCGGCTCCCCCGTCACTCGATACTGGGTCCAGTCCTCCACAAAGCCTAACTTCCAGTCCGGTACCATTACTCAGATTCAGACATCTACGCCCTCCGCTACCATGTCCGGTTTGGCACCGGGTAAGAGCTACTACTTCCGTGTCTACGCGGGAAACCTTTTTAACATCAGAAGAGGGTATGGCTCTCTACCGTCTACAAGCGTTACGGCTTTCCTACCTATCGTGCCTCCTACGGAGAACCCAAAGCCTCCTATCGAGTTGCCTGAAGTTGTCATTCCTGCAAACCAGACTTCCGTCCCCCCTAGCGTTTCTCAGTTTACCGTCAGGGGAGATTTCCTCAACCTTCTAGGGTCGGCCACTGAAGCCTCTTTGCCTAACCCGCAGGGACGACCTGTCCTCGGGCGAGTCGTGTTTGTCCCTGACGTTCGATCTCCTATTACGGCCTACCCGGAAGAGATCACCTTTGTACCCACGGAAATCCACGCCTGGATCAATTCGTCAGGCACGTTGGTAGCTCCTTCAGACGCCTTCTTGGAAGAGCCAGTAAAGCCGGAAGACTTCGAGGCCAGAGTCAATCTTATTGCTCCCAGTCAGTTGTCTCTCTCTGTTCGAAACTGGTCTTGGACTGTGCACGTTGTGCCTACCCCAGGACAGGAGTGGGAAGCCTTCTCACTGAGAATCCCTGGGGACACCCAGCCAGGGGCTACGATCTTCTTGAATGAGGAGTACATCAATACTCATACAACTGATCTAACTCGTAGAAGAGACCCCGGCGTTCGATCCTCTAGACTGTATGAAGTTGACTACTTGACTCCTCCGTACCCCTTCGGATTCGACAAGAATCTTGATTTCCTCGTACTGAATGAAGACCTCACCATGTGGAAGGTTTACGACTAATGGCTATTGCATGGAACCTCCCCGGAGGGGCTACCCCGGCAGAGCGCACGTCGTGGTACGCTGACGACAAGAACTTGTACAGCACTAACGCCGCTGTACCTAAGGGAAACACCATTCTTAATGGAACGAACGTGGTTCGAGTGACCCACCTTCGAGCGTGGGTTGCGGGACGTGGAGCTTCCAGATCAGTACAGTTGGGACTAGCGGGTAAGTGGACTAGCGCCTTCACAGCGGCTTCTTCTAGCCTTGCTCAGGATACCGGTTGGATTCCTTACGGACAGATTCACTCTCCCGGAGGAAACACTTTCTATATCAATCCCGGTTCTTCCGGAGGTTTGTACTTTGGCCGTAGCGCTAACGGTACCGGAGCTACCGGTGTTGTCAGTGGCTCCTCGGGGTGGTCTGGCTCCCTTTCGGGGCAGATGCTTGTTGTAGCTTCCCCCACAGCCCCTCGAAACCTGACGGCTACGAGAAACGCCAACGGTACTATTACTGTGTCCTGGACAGCCCCCGTTGACAACGGTGGCGAGGCCGTTGCAACGTACTACATCGGTAGGGCTACCAACTCTTCTTTCAGCCAAAATGGTACGCAGACAAATGTGTCCGGTTCGACCACTTCCTACACCTTTACAGGTCTGGCGGCGGGAGCTACCTACTACTTCCGAGTGTCGGCAGGTAACAGCCTTAACGCACAGGTTGGATACGGCTCAGCGTGGTCTAACGTTGCGTCAGCACAGTCGTCCGCTGTGCCTTCCATCCCTACTGCCCCCGTCGTGACAAAGACGCCCGCCTCCACGAGCATGACTATCTCGTGGAAGGCACCGGCAGACAACGGTGCGGCAATCACGAACTATGAACTTCAGTGGAGCACGTCTTCGACTTTCGCCACCATTACGGGAAGCGATACGAGCGCGACTATTTCGAAGACCATTACCGGGTTCTCTCTCGCCACCAAGTACTACTTTAGAGTTCGAGCTATTAACTCTATCGGACCCGGAGGATGGAGTTCGGTCACTTCATACCCAACAGTTCCTTCCGCTCCCTCTGCCGTTGGTGTAGTTCCTGTAAGCTCTACAAGCCTTACAGCCTCGTGGAACGCTCCTACCGACCCCGGTGGGGACACCATTATCAACTACGAGCTTCAGTGGTCCACAAGCTCTACTTTCTCGCCGGGTAACTCTTCAACGGCCAACAACCGTTCGAGAACAGTTAGTAGTCTTGTTGCTCTTACTCCGTACTTCTTCCGAGTTCGTGCCTATAACGGCATCGGACCCGGAGCTTGGAGCGCTGTCACCAGCTTTACCACTTCGGATACCGAGCCGCCTCCTCCCCCTCCCGCAGTTACACGAGGTGGAAGACTTCGAATCAATAATGCCTTCATTGAGCCGATTGTTCGCGTGAAGAACGACGACGGCGAGTGGGTGGAACCCATCTCTAAACTTCGCCGCAATGACGTATGGGTAGACCCTTCGTAAGCGACGATAGTAGAAGTGACAAGACTTTGGAGACAACATGGCGAATCTACCAGCAGAGGTAACCTCCTTTAAGATCGGAGGTCACATTCTTCGAGGTATCGCGGATACCGTAGGCGATGTTGACACGACCCCAGAATCGGTCGCTCTGAATGCTTATGTGAAGTTCACTCCTACTCTGAACAAGCCCACGACTCTTCTTCCTAGTGGAGACGTGATTCTTGTTTCTGAGGTACGGGCTGAAGTAGATCAGAATGGAAACATTCGACCCCCCGCAGACGGCCACGACGCCGACTGGTTTGATCCCTCGGGCGACCTCTGGTTGATCTCCCCCTCCTCCCCCGGCTTGCTCGATCAGGGGTGGAGTTGGTCAGCCCACTTCTACCCCAAGGAAGGCGAAGACTTTAAGGAATTCGTCATTCACGGCATTGCAGGAAGCTCAGGGGAGACGGTAACCCTTACCACGGCTTCCGTTGACGGCGGTCCAGGATGGTCTCAAGTGATCTTCTACGAGGTCACCACCCTTTCCCAGCCGTGGCCTAGCGGCTACCGACCTGGCATCGACTATCTTCTTCTCACAAACACGTCTCCAATGCAACTTTGGAAGGATAAGTAATGGCACTTCAACTAGTAGGTACACTCGGGGGTAGCGAGGGCACCCCCGGTGTAGGTGTACCCACCGGAGGTACTACGGGACAAGTTCTTACAAAGTCTTCCAATTCGAACTACGCAACTCAGTGGACTACTCTGCCCGCTCCCGGTACCTTTACGGGTACCGCTAACGACATCCCGGACGGCTCTACGAAGGTCATTATGACTTCCGCAGAGCGTTCTAAGCTGTCAGGTATCGCAACCAATGCCACGGCCAACGCCACGAACTCTGAGCTTCGAGACCGCGCCACCCATACAGGTGAGCAAGCAATCGGAACTATTACCAACCTTCAGACATCTCTTGACTCTCTCAGTAGCCGAGGCTTGCCTACCGGAGGTACTACAGGTCAGGTTCTCGCTAAGACAGCCGGTACCAACTACGCGACTGGATGGGTAACCCCCGTACAGGGACTCAACGGTGTGACAGGAATCTGGAAGGGTACACAGGCTCAGTACACTGCGATCTCTTCTCCTATCTCCACTGTAATTTATGTAATCCAGGACTAATCATGGAACATCTTTTCAATTCCGCCGTGAAGGTGCGTCGTCGTGTGACCACGCAGGTAGACGGTGTTGCCACGACGGATTGGCAAGATGTCACAACAGATGGACTAGGCTATGTCAGATGCCGAATCGACCTCAACTTCATCCGTCCCGGTAAGGATGCTCCCGCTCCTATCAACGCCGGGGGCGCACAGGACCGATACGGACTGTTGTTCTGTCGCGCCGACGTGCCGATCCGAGCAGGGGATCGTCTCGTGTGCATTCCCAACGCCGGGGGAAAGCTCCCCGTAGAGGGAAGTTTCGAAATTCGATCCATCCCCGACCGAGCCATTGATTTCTCTGACGCCCACCACATCGAAGTTCTCGTCTTCGAGATTCCTCAAGACCTGGACGAGGATTGGCCGGGTGAGAGCTAATGGCACGCCTCTACAGCGATTGGAGTGAGATCGACGCTGAGTTGAACCGTGTGGAAACACTTGCGATTCTCGAAGCCCACCTCAACCTCACTGCCGTACTCAAAAAGGGTGAAACTCTCGTCACTGCCGCTATCGACGTTGAGTCTGGTAGCCTTAAGGGTTCCGTAAATTCTTCTACTTCTGTACGAGGTGGCGGAAATTGGCACGGAGAGATCGTCGTCGGTGGCGGTGTAGGTTCTGTCGGTCCCATCGACTACGCCTGGTACGAGTACCGTCGAGGCGGCGGTCACGCCTTCTTCTACCCTCTCCCTCTTCTGCATGAAGACTATGTAGAGGCCATTCTGGACGGACTTAGACCATGACTCCCCTAACCAAGGCTATGCGTAATGAGCTAGCGCGCGACCCTGAACTCACCGCACTCCTAGGGTCGAGCGCTACTTGGCCCACCTGGATTTTCCTAGACGAGCCAGAAGTCAAGTTCGAGAACTCTCAGAAGTGTCTTATCGTCGTATCTACGTACGACGACATGTGGACGCAGATGAATATGCACAACACCCAGGAATTCCCCACCGTCGTGATCGACGTGTGGGCGGACCCCACCCGTAACCCGGATAAGTCCGTGAAGATCAAGGACGCAGAGGCTAAGATCAATGCGGTAGGAAAGCTCATTATGAAGCATTTCCACACCGTGAACATGTCTCGACCAGGCGGCGGGATGCTTCAGTGGGGCACTCAGGATCAGATTGATACCAACACCGGTATCTGGGTCAACGGATCACACTTCATCGACGGTCCCCGCACGAACAAGGTGGCTAATGTCGAAGGCGCTCTTATGGGTAGCTACCGATACGGTGTCAACCTTATCAGTTAACACATAATGTGATAAGATGTGCTTAATCACTATTGAGGGCTTGACCCCGTGAAAGCGAGACTACTGTGAAGGTTTATCTCAACCTTCCGCTGAGCACCTTCAGCGGCTATGGAAATGACGGAATCGGAATCACCGAGGCATTCATGCGCCTAGGCGCGGATGTTCACCTAGGACCGAGCGCTATCCAGCCTCCCATCTCTCCGGAGATTGCGGGACTTCTCACGAAGACCGCCGAAGCGCCTTTCGACCTTGTTCTGTCTCACGTAGACCCCGGACTTCTCAAGGTAGCCCCCGGCACCAAAGAAGTATCCTCCACCGTTGTCGGTTGGACGATGTGGGAATCCTCTACCTTTGACAATCTCGCGGCAAAGGACACCCTTCGGGAGAACTTCGAGAACTTCGATGTTCTCGTAGGCTACGACAATCCCACCGCCGAGAATCTTAAGGACTACTTCGACGGGCCGGTGATCAAGGTACAGGGAGGGTACGACCCCGAAGAGTGGGTGTACTACGACCGTGACTGGCACTCCGAGGATTTCTACTTCTCGATGATTGGTGTCCTCAGTCCTCGCAAGAACCCCTTCGCGGCTATCCAGGCGTTCAGTCAGCTTCGTCAGGAGCACGAGGACTTCGCACAGCACGCGAGGCTCATGCTGAAGACGACAGCCCCCGGACTTCACTCCAAGATGGAAGATGTCTACCCCGGCCTCAGAATCTTCTACGACGTGTGGGACAAGGAGACCGTCAAGGACTTCTACCGAAACACTCACGTCCTTCTCGCCCCCTCCCTAGGCGAGGGCAAGAATATGCCATGTTTGGAATTCCAGAGCACAGGCGGTCCTGTCATCGCTACGAACTGGGGAGGCATGGCCGAATGGCTAGACCCGAGCTACGCTTACCCTCTTAAGTATGAGATGGGGGAAGCTGTACCTCCCGCACCCGGCGCTGAAATGGCGTGGGTGGAACTGGAAGACCTGAAGGCTAAGATGCTTCATGTTTTCCGTAACCGCAATGAAGCTCGCGAAAAGGGCTTCCACGCATCGCAGATCATTCCTCAGATTCGATCTTGGGATGCCGTGCTGGACCGCCTCTTCCTTCAACTGAAGGACGCCGCGCCAAACGGGCAAGAACTGTACGCCAAGTACATGATGCTAGACAGGTCGGGAAGACGTGACAAGTGAAATTGTAGAAATTAGATGCCCTGTAGGGCCAAAGAGGCTTCTCTCTAAACTCCTCCTTTCCGGAGACAAGCCTCACATCACTAATGACAATCTTCTTGAATTTGCCTGTAGTGATTGTCGTAAAGCACTGAGGCTAGAGGGCATCATTGTGGACATTGTTCTCCACCGTTATAGTCTCGATGGACAGCTCGTGGAGTCGGTAACGCATTAGAACAAGTGGGACGATAGTAGGTGTAGAGGTACTTCACCACATTCTTTAGGAGGACTATCGTGGTTACCAACACAGTCGAGGGATTCTCGATCAACCACGCCGCTATCCTTGACCCCGCTACGGGCCTTGATGCGGCGGCTGGTGACATTTACGGTGTGCGCTCCGGTTCGCTAGAGCTTGACCAGGACAGCTACGACAACACTGGTGACGACGTTATTCTCTCGACTTGGTTCTTTGCCAACCGAGTAAACGTCACCGTTCAGGCCGGTTACATTCCGTTTTCCACACTCGCATACATCTATGGTATGAACATCACATCTTCGGGTGCTGGTGCCGCTCAGACGTTCTCCCTTCCTCTCTGGGAGCAGAACAGCCTTAGCCCTCAGCCTCGTCCGATGCTTGTTCGCGTTCCTTCCAAGGACAGCCAGGGTAACCCACGTCGCCTTGACTTCATCCTTTACAAGGTACAGTTCCAGCCATTCAGCTTCGACGGACCTACCTACAAGGAAGGTCTACTCCTCAACTACAACGGCACGGCTCTTTTCTCCGATACTGACGAAAAGGGACAGCCCGTGCTAGACTCTAAGACAGGTCTTCCAACAAAGGCCGTAGGACGACTCCTAAGCGCTCCTGCAATCTAATAGCTCTAAATTCCTAAGGAGAGTGGCATGACCACCAAGGAAACGGCTAACGACGTTCTTGCGTCCGAGCCAACTGTTATCACCCTGTCTACAGGTACGAAGATTCGCGTTGAGCGTCTGAGAACCCGTCAGCTTTTGCGTGCATTGAAGGTTCTAACCAACGGTGCCGCAGACGTGCTGGCGGGTTTCTCTTTCGACTCCGAAGACGAAGACGGCTTCGCGGCGAACATTCTTGCCTCTCTCATCTTCGCTATCCCCGAGGCGGAAGACGAAACGATTGAGTTCATTCAATCCATGGTCTCCCCCGCCGACGTGATTGAGAACCCCACGAGCAAGGCACAGAAGAAGCTCAATGAGGACTTGTATCGAAGTCTTCAAAAGGAACTCTTCAACCCAGAACTTGAAGACCTCATCTCCATTGTGGAAATTGTCGTGAAGAACGAGGCACCACATGTGGCAGAACTGGGAAAACGACTCATGCTACTCTTTCCGACGACGAAGGTAGTAGCAACGAAGAAGTCGCAGAAGAACTAAATAGAAGAATAGCTGAAAAGCTCACTGAAATTGACCCTAGCGGTTTGGTGGGTGGATTCAGCACAGCGTATGATCTCGTAGCTTCTGAGTACGGGTGGAGCGACAAGAAGATTGGTAACCTCCCCGTTGCCCGCCTTCGTCAGATTGTTGCAAACATCCAAGTGAGGAACTTTGCCAGACAGCGCCAAGAACGTCTAGACAAATCCTGGATGACGAGAAACATTGTGTCCTACATCGCAATGGGTTACTGGATTGACAAAGAATCTGAGAATGCGCCTCTTGAGGCGGCTAAGACACTCTCACTAGACGAGATTGAATCCGATATCTTGAACAAGGTGAAGGATGCGCCACCTCCGGTGAAGGAAATCGAAAACGGTTCCTATGAGAGATTCTTGCTAGCTTTCGGAAATAGTGCTCAGAGGGAGTAGCCAGTGGTCGGTGTAAGGGATGAGGCGAAGGTACGTTATCGTGCCGTAGCTGACTTTGCCGACCTTATCAAGAAGGCTAGGGGTGCTAAGGCCGCTGTCGCTGAGCTAAAGAAGGAAGAGCAAGCCTACAACGCCGCCGCCAAGAAAGCGGACAAGGCGACGAAGGATCAAGCTGAATCTTTCAAGGCTAAGCGCAAGGCCACAATCGCGGCGGCTAAGGCTACCCGAGACAACGCTAAGGCTGTAAGGGCCAAGGCGGATGCTCTCGGGGATGCCGCCGTTGCGACCAAGAAAGTTCAGAAGGCCGAGAACGATCAGACCAACGTCGAGAAGAAGCTTGCTGAAGCTATTCGCAAGACCGCTCGTGAGCACAAGTCTCGAATCGTAAGTGTTGACAGGACCGGTAAGGCCTACGGACGCCTTTCGGGATACTTCCGTCGCTTCACTGTCGATATCGATAGGGCAAATGCGCGACTAGGCAAGTTCGACGGCTGGCTTAACAAGCTTCGTAATTTCCGTCCTCGTCTTATCCCTCCGTTCATCGCGCTCATCCCGATCATCGGGTCGCTCCTTGCTTTGCTCAACCCTGTTGTAGCGGCGCTGGGAGCTATTGGCGCGGCAGGATTCGGCCTCGCGTCCTCCCTAGGCCTCGCGGCTGGTAGCGCCGTTGCTCTGATCCCCGCCCTGGCTACCCTTGTGGGTGTGGCTTCGACGCTCATGTTGGCCTTCAGGGGCGTAGGAAAGGCACTCAAGGCGGGCTTCGGTGATGATCCTGAGGCATTCGCCAAGGCACTAGAAAAGCTCACCCCCGCCGCCCGTGACTTTGTTGAGGAAACGGTCAAGATCGGTCCTGCCTGGCGCGAGGTTCGAGAGGCCGTGCAGGAGGCTTTCTTCTCCCAGCTAGCGGGCGACATGGAACGTATCTCTCGCGCCGCTCCTGCATTGAAGACCGCTCTCTCTGCTATCGCCACGTCTCTAGGTCGTGTAGCGTCCAACGCGGCGGGCGTCATGTCTTCGGGACCATGGACTAGCGACTTCATCACCATCGGTAAGAGTAGCGCGCGTACGATCAAGCTCCTCGGTGACGGTCTGATCTTTGTATCTACCATTCTCAAGGATGTCGCTGTAGCCGCTGGGCCGTTCCTAGAGCGCCTATCCAGTGGCTTCCGTGAGGGTGCCGCCAACCTCTCTCTTCTCGTCGCTGAGGGCCGCAAGAGCGGTTCTCTAGCCGCCTACCTTGACCGCGCCGGGGACTCCCTCGCTCAGTGGTGGAGGATCGCTAAGAACATCACCGCCACTATTGTCAACTATGCGAGTGCGGCCCGCGAGTTCAATCAGTGGACGACTGACGGTTTCGAAAGTCTTTCTGAATCTTGGCGTAAGGCGAGTCGAGAGGCAAAGAAGGAAGGTTCTCCGTACAAGAAGTACCTAGATGAAATCAGGCCTCTTCTCGTAGAGACGAGAGGTCTCTTTGGTGACTTCTTCCGCTGGTTCAAGAACCAGGCGATGGACAGCGGTAACATCAATGGAATGCTTAATATCGTTAAGCTCATCCGTAACGAACTCGGTCCCGCCGTTTCGGACATCTTCGCCACACTTTCTCAGTCAGGCATTGGTGAGTCTCTTATCAAGGCTCTCAGTTCCATCATCCGATCTATCGATGACTTCCTTGCGCACGGTGGCGCTGAGGCCTTCCAGACCTTCTGGGAGATCACTGTTGGTATCTTCGAGTTCTTCGCTAATGTTATCAAGAGCCTTCCAATTGGTGTTGTCAAGACTCTTGCCACAACGCTAGCCGTCATTTCCGCTCTCAAGTTCTTCGGTATCTACGACCTCGCTAAGGGCCTCGGTCTTCTCCTTGCCCGCGCCGGAATGGTACGCGCACTTCAGACAGCGCTCGCAGGAGTAGCGACACAGTTTACGGTTCTTCAGCGCGCTTCTAACGTCGCCGGAACCGGTGGGATGTTCACGACTATCACCAACGGCGCTAAGGCCGCAGGAGGCGGTCTAGCGACCCTTGGAAGCAAGTTCATGGGCTTCCTTGGAGGTCCAGTAGGTCTCGCCATTACCGCCCTTGGTATTCTCTTCGGACTCTTCGCCAGCATTGCTCAAGCTGAGGCAAATGCCAAGGCTAAGGCAGACGCTTATGAAGCGTCGGTTGACAGCCTCGCAGAATCTCTCAACGGTCTCGGTGAAGCCACCAAGGAGACGGCAGACCTCATGAGGAGTAACCTCAAGGAGGCTATTAACTCCCTAGAGGAGCCGGAATTCGACTGGTTCTCCGCGCCGAGCAACCTCGGTAACGACTTCAGCGAGTATCTAGAGGACATCGGTGTTTCCGCAGACTCTATGTCTCAGGCACTTCGCCGTGGAGGTTCAGCGGCAGACGCTATCCGTAGCAAGCTCAAGGACTACATTAGGTCGAACTCTACAATTCCTGACGCCTACGACACCAAGGGTGCTACGGAGAAGGAGCTTGACAGCGTTCGTGTCTACAACCAGAACGCACAGGCCGCTCAGAAGCTTCTTGACGTGTACGACAAGGAAGCCAAGAAGCTCTCGGAGGCCAAGGAGCAGTACAGGGCGCTTGTGCAGATGCAACAGGAGTACCGTGCCAGCTTGTCGGATGCCGAGCGCTCTAACGAGGACTTCAACAACGCTCTCGCCACCATGGCAGACGCCGCTTCGTCGGCTGAAGATCGTATCAACGCCCTGAAGGACGCCGTTGACATCCTTCTCGGTAAGACACTCAGCGCTCGTGAAGCAGAAGCTCTGTTCGTTTCTGAAATGCAAGACCTTGCTCAATCTCTTGAGGGATTGAACCCCGCCCTGGTTGACTCTGCCGGTAACTTCGATCTCGCCGCCGAGGGCGGACTAGAGCTTCACACAGCCCTTACGGACGTTCGTGACGGCATGTATCAGGCCATGGACGCCGCGTACCAGAACGCTGTAGCTAACGGTGACCTCGCGGGCGCTCAGGAAGCCGCCAAGACAGCCGGTGACGGCTGGGTAACCGGCTTGAGGGATCAGCTAAGCCAGATGGGCCTCAATGAGACTCAGATCGGTAGCCTTCTTACGCAGTACGGTCTCATGCCAGAGACGGTATCGACAGTGATGACCCTTGACGGAGCCACGACAACCCAAGAACAACTTCTTGCTATCAACGGTCTCATCGAGAACACTCCTAACGACACTCCCGTGGACATCGTTACCGGACCTCTTACTCAGGCCGCTATCGATAAGATCAAGGAAGCTGGATTCCAGGTTACGCAGGTTCCCGGTTCTAAGAACGTTCGTATTACCGGTAACGTCACCGATCAGTTCCGTAGCGCTATCGCAGAGGCTACGCGAACCCGTACGGCTATGATTCAGTTGGTCGCAGTTGGCGGCGGTACCGCCCTCAAGATGGGTAACAGATCAATTACCCCAGAGGCCAACGGTGGATTCTTCAAGAAGGGTGTCCAGGCATTCGCAAACGGTGGAATGGTTCGACACTACGCAAACGGCGGAACCGAGAGCGGAATCTACAAGGGCCGTGCCGGTGGAATTATCAAGTTCGCTGAGCCTGAGACCAAGTGGGAAGCCTACATCAGCGGAAAGCCAGGCAAGGAAAAGCGCAACCGCCAGATCGCCGCTCAGGCCGTACAGCGCCTTGGTGGTTTCGCCACCTTCTCCAATTCTCTCAATGGACTTGCAGGTAGCCTAGACACTCTCCGTCGATCCGGAAACGGATTCGCGTTTGCGAACGGTGGAGAAATGGATTATGGTAGAGTCGGTACAACAGGCTTCAGCCAGCCAACTCAGACTATCAATAACAACTCTTCCCGAGCGGGTGTCATCATCGAGAACTTGAGCGTAGTTAACGCCGTGCCGGAACCGGCTTCCGATTCGTTGCCTCGTGCGATCCGCAAGGCCGCTTACCTAGGAGCCTGACATGCCAGTAGATGACTTCTTCGAAGACGGGTGGATGGTAGACGGCGTTCCCCTTCAGACGTACGCCTACAACATCACGACTATCGGTGGTAGCCGAATGGCACCACCTCCCCTTCGTGGTACGAACGTCAACGTTCCCTTCCGACCAGGGTCTACTTGGCAACCCCGTATCCCGGATTCGAGAACAATCACTCTCGCAATGTGGGTAATCGGAGCAAACAAGGACGGGTCTGTTCCAGAGGATCGAGACCTGAAGTTCAAGTTTAAGCAGAACTGGCGAGAGCTTACCAAGCTTCTCTGGCGCCCTAAGAGAGAGCTTGTTCTTACAAAGAAGGTATGGATTCCCGAGACGGAGTTGGTAGCCGCCAACGCCCCCTTCGTGATGTACCCGGAGTACCAGGGCTATCGTCAGCTTACGGTGTCCGCTAAGGCCACCTTCTCGGGAGGCCTAGAGCCTTCCATGACGGGTAACGCACGAGCTACCTTCATGGTCGATCTTCTTCTATCTGACCCGTACTTCTACGGTGATCCTGTAACACACAAGTTCGATGTCGCGAAGACGGTTGTTGGAGAAAAGACCACCACAACCGGAAGGTTTGCAAAGAACCTGCATATCCTCGGAGACGACGCCACGAGCAAGATCATGGTGGAGTTCCACAGTGACTCTGGAATGCTTGAGCCTCTTCTCTCGTGGAACGATCCCAACCCTACCGGTGCAGTTCTCGCGTATGACCCTAACCCCTTCCTGGGGGTTCACGGATTCTTCGGTCCTCTTGCAGAAAACGAGGACGACACGATGACCCGTCCCACGGTTCACATTGACATTGATAGATTTACCGCATACTATCCTCCCGAGAATGGCTCTACATACATCTCCGGAGCCGTCCACACGTCCGGTAACCGATTCTGGATGGAACTAGACCCCGCAGGTATGCTCATGACTTTCAGCGTCGGAGGAGGCGCGGGTACGGCATCCATCACCTACAGACCCGCTTGGTTGTAATCATGGTAGCTTTCTTCAATTCCCCTGACGCGGGGTCTCTCACCCTTGAGGTGCACGGGTTTAATGACCCGGATGTGCGCCTCAACTACATTCCTCGCTTCGAGGAGGCTTCCTTCCTGGATGAGCTAAAGCAACCAGGAGGAGGCTCAGTCACTCTTCGCTCTGACGATTACAAGTTTCTTGAAACTCCTAAGCTTCTCGACCGACGAAACATCGTCAAGTGTCGCTACGGAAACAAGATTATCTCTGCCTTTATTGTTCAAAAGCAGGAAGAAGTCTACGTAGACAGCACAGAGGGCAAGGCCTCTGCAATGACGTACTCAGGGGAAAGCCTCAAGTCCTGGTTCAGGGACGCCGAGCTATACGCTGAGGGAGGCTTCAAGTCTGACAGTTACATCGGTAGGGCTTTCTCTTTTGTGAACATCAGCGGCCCTTGGTACGACGCCGCCGACTGGTCCCCCGCCGTAAACGTTGTGACAGTTGCGAACTCCACAAATCCTCCCTACTGGTACAAGGGGGCACCGGACAACTGGCCTAAGAACGAGCGAGGCGCGGCCTGGGTGTGGAATCGTCACAACAGTTCTACAACAGGTGGAGCACCTGTAGGAACCGTGTACTTCCGGTACCCCTTCACCATTTCTTCGGCTACCGGCAAGAAGAGGTACAAGCTCGCTGTAGCCGTTGACGACTCCCTCGATCTTTACGTGGATGGACAGAACATCGGTAGCGCTTCAGGAGCCGGTGACTTCAGTGAGTTCGAATTTGTGCTTAGTCCCGGAGCGCACGTCATCGCAGTAGAGGCCCGAAACGAAGGCAACATTGCCGGTCTCCTCATGGCGCTGTACCGTAGCACGACATCAGGAGATAACGGAAAGTATTCGCGTATCTGGATGACAGGACAGGCAGGGCTGTCCTACTACAACAAGACACGCTACCCCGGCTGGACGGTAGGAATGATTCTTCGTGTCCTCTTGGCAGAGGCGGCGGCTCGGGGTGTGAAGTTCCCCACCTACATCACCCCGACGTTCACAGACGACCTGGATTCGAATGGCGTCCCCTGGCTAGAGCCTATCCCTTGGGAGTGGAATCTGGGAACGAGTTATTACGACATCCTTGAATCCCTCGAAGAGGTGCAGTGCGAGTCTTGGATTGATCCAGAGAACTATAAGCTCCACGTTTATGTAAACAAGGGCCGAAATCTTCAACAAGGTAACGACGCAGTGCAGGTTCGTGCCGCCCGTAACATCTCTCAAGCGGTGCGTGAATCCAACTTGTCGATCAAGAACTCTGTGCTTATCAACGCTAACGGACTTTGGGCCGAGCAGACGCACGCTGAGAGCCTTGCAAAGTACGGACGTATCGAGGGGTACCTACAGACAGAACTCGCCGCAGAGACCTCACGACAGGTCGCTAAGGCCGTCCTAGACGTGCTCACAGACACCACTAGAAGTCTGACCATCGAGATCATTCCCTCTGAGTTCGCTGTGCCTTTCCTAGACTTTGTTCCCGGAGACTGGATCAGTGTCACTGACCCTAACGGCTCAATGGAAAAGGATCGTGTTGTCACGCTTGCGGTTCGTGCCGACAGAACTGACCCTCTTCCTAAGTTCTCTATTGAGATGAATACCGCATCCGAGGACAGATTGCTCAAGCTCGGTCGCCTTATCTCTAAGCTTTCCAAGGGTTCCCTGAACGGAAATGCAATCAACGGACTGATCTAACACAAGCCCCTTCTCAGACGATAGTATCTGTAGAGGAGGGGAATGTGTTTACGGCAAAAATCCCCCTGGAACGACAGCTTCGTGTTGAAGACTTTCTGCGTTCTTTGGGTTACCTAGGACTGGCATTGTGGACAGTTCTTTATGCGTTGCACCCCTCAGAAATCGTAAACGTAGAGGTACAGCCCTGGGTCCAGTGGTTGTGGCTAGGTATTTCCTTCTTGGGAGCTATTCTTGCCGCTATCGGATGCATGACGAAGATTGATATCAAGCTAGAGTTCCCTGGCATCCTCTTCATGATCGTAGGACCGCTGTTGTATTTCATTGTGAATACATACAGGGTGTTTACAATCGCGGCGGCAGAGCAAGAACACCCAGCCGGTCTTATCGCTCTTGTTGTTTATGCCCTCGTACCTGTTCTTCTTCTCCTTCCTAGAATCTTCAGACTTTACACAGATGCCCTCACTTCTAGGAGGCCAGATGAGGACCAGGAGGTGCGGTCGTGAATGTCTATGCCGCCGATCCCACTCCCCTTCTTCCCGCTTTTGACCTCAACCAGTTTCTCGGTGGAGGTGCTGTAGCTCTTGTCATCACCATTGCGTACTTTGTTATCAGACTGATTTTCGATCGCGCCATTCCAACCAAGTCCGATGGTAGAGAGTCGATCAGCCTCGTCGTGGAATCTCTCAACGCGACAATCAAGATCATGCAGGAGGAGAAGGCATCTGACCTTTCTCGCCTCAAGGGCGCTCTAGACCGCGCAGACAAGCTAGAACTCGACGCTGACGTAGACTATGGGCGACTTAATGATCTCCGCTCTGAGGTCGTAGATTTGCGCAACCGTCTGGCGCGTAAGGAACAGCACATCACTACGCTAGTTCATGAATTGAAGAAGCTCGGTGTCACTGTTCGAGGTTACCGAGACGATACTTCCGGTCCCCTGCAAATCATCTATGACGCCCCACCCACTCCTGTCGCCTAGACGATAGTAGATGTAGGAGGATAATCATGAACATTGGACATTACGGTAAGTCAATTACTTACATCGTCCTGGCCGCTGTTACGTTCCTCGTTACCGCGCTTTCGGATGATGTTCTTGACTTGAATGAGAAGATCAACCTAGGTATCGTCGTCGTCACGGCTATCGGTGTTTACGGGATTCCAAACTTCCCGGAGAACGTCGCTAAGTACTTGAAGACAGGCGTTGCTTTCGTCTCTGCCGCTTTGATCTCCGCCCTCTCGTTCCTTTCGGATGGTATTAGCACTACGGAATGGCTACAGATCGGTATCGCCGCTCTCGCCGCTATCGGTGTCTTCATCATTCCTAACGAGCCTAAGGTGAACATCGTTGTGCCGGTTACTGAGGCCAAGGCCGAGGCGCTAACGGGTGAGATTCCTGTTACCACCACGGGTGACGGATACACGGGGACAGCCCACTAAACAACCTAAAACGTAAAGACAGCCAAGTTACACTATTCTTGATCTAATCTGGTATAGTGTTACTATGGCTGTCTTTACTATTCCCACGCAACTAGAACCTCTCCTTGCAGAGGCTAAGGAAGCATTCGCGACCGATACCTCATATGCTATTGATATCGCTCTCAGTGCTTCTGATATCCTGAACCGCAAGGAAGCCTCTTCGGCTACCCACGATGCCTCGTAACTGTGTATGATCGACTCTTAGGGTCGAGACAGTTAGGAGGTTCTTTTGTTTAAGCTTGACACACGCGATCTTGAAGACGAACACCGGGAGAAGCTAGCCTGGAAGGTTCGTAACTTCAGCAACATCAACATCCCCGAGCTATCAGCTTGGAACTATCAACTCTGCCGTAAGCACCGATCCGGATGGATCGAGGAGCTACCAGACGGTACCAAGCGTACGGTCCTGGACCGTCCTAAGCCTCTGTGTACCGAGTGCCCCATCTTCTTCCGCAAGCACCAGCGAATCGGAATGACCTGGCTGTATCTCAGGAAGAAGGCTCTGCTAGCTGACGTTCCTGGACTCGGAAAGTCCGCACAGGTAGGTGGACTTCTCGCTCTACTTCTTGAAACCGGTGAGATTCCGGAAGACGGAAGGGCCGTGATCATCCCGCGCGCGCCCGCCCTGCACCAATGGCGCGACGAACTTCTTCGAATGATGCCCGGACTCAAGGTCACCATCGCTGACGGTGTGCGTAAGAAGCGCGTGGACAACTACCTCACCGACTGGCATGTGATGCTTGTCGGTCCTGAGACCTTCCGCAATGACTTCGATTTGATCAACAAGTTCAAGATCAACCTTGTCGTGACAGACGACATCGATCAGCTACGCCACGAGGAGACCCAGACTTCCTACTACATCGACAAGATGGGTATGAAGGCCGAGCGCTACGTCATCGTGACGGCTACCCCACTTCAGAAGAAACTTCTTGAACTCTATGCACAGCTAGACGGCATCGGAGGCTACAACGTCTTCGGTCGTCAAGAGACCTTCGAGAAGAACTACATCAGGTTCGATTGGGTTATCGACAACGCCACGGGTAAGCGCAAGCGTACTCAGGTGGGTTACAAGAACCTGGCTGTTCTGAAGAAGAAGATTGCCCCTATGTACCTCCGTCGCACCACAGACGACGTAGCTGGCGATGTCAGTATGCCGACCATCGTCCCTGACGACGTGATGCTTGAGTTGTACCCGAGACAGCGTGCCAAGTACAAGGAACTGCAACAGGGCGTTCTCAAGATTCTGAAGGAAGAGGGAGCGGTCACCAAGCAGAAGATTCAAGCTCTCGCCAAGTTGACCTATGGCTCTCAGATTTGTGACGGTCTCGCGACTCTCGGTGAAGCAGATGATCCCCTCACGTCCGTCAAGATGGACTGGATTATGGAAAACGTTCGCAAGGGCGGCTCTCTGGGGGACGAGAAGGTGGTCGTCTTCTCCCAGTACAAGAACTCTATTCGAGCACTGCAAGATCGGTTCCGAAAGGAAGGAATCGGATTCGAGACGGTGTGGGGTGAGGTCACCAACAAGCAGAAGCGCCGGGATTCCCAGAAGAGATTCTGGACTGATCCTGATTGTCGAATCTTCCTGGGAACTACGTCCATCGAGCAATCTCTGAACCTTCAGGTGGCTCGTCACCTGATTAATATGGACATGATTCTAAATCCTGCTAGAATGGAACAGTTGGCAGGTCGTATCCGCCGTGACGGAAGTGCGTATCCGCACGTCTTTGTCCACAACCTCTTGACCGTAAATACTCAAGAGGCTCGTATCATGCCGCTTCTCCGACGCGAGGCGGCACTAGCTTCTCACATCTGGGAAGAGAACTCTCAACTGTTCGAAGCGCTGAGTGCTACCGAACTCCTTCACCTGATTAGTGGATAGAACATGAGCAAACTAACTGAGTACCAGAAGAGACTCGTTCAAGATAACGTGGACCTGGCTCACTATCTCGCCCAAGTAGCGTGGGCGCGGAACCCTGAGAAGTTGGACATCGATGATCTCGTGTCTGCCGCCCACCAAGGGCTTATCAGCGCGGCCATGAAGTTCGACCCGTCCATGATGGATGAGGGGAGCACTGAGGCCAAGCACTTCGCGGGATACGCCCGACAGCGCATCCGGGGGGCTATCCTTGACTGGATGAGAAACCAGGATCACGTTCCTCGGAATAAGCGAATCTCCTACAAGGCGTTCCAGAAGGCCGGTCTCGGAGCGGGCAGAAGTGTCGAAGAGGTGGCGGACATCACCAACCTCTCGGTGGATAAGGTGAAGAGTATCATCCAGGTCGTGGAAGCCACATCCTTTTCTCTAGACTCTGATTATCTCCCGATGGAACTTCTAGCCGAGGACACCGTTGAGGGGACAGCGGCAGAGAACCGTATGCGAGCGGCGATGGTCTCTCAGTGGAACATTTTGACACCTTTGCAACAAGCTATCGTTACTTTGCGCTACTATAGTGGTTTGGAGTTCCCAGCTATTGCGGCCGAGCTACAGGTTCGGCTAGGATTGGTACGGCAGGAGCACGAGGACGCGGTTCTCACCCTCCACTCAGCGCTCAAGCACAGCGCTCACTAACACAGAAGGTCAACATCATGGCTAGCAAGTCTCTTCAGATGGTTCGAGAATTTCACGAGGCATTCGGTGCCCCCGTCAGTGACGAACCTCATCTCATCCCCGAGGACCGGGCGGCGCTTCGTGTCAAGCTCATTCAGGAAGAACTAAACGAGTATGAGGAAGCTCTCGAAAAGGGAGACCTTGTAGAAGCCGCAGACGCTCTGGGCGATCTCCTGGTTGTCGTCTACGGTTCTATGTCGGAGCACGGCTTCGATGATGAAGTTATCCGAGATGCGATTCATGAGTCCAACATGAGCAAGCTCGATGAAAATGGAAACCCCATCGTCAGCGACGGTACTGACGGGTATCCTCTCGGAAAGATTCTCAAGGGACCGAACTACTTCAAGCCCACACCCAAGCTCATTGAGTACCTAGAAGGAGCACTCTGATGCCTAGTATTCCTCAGCCTTTCAAGAACCCCTCTATCGACCTCTCCTCCCACGGCAAGGAGTGGCTTGAGGTCTACCCCAGCGAACTAGCGGTGGGTGACCACGTTATGAACTTCGGCATCATTGCGGAAATTCGAACAGAAGGTGGACTCTCCTTCATCTTCGCCGGAAAGATTCTCCCTATTCAGTTCGACGCAGGGTCCAAGATTCAGGCCTTCACTGCGAGTAAGTAATGGATGCGACAGGACACGGTAAGATTGTTCTGTCCTCTATTCTCCCGAACAGAAGAGACCTACTAGAGAAGGCAATGCGAAAGCTCACACCTGAGCATTTCGCAGAGAAGTCTCAAAAAGCTCTCTTCATTATGTTGGAGAGATACGCCGACAAAACTGACGGCTCGGTGATGCCAGAGAAGTTTCTGGAAGACCACCTCCGTGACAAGGTTGAGTCAGGACAGACACACCTATTTGTAGAGACTTACCGACTCTATGCTGAAAACTCCGTCGAGGACGCTGAGTTCCTATGGTCCCTAGACCAACTTCGAGAACTTGTCTCGGAGAAGGAAACCATCGGCGCTCTCACGAACGCTATGGAAATTGTTCGTGAAGGCAAGGAGACACAGGGCGGGGTTCTTCTCAAGGGGCACTCAGACGCCCGTGGATACCTTCTAGAGGCCTTCGTAGACATCGACAGGGAACTCACTCAACAGGACGCGCCTGAGGGCGACATGATGGATGAAGGCAACGACATCCTCAATGACTATCTTGAGCGTAAGGACGCCCACCTCTCAGGCACTAGCCGGGGTATCGAGTTCGGTATCCCTACTCTGGACAATCACATCCAGGGGCTACAGCGGGGAGACCTCTGTCTGATCGCCGGTTACTCCTCTGACGGTAAGACCACCTTGGTTACACAGCTAGCGTGGAACGCCGCTATCATGCAGGGCAAGAACGTTGTGTTTTTCACAACAGAGACCCTACGTCCTCAGGTACGACGCAAGCTCATCGCTAGGCACTCGACTCTCCCTATCTTCGAGAACCCCAACGGACTCAATAGCCGTGACCTCAAGGGAGGAACGCTGAGTGCTCCCGAAGAGAAGACGTTCAAGAAGGTTGTCGATGACTACACGAATAACCCTGAGTATGGGCGTATCTACATTGCTCAAGTTCCTCGTGCCGCCACGATTGCCTCGCTAGAACAGCGACTCATCCGCATCCAGAGAAGGATGCAAGTAGACCTCGTAATTATGGACTACCTGGGACTTCTCGCCTCGGAGTACCGTCGTAACAATGTTCGTGAAGAGTTGAAGCAGATCATCATCGATGCCAAGCAGGTAGCTACAACCTTCCAGGATGGGTTCGGAGTTCCCTTCGTGTCTCCCTGGCAGGTGTCCCGTGAGGCTCGCAAGCAAGCTGAGTCACTGGGTATGTACACAACTGCGGGATTGAGTGAGACGGCGGAAGCCACGAACTCTGCCGACGTACTGGTGTCCATGCTCGCGCCGTCCGACAACACGAATCGACGTGCTGAGGTCACCATGCAAGTCATGAAGAACCGAGACGGTGAGACGGCCAACGGTCTCCTTGTCGAGGTGGACTATGCAACAGCTACCTTCGCCGCCCGTGGAGGCTCTGCCTTCCAGCCCGCAATGACTTCTGTCACTGACTCTGATCCACTCTCTATCCTTTAGGAAAGCTATGTCAATCAATATCAAACGCCACTCCACGGTCGAGGTCATGCAACACTGGGGGTCGGATGAGTTCTCTGTACGCGCGGCTCAGGTATCCGTCAAGGGAGCCAATGACCCTACTCTGCTCTCCCCCGCCAAGAAGGAGGGGCTTATCAAACACTTGGTGAAGATGCGCCACGGTGTTCCTTTTGAGCACGAGGGATTCACGTTCTACATTCAGATGCCGATTACCGTTATGCGTCAGGTAGCTAAGCACCGCATTTCTTCTATCAGCGAAGTGTCTGGAAGGTACAGAGAACTAGAGAATAACTTCTACCTTCCCCCGGTAGAACGCCCTCTCGTGAATACGGGAACTTCTGCCCGTCCGGAGCGCGGGGAGTCTACCCAAGCGCAGTTCAGTGTGATGGAAAAGGCACACCTTGTGGCTTACGAAAAGGCCTGGGAAGCCTACCAAGTGATGCTAGAGGCGGGTATCTGGACAGAGGTAGCCCGAGACGTGCTACCCGTAGGATTCATGACGGAGGTCTATCTGTCGATCAACCTTCGATCCCTCATGAACTTCCTGGCTCAGCGTATTGACTCTGACATCGCTCTCGTCCGCTCGCATCCCATGTGGGAGATCGAGCAGGTAGCCGAGCGCATGGAAGAAGAGTTCGCAAACACGTTCCCCCTCATTTGGCAGGGCTTCATCGAAGCGGGACGTGTAGCCCCATAACACAAAAAGCAATAGGTTGCAAATGCCTCCTAAGGTTGATAGGATACAACTATCGCTTTAGGAGGCATTTGTGGCATTCCGGGACTTTAGACCCCTCGCTCTCGATCACGCATCGAAGGGCTACTATGTCTTCCCAGTAGGTAAAGAGAAGGTTCCCTACAAGGGACTCAAGGACTGGGAAGGACTCGCCTCTGTCGATCCTGCCGCTATCCATGCGTGGTGGGATGAGCACCCCGGCGCTCTACCTGCTATCGCTCCCGGACGAACCGGACTCGCGGTCATCGACGTAGACCGACACCCCGACTCCCCCAGCGGCTTCATCTCCCTCAAGAAGCTCAAGCCAGACCTAGACGATCCCTTCATGGGTAAGTCCCTCTCGGGTAACGGTATCCACCTCTGGTACCCCAAGGAAATCGGTTCTGCCAACAACATCTACCCTGGCATCGACCGCAAGGCCCAAGGTGGCTACGTCGTCGCCCCCTACCGACTCCCCGACCCCTCTCAGCACACCTCCCTCTTCCCAGAAGAGTTCACGGTAGGTGGCGGCTCTCAGTCATCGAGTGAGCGCCAAGCGATGTCGGAGCGTGAGCTAGACCTGTGGATGATCACCTACGGTGACGGACCCGTGTCTGCCCGTATTCAAAGCGTCGTAGACCGCTTCACGCCTCGTGGCAATGAGCAGATGAGTCGTAGCCTCGCCAGTGTCGCCGCCCTGGCTTCTACGGGGCACACAGGGGCTTTCCACGCAATTAATAAGATGCTGGATATCTGGGTGGGGGGACACCACACCTCCGGAGACCCAGAACGAGAATTTCACGCCTCTCTCCGCTCCGCTATCGAGCGCTTCGGACGCGCCCCAGAAGAGACAGATGCCGTCTTCTCGAAGTGGCTAGAGCTTACAACAGATCAGACCGAGCCATACGAACGCAATGAGGCGAACCTTCATGCGGCTCTTGACCTGTACCTAGAACGTGTCTGCCCTGACTGGACGGAACGAAGAACGCGCGAGGTCAAGCAGACCTACAGACGTGCGATGGAAGCTCTTGCACGGGTATCTTCCCCGGCGCAAGAGGACCAATGGATGAATATCGCTAAGAAAACTATTACTCAAGCACTAGGAGTACCACATGTCTGAGAAGACAACAGTCCCCCTGTCCCAGAATCAGGACATCCCTGTTCTCGACGGGTGGGTAGCTATCACTGAGGCCGCACACATCCTCGGATTCACTCGTCAGTACTGCTACAGGCTGGCACAGAACGGTTACTTTGAGACTCTTCACCGACTCGGAGAGTCCGCTACTTTCGTGATTTCACGGGAGGAGTTGGACGCTAAGCGTTCTCTCAGGGAAAAAAGTTGACTCTGGGGTTGCGGGCGTCATCCACACCTGTTAGAGTCTTACATGTCGGGCAAGCCGCCCACTCAAGGTCAACAACCAAGGAGAAATCATGACCGCTCGCAACACTGTTATTGCCCCTGCTGGTGTCTTCCCCGGCGCTGGTGTCACGTACGTCGCTGGTGACGGTACCCTGAAGGCCGCTCGTGTTCTCGCCCTCGGTGAGACCCAGAGCATCACCGTTCAGGACGCAGACGGCAAGTCCGTCGCTCCCGCCACCGCTGGCAACGTCCACGTCGAGGTCACCGCTCTCACCGGCAAGACCTACAACCGCTACAACGTCCCCGTCTCCACGGTCTTCGCGTAAGCGGTACGGTTCACAATTTCATGAGGCTTCCGGGGCAACTCGGGAGCCTCATGGCGTATAGGAGGAATAATGGCAAAGCTTGCACTTATCGACATCGACGGAGTAATCGCGGACGAGAGACACCGCACCCACTTCGCAGAGCAGAAGGACTGGCCTCACTACTTCCTGCCTGAGCACATTCTGGCAGACGGTGTGTGGGTGGAGGGTGTCGCTCTCGTCAACCGTCTGATCCGCGAGGGGTGGCAGATCGGCTACCTCACTGGACGCCGCGAGGAGACTCGTGCCGCGACTCAGACCTGGCTGGATCAGCACATGTTCCCGTGGGGCAGACTCGTCATGCGTCCTCTTCCGGACGGCGGACCCAAGCTCAAGCTCCCCAAGTTCAAGGTTCAGGTCATGCAGAGCCTCCCGGACATGTGGGATAAGGTAGTACTGTTCGATGACGATCCGAACGTGATCGATCTCGTGCAGAAGGAAATCGGTGAAGGTAGCGCAATTCACTGTACCTGGCACATTAAGCCAGATTTCTTGGTAAAGCGCTCCACCGTGTAGTTGACATTTCAGTGTAGACCATATACACTGTAACTACATGGTCGGGATTCCCGCAGAGTCCCAATCCTGTTGCTGTGTGTGTTGACCTACAAACAGCTTGAGGCGGTGGCTTCTCCTGATTCGTCAGGGGCCACCGCCTCGCTCTTTCTAGGAGAGAATTATGTATGATGACATTAAGGAACGTCTCACTCGTCGCGGGCTACCTCCCGTTACTTACATCGTCGGAGCACGTCAGTCTGGAAAGACCACTCTGATCCAGAAGGTAATCGAGTCCCTTTCCTACAACGCCGAGGACATCTCGTGGTGGACTCCTGGCATTCCCGACAAGTCGGTGGACGACTGGTTTATGTCCGCCCCGTACTCCTACAAGAAGGTCTTGATCTTTGACGACAACCTGACTCCACACATGCGAGAGAAGCTTCTTCTCAGAATCGAAAACCTCCCGGAGACACACAGCGTCATCATCACTGGCTCTGTCGTAGAACTCGACACGCTGTTCTCTCGCGCAGAGACGTACAGGCTGGCGTTTGACGACACGTACGCCCCTCCTGTGTACACGGAGGTCAAGGGCGTAGTTCTCGCGCTTCTACGGGCCTTCCAGGACCGCGACATGGACGCTCTCAATGAGGTCGCTACCCGGTGGTCAGACAACCACACCGATTTGTTGCTAACATGGTGTGAGGAGAAGCTGACGAAGAAGTTCGAAACCTTCACCGGTGAGGAAGTAGACGTACCCGAACAGCTTCCCATGCTTCTTCTCAAGAGCATGGTGAGTGACGTACGCCCCCGCTTCCTGGTTCGTGGACCTATTGCCGAGCTACTGTGGAGCTTGAAATGAGCAAGATTATCAACGACTACCCCGAGCACAAGGTGTGCATGATGACGGGTAAGAGACAGATCGACTGTGAGCACTGCCAGGAGATCGACATGGAAGAAGAGTTCCCGGAAGTTCCTGACTACGAACTCACCGCCGTGTTCAAGGCACAGTTTCCCTCTGACTGTCTGATCAATCCCAATCACCGCATCCGACGTAACGACAGGGTAGGGTTTGTGCAACTTGCAGATAACCCGACCATCCCGATCAAGGGCGTCGTGTGCAAGTGGTGCGTCAAGGAACTGCCGAGAGCGAGGAAGTAATGACTTTCAGTGTGTGGGATCAAGGGATTCTATGTGCTCTAGCTATCTCAAACTCCTGTAAGGGACTCGTACCCATCGATGAACTCTACGTCGATGAGAATGGTCACCGTTGGGATATGTGCAAGCCGTGTGTGGAGGCAGAGAAGCGTGTCATCCTTCAGTCAATGGTGGAATAGCTTCCGGTCCCGAGGGATCGTGAAGAACATCATGTGGGTGTGCGGTTCAGAGAAGATTCTTGTTTCTGAAGTCATCCGCTCTCAGGTCCACTACCTCAACCCTCCCGAGTGGGGCATCGAGTATGTAGATGCCACCGACGAGAAGTACGTATGGTCTGCCGTCTCTCAGTATCCTCTCGACCACAACGTACGTATCGTCGTCGTCCAGAACGCTGAGCTTCTGAAGAATACCGACAACATTATTGAACTAATCCGAACCCGCACCAAGAACCCCAACACCTACGTCTGGTTCGTCTCTAACGAGGACAGATCACGACGGGTAGGTGAGGGAGAGGAAGAGCACCTAGCGGACTTCCTAGAGGCTTTCAAGGGCAAAGGACAGGTGGTGGAGTGCCGACCCTTCACCAACTCGACGGCCAAGCACGCGGTAGCATGGGTACAGTCCAAAGTGCAGATGCGTATCGGTGTCGCTCAGCACCTTCTCATGCGTAGCGGGTGGGACTTGCGTCTAGTTCGAGACATCCTATGGAAGATGAGTCTCTACGACAAAGAGCCGACCATTGCGGCGGTGAATGAACTCATGAGCGAGCGACCCGGCGACACGTTCGCGGACTCTCTTCTGGCTCTGAAGAAGAAGGATGCTTATCTCAGCCTTGCGAAGATGCCTCAAGAAGAGTACTCTCGTGTCCTAGGCCTTCTGGACTCTAAGCTAGACCTTGCTGGTATGGTGCACGACATGCTCGTGAACTTCCAGCCCCCAGCGGCTATCACTCGGGCGGCGGGAACTCAGAGTTTCCTGATTCCTGACATCCTCCCGGTAGCCAAGCACTATGATGTAAAGAGAAGAATTCACATCCGTAAGCTCCTCGCTCAAGCGGATGAAGCCCTCAGGGGTGGGGTCAATACAGCAGTTATGGAAGCGGTGACAGCGGCATGGTGATGTACCAAGGGAAGAACTACGGTTCCATTCTCACAGCGAACAAGTTCGAGCTATTCGTAGATCGAATCATCGAGGCCGACCTACCTTTCGGCTTCGACATCGAGTCCGGGTACACTGGCACCGATAAGGTCATGGGCACTTCTGACGCTATTGCGCTTATGCCCTTCCACCCCGACTGGATCATGGTTGGATTCAGTTTCACCAACTCTCTTGAATGGGCACGCTATGTTCCGATTGCGCACGATTGTGGCACTAACGTTGACGATCCAGTTCGTGTGGCTCGTCTACTATGGCGTATGCTCGCTACCGGGAAAGCTGTCATCCACAACGTCAGCTTCGAGTTCCAAGCGTGCTCTCGATGGTTCCGGGACATCCTCTGGGACGACGAAGAAGTAGGAGAAGAAGTTCGCAAGAGCAACGGTCTGTTCCCCTACCTATCGGATACAAAGATCGAAGCTCATGAAATTGGTAACTACCCTCCCGCAAAGTCCGGTGGTCCGGGCCTTGGTTTGAAGGAACTTACTCACTACATCTTCGGTCACAAGATGATTGAGTTCTACGACAATTTCCCGGAAGAGGATTCCGAACTCGGTCCCGGCACCAAGACTTCTCGCAAGAAGTACGTACGATTCAACTCGCGTAATCTCGTCCAGCAGATCGTGATCTATGCGTGTGAGGACGCCTTGTGGTGCTTGGCTATTCACCTCAGCCCTAGCCACCAAGCCTTCTTCAGTCACCCCCAGCGCAGGTTCATTCACACGATGGAAACGGAGCTTGCTCGTGTCGTAGCCGAGATGGAACAAGTAGGCGTCTACCTCGACTGGGAGAAAATCGAGATTTACGCCGACGAAGTGAAGCAGTTCGGCTCTCTAATGAATGAGGAACTTCTCGACAACTTCAGCCACCGCCTCGGAGAGATTGTCAGCATCAACCTCAACTCTTCGCAGAAGGTGCAAGACTTGATCTACAACCGTCTAGGGTTCCCGGTCAACCCAAGGCACGTCAGCAAGAAGACAGGCAAGCCGTCCGCAGACGAAAAGGCACTACGCTTCATCGCCAAGAAGGACAAGGACATCGCTCGACTTCTTGAGTACCGGGAGGTTGTGAAGCTCTACGGCTCTTACCTCAACAAGTACCGCAAGGACTTGAACTACGACGGTACGGGATTTGCTCGACCTAACCACAATCAGGTAGGTACGACAACGGGCCGCTTCTCCGTTGACGGTCTGAGCTACCAGCAGTTGCCGAAGCCTTATCAGTACGAACTCCGTGACGGACACGTATTCGACCTCAACTTCCGAAACCTTCTCATCGCCCCGGAGGGTACGAGAATGGTAGGGTTCGACTTCTCTCAGGTTGAGCTACGTGTTGTCGCCGGTCTGGCGGAAGAGACCTCTATGCTTGAGGCCTTCGCCAACGGTGTAGACATTCACACTCGTACCGCCTCTCGAATGATGGGTATCCCCGAGTCTGAGATTACTCCCAAGCTCCGTGCTGTCGGTAAGACACTCAACTTCGCTATCGTGTATGGCTCGGGTGCCGATAACATCGCTGAAATGCTCTCGACCCCGGATGACCCGGTGACCGTTGAAATGGCAGAGCGGTACCTAGAGGACTACTTCGCGGCCTTCCCGAAGCTCTCCGCATGGATGCATCAGCGCAGACTTGAAGGAAACTCTCAGCACTACGTGGACTCCCCGTTCGGTCGAAAGATTCCTATCTGGGAGTACTCCGCACCTAACCGCTACATCCGTTCCAAGGGACCGCGTATTGCTGTCAACGCTCCCGTTCAGGGCGGTGCCGCCGACTACATGAAGATCGGTATGATCCGTGCTCAGCGTGTGATCAAGAAGGCGGGACTTCAGGACAAGATTCGTATGGTTTTGACCATTCACGACAACCTGGAATTCTACGTAGACAACAGCATCCCGTCGCAGTTCGTCATCGATCTCATCCAGCCCGAGGTTACCTTCAAGGTTCCTCATATCCCCGCCCTCCCGAAGATTGTTGCCGACTGGCACGAGGCGCGAGGCTGGGGTTCCCCCGTTGACTTCGACTTGGACGACGACAACCAAATCGTGGGCTACTCCTACAAGAACTCTGTGGGGGAGAAGTTCAAGTTTGACTCTATCGAGGAAGCGTACGCGCATCAGGATGACAACCCCGAGCCTCAGGGACTTCGATTCATGGAACCCGAAGAGGTCATCGAGGTTGCAGAAGCGATTGTGGTACAAGAGTTTGAACAAACTACTAGCGCTGACGACGAAGCTGTAGTAGATTCTGTAGTGGTCATCACAGACGCGCCAGACGAAGATCAATTCCAGGCGTTCTTGGAGTACGTAGCCGAAAATGTCCCGGAGTGGTCGGGGGCCGGTATGATCTATCTTGAGACCCCAGACGGCCTCCTAGAGGTCGGTAAGGGCAAGCTCACCAAGGATGACCAAGCCGCCGTGTCTTTGGCACTAGGTGGAGCTAAGATCACCCACAAGCCCCGAGAGGTAGTACTGTGAACTACGACGCAGTATCCATCTATGACGTTCCTTTCAGCGACATTGAGAAGAAGGTCATCTCTTGGGTGGAAGAGGCTATCGAGCTACGACACGGTAGTGCCGGGTTCGACAGTCCTCTACGTCAGGTAGGCATGGAAGAGGGTCTACAGACCGTCATGGCTGAGCTTGTGAAGACTCGTACATTCTCTGACCGTGTAGACGGACTCCTCGCCAAGGCCACACAGGCTAAGGGGCGCGCTCGCAGAGCACAGGAGGGTGCCGCGTTCGATGCCGCCAAGGCGTACGACGACGCACACGTAGAGAATCAGAACACCCGTCTCCCCGGCTCTTTCATGACCAAGGAAGAGAAGAACGCGGAAGCCTCGCTCAAGTCCTATGAGCAGAGAAGAGTGGCGCACCAGGCCGAGCGCTTGGTGTCCATTACCTCTGAGGCATATGACATCATTAACCAAATCCACTGGCAGTTGAACGCGATCCGTACTGATCTTCGTGCGCAGATTCACGCCATTCAATTCGAGAATTCGCTAGAAAGATAGGCGACAACCGCCTCTATTTCTGGTAAACTAGAGGTATGCTTCACAGCGAAGCATCCATAGAAGCAATGAACCATGAACAATGAACAGTAAGAAGAAGACATGCCTAAGGTAACTTTCTCATCTGAGAATAAGGTCAAGACCAGCAACTACGACTACCCGAAGCTCCGTCTAGATAAGGATGAGAAGGCACTTCTCGTTCTGCTAGAAGACCCGGAAGTTGAATACGTCCACACGCTCCGCAAGCCTAAGCTTGAAAACGGAAAGCCTGTGATGATCACGAAGCCTCGTAAGGATAAGACCACTTACGAGACATACGATTTGCAGTTCATCTCGCGTCCGCTCTGTAAGGGTGATTTCACCGTCCTTCAGGATAAGGGACTCGATCCGAAGAATTGCCCCATGTGTGCTCTTGCCGCTGAGAACAGCGAGTACACAGACGCGCCTCAGCGTCGATACGCCATGAACGTCATCCGCTACCGCACCAAGGGCAGTGGTTATGACCTCATCAACCCGTTCTCCGTCGAACTCCTGGTATGGTCCTTCACCGACCGCTACTTTAACCAGTTGATCGATTTCAAGGAAGAGTGGGGCGACCTCCGCAAGCACGACCTCAAGGTCGAGTGCACCAACAAGGACTTCCAGAATTTCGATATTCAGGTAGCCTCTAAGGCACAGTGGCTTGCCGATCCTGCACGTAAGGAAATCGTCAAGGAAACCTTCAAGGAGAACAAGCTTGAAGACATTTCCATCGCCATTGGTCAAAACAAGGAAGCCAAGTGGGTCAACGAGGACATCGAGTCCATTCGTGAGGCCTGGGGCGCTATCAAGGGTAACGCTCAGGCCGACGACGGATGGTACAAGGAAGATGAGGACGACGAGGCGCTAGCCGCCGACCTCAACTCCGTACTGGATGACGACGATGACGAGGCAGAAGACTCCGTGGTCGAGTCCAAGCCCGCCGCCAAGAAGGAAACAAAGAAGAAGACTTCCAAGAAGAAGGAAGAGTCTGAGGACTCCGACGACCAGGAAATCAACTTCGATGACCTTCTCAACGACCTTGACGACTAAGGTTCTCGCTGTAGACTTCGCCGCCCGTTTCTCTGCCGCAGTGGTACGAGACTCGGGCGGCGCTGTCCTCGCGCAGTTCGACTCCTTTGGAGCAACCTCTTTCGAATTCTGTGGAATGCTCGCAGATGCCGCAGTAGACCACGACGTGAAGTACGCGGTGTTCGAAGATGTTCCTCATGGAGTCAACAGACTCTTCATGGTAAAAGCAGTTCTGAGACTTCAGGGCGCTGTCATGAATGAGTTCTACAAGGTCAACATGCTAGACCGCCTTTGGTGGCTTGACCCCGCTACCTGGCAACGCACCTTCGAGGGTGTGTGGAAGGGTGGCGCTGAGGGGGCACGAGTAGCCGCTGAGAGGCTTGGCTATGTCGGTCCCGATCTCCTCACTGAGTACGAGCACATGCTCCCCCTCAAGGGGCCAGAGCGTACTAAGATGAGAGCACAGTTGAAGAAAGCCACCACTGACTATCCAGATGCATTTCTGATCAGTGAGTGGGCTTTGAATCAAGAAGACTTGTTGAATGCCAAGGGCATTCAGCCGCCGATGTTCTAAGGACAATCATGGCTAAGACAGACGCGCTTGCCGCGCTCCTCGCTTCTTCCGAGAAGAAGTTCAACATTGTTGCCGGTTCCATGGATGACATCGCCACAGATGTGACGTTCATCTCCACGGGTAACCTCGCTATCGACTACATGCTGGGCGGGGGAATCCCTCTAGGACGTTCTGTGGAGCTATCCGGCTTCCCGTCCAGCGGTAAGACCACCACGGCACTACAGGCCGCTGTGTGGCTTCAGAAGGTCATTCTCGCGGGAGGTGACGAGACCCTAGGTATTCGTCCCGACCACCGCATCCTCTACATGGACTATGAGCAAGCCATGGACAAGGAGTACGCGGAAAAGCTAGGATTGGATACTCACCACGAGTCCTTCCTGTACTCCGCTCCGGACTCCCTGGAAGATGGTGCTGAGTTCATCCTGGCGGTGCTCGAAACCGGAATGGTGAAGTTCGTTCTTGTGGACTCGGTAGCGGCCATGATCCCGAACGCCGTGGCAGATAACGACGTGAGCAAGTCCCTTCCTGCCGCCGCCGCTAAGAGCTTGGCAGTATTCGGTAAGAAGCTCAACCCGATCCTGGCTCACAACAACGCTACAGTCGTCTTTATCAATCACCTTATGGAAAAGATTGAGATGGGTGGAGCGCGACGACCGGGTATGCCCGCCGCCACGACAACCCCTGGCGGCATGGCTATGAAGTACTTCGCTTCCGTGCGCGTTGAGTTCAAGCAGATGAAGCAACACAAGGGTGAGATTTACGACAAGGTGTCGGGAACGAACATTCCTGCCGTCGTCGCCACTGACGTGCGTGTGAAGTCTGTCAAGAACAAGGTAGCCCCGCCGTTCCGTGAGGCTATCGTCCGTGTCCGATTCGGTAAGGGTTTCGACAACTTCTGGACAGCCATGAGCGTGCTCATCGGTAACAAGCTTGTCATGTACCAGACCGGCCACTACTACTTCCACAAGGTTGCGGATAAGGGTCTCGCTCCGGAATGGATGAAGCGTGCTACAACGGGTACTCAGCGCCCTTATATCAAGGGTGACAAGAACCTGTACAAGGCCGCAGACAAATACCCAGAATGGGCAGAAGGCCTTGTGGCTCTGGCTAAGGAAGTGCTAGAGTCTGACGAATACGGAGACCCGGAGGATTCCCTCAATGTCGATCTCGACACGGGCGAAGTAGAAGAAGACGAGGATTGATCATGACTGTTCTAGAAAAGCTTCTGCCTCTTGAAGAGGTAATGGTGTCTCTTGAGGCTACTGAGCCTCTGACCACCGAGTTCTTGTCAAACGACGCCAAGATCAAGTTTCAGATTCAGCCCGACTGGGCCGTGGACTTCGACAACCTCGCAGACACAGACGGGGTTGCCGCTGAGATCACGATCAACGGCAAGGCGACTCAGCTATCCAAGGAAGCTCTGCTCCTGGCGGCGTCCAACGTCGGCATCTCCAAGGCCTACACGAGGCGTACTCCCGCGCACCTGATTGAGGACAACCTCAACTATTGGTACGGCGGCGGCATGGGGGAGAAGGCATACAATATGCTTGTGGTAAAGGATGTCGCATCGGCGTTCATCGCTCCCACCAAGGCTCCCTACTCCAATGTCGAGCTTCTTATGCGAGCACACGAAGGTATCGAGAACCTGTATGACACCACGGAAGTCATGGCTGACTACAAGTTCAACCACTCTCTACAGAAGACAGACGTTCGTCTTGTCTTGGTAGACGACAAGCGATCCATCGGTGAGGACTCTTGGTCCCCCGGTGTCCATCTCTCGAACTCTCTCATTGGTAAGACACAGACCAACGTCGAGGGATACATGTTCCGCTGGGCGAACGGTAGCGGCGCAACAGCCGCCCTCGGTACGCCGTGGAACCGTCGTCACGAGGCCGCGAGCGAATTCGATGTCTACGACTGGGCGCGCATGACCACAGAAGATGTTCTCAAGGGAACGGACAAGAGCTTCGAGGACGTGGATGCTCTCACCCACTTGGACATTTCCAACAACACTGTGGAAATCCTTCGAGACATCTACACGGAGTTCAACGTACCTGTCACACAGCGATCCCTCATCACTGAGGCCATGATCACCGTGGACGAGCGCACGATGTACTCCCTCATGACATCGATCATCCAGACGGCCAATGAGCCGGGGCTTGACCCCGACCGTGTGGACCGCATGATGCGAATCGGTGGCTACGTTCCTTCTGCCACCTTCGATAACGTCAAGGCTCGAATCTTCGCGGAAGGCCAAGAGGCCGGTCCCGAAGCCCCCAACAAGTACGCTTTCGGAACAGTTTCATAAAGTTAGGTCAACATCATGGCTACCGTAATCAATGTGGCTGATCTCTTGAATGCCATTAAAACGGCTAGGACCGACGAGGAGATCGTTTTTTACCTGGCTAAATCATTAGCCGTAGCACGACAGAACGGCATCGAAGAAGGTGAGACCCGTGCCCAAAGGCGTCTACGTTAGAACCCCTCAGTATTACGAAAACCTGAGGAAGGGTATTGCTACTCGCAAAAGTAGGGGATCGAGCAACGCCAACTGGAAGGGTGGGAAGTACTCACATCCTTTGTACTTTATTCATAATGATATGGTCCGCAGGTGTACTGATCCCAAGCACAAACGCTTCGGAGACTACGGAGGCAGGGGCATTAAAGTTGCCCCTAGGTGGCTGGACTTCTGGAATTTTGTAGAAGATATGGGAGAACGACCGGAGGGCAAGTATCCCTCTGGTAGGGCTATCTATTCGCTGGACAGAATCGACAACGACGGGGACTACGAGCCTTCTAACTGTAGGTGGGCCTCTCCTTCTGAACAAGCTAAAAATAAGAGAGGTTTCGGCAACGGAAACGAGCGCCGAGACCCATTGACAGGGAAGTATTCATAATGTCTTACACTCATCCAATTGCTTTCTTGTGGTGTGATTTGGAGACAACCGGCCTAGAGGTCGTCACCAAGTCACGGAAGGATCAGGTCATCGAGGCGGCGTTCGTCCTCACTGACTTTGATCACAACCCCATCGCGGGGTTCCATGACGTAGTGAAGCTCACGAAGACCGGTGCTGAGCGCATCAAGGAAAACGAGTACGTTTTCAACATGCACAAGAAGAACGGTCTCCTCAAGGACGCCGCCACGGCAGACAAGAGTAAGACTCTGGGAGCCATTGAGGAAGCGGTCATTAAGATGATCGAGGAGCAATCCTCGTTCAGCCCCGGCGAGCTTATGCTGAACGGTAGCGGACTGGCACACTTCGACAACGCGATCATCCGCGAGCAGATGCCCGAGCTATCCAAGTGGCTAGACTATAGCATGGCCGATGTGGGAGTCTTCCGACGCATGAGCAAGATTTATGCGGGCAAGGCTATTGTGAACCCCACCTCATCCAGCTATGGTGATGAGAAGCTTCACAGGGCGTACGACGACGTTATGGCTCACATCGCAGAGTCTCGCAAGTACTTGGAACTCTTCAGAGAAACTTTCTGAGCCGGGGTTGACACACGTCAACTCTTCCCGTAAGCTGTGAATATCAGGTCAACAACTACAGTTAGGACTACATCATGTGGCTTTTTCTTCCTGGCGGTCTTCTCATGCCGTCCATTGTCCCCGCAGGTAAGGGCGATCCGGCATACACCAACAACGGTCTCTGGATGATGCAGGTCCGAGGTCGCGTGAAGTCTCATCTTGAGAACTTCATCCGCGACTACATGGAAGACGGTACGTATTCCGAGATCGAGGCCACGCCTCAGATGGACTACAACTTCCGCTTCTACACGACGCACGAGGCTCTGGCCTTCGCCGTCGCAAAGTCGGTGCTGGACATCGACTACGCCAAGTTCAAGCCGACCGCAGAGCGTGTCGATGCCGAAAAGGTGCCGCTCTACAAGGACGGCAAGGAGTACCACAACACTCTGAACTCCATCTGGTCCACCGTGACCAAGCTGGGTTCGCCCGGTGGTTCCTGGGGAGCGTACAGTTCCACCAACCCCAACGGCTACAAGAACGCACGGGACTACTACTCGGTCTACGAGCGTCCGAGGAGCAACCGGGGCGGCGGAAACTCTCGCAAGTGGTGGGAGGAGGACTACGACTTCGACCACTCGACGGGGAAGAGCTTCTTCGACGGCGAGGGCGTGGACATGGAGTCGTGGGAGGAGGAGCAGGAGAAGCTGGACAAGCTTGTCATTGCCGAAACTCTGATCGAACTCATGGTCCAGACCGACCTCGACGTGGGACAGTGGTTCCCGTTCATCACTCACACTGAGGACGAGGCTCTGCGTGAATACGCAAACAAGAGCCTCAACGTCAACAAGGCAGACCTTGAGCCTGTCGAGCAAGACCTCATGGCTCACTACTTCGGTGAGAACTGGGAGTCCAAGCTCACCGAGACCAAGGTTCTTGCGGGTGAGAGCGAACCCCCTTTTGAGAACATGGACAGCAATGTCCAGTTCGAAAGAGTCTCGCAGAAGCCGTCACAGCGCCGCAAGAACCGTCGCCGTAACGGAAAGCGCAACAACAAGGTCGCGCGCGGTCAGAACTTCAACTAAATAAAGCCCCGGTGGGGGTCCAAGATTATCTCGTGACCCACAAGACCCACGACCCCCACCACTCCCCTCTAAACAGTTAACCGAAAGGCTGTTAATCATGGCAAAGAAGAAGATCAGCAAGAAGATGACCGACGCCGAGCGCGCGGTCGCAGAGAAGAAGACCGAGGGCCGCAAGGCTCTCAACCGCGAGCGCAACGAGCGCAAGCACCAGGCCAACCTCGACTACATCAAGGAGCACGGCCTGGCAACCTTCCCCATCGAGAAGACGGTCAGCCGTCTGGTCAAGCGGGGCAAGGACGTGTCCTTGGTGGAGAAGAAGGTCATCCGCAACGCGGCTCCGAACACCATCGTGGCGCGTCACCGCAACTCCCTGGACGACTCCCGCCACCTCGCGTGGCTGGAAGCTCAGAAGGGTTCTCCGCTTCCCCCGTCGTCCTCCACGGCACAGCACCTCCGTGCCAAGGAGCGTGCGGCTCGGGAGAAGGCACTTCAGATCGTCGTTCCTCAGGAGGCGTGACATGGCCGGTATCACTCCCAGGCGGGACGCTCAGCTAGGACTTCTCCGTTACGCCCACGAAATCGATCTCCGGGCAACCGAGGAGGAGCAGATTCCGGGCTATCCCAAGGACGGTACGGAACACCTCAAGGACGTTGCCTACTACATGCGTATGGCGGCGGCATACGTCGAAACCCTTCCTGACATCTACGAGGCGGACGGCGACGAGCCAGGTCTTCCGGAACAGTCGGAAACTTCGGCTTGACAATCCTCAGGGACGTGTGAGACAATAGAACACGTCCCTGAGGGCGACCTGAGCATGTCTTAAAAGGCTCACTTAAGCGGGTTACCCACATTGGCTAGGGGGCCGGTCTCCAAAACCGTCAAAATCTCAGTTCGATTCTGAGAACCCGTGCAAGTGAAAACTAAAGATCGCGGGAAGAGCAAGAAGGTTAGCTACTAGGCTCATAACCTAGAAAAACTGGTGGATTCGAGCGCCACTCCCGCCCCCATTTAGCTGTTGCTTGATTTATTTCGAACTTTGCTGTACTGTAGGCTTATGCCATATACAGGACAGCAAAAGAGAGACTATCAACTTCAGTGGATGAACAAACGCCGCCAGGACTGGATTGACAGCCAGGGCGGCGTTTGTACTCTCTGTGGCTCAGATGACAGGCTGGAAGTGGATCATATTGATCCCTCTACTAAGTCCATGAATCCGGCCCTCATCTGGTCCCGACGTGCGGAAGTTCGGAAGGCTGAGCTTGAGAAGTGTCAAGTTCTGTGTTATGAACATCATCATGAGAAGACAGTTAGAGAGTTTACGGTAGATCATCCTCACGGAGTGCCTAGTAGGTACGATAAGGGATGTAGATGTCAGCCCTGTAAAGACAGCAAGGCAGAAGTTATGCGTCGCTCTAGAGCAAGACGTAAAAAGACTTGACACAGCTTCTACAGTGTGTATAAGATGTAAGCAAGACAAACGGGCAACGCCAACTGCACAGCCCCGGCGATCTTGCAAGAAGTCCTGAGAGCACGAAACCGAGTGCAAGCGTGAAGGTGGAAACTCAGGCAAAAAAAAAGTTGAGCTTCCGGCTTGACACTTTGTAGGTCAGTAAGGTATAGTCGTAGACATGAACGCTTTCTTGTATCACGAACTGGATTTCCCCAGCTAGCGGTCAAGTGCGCTCTAAAAAGCCTCAGCCCTTGACCGATCTACATCGAAGTCAGGGGCTTTCTGCATCTCTACGGGGATCGCAATAGCAGTAACATGAAATTCAACAGAGGAATCTTAACCGGATATGGGAAAGCTTGGTAATCCGCGCGCCTTGGGAGCGTGAGAACGTCAGTTCGAATCTGACTATCCGGACGAGGTTGGAGTTGGGGATATGTCCCCCCGCAAACCTGTTTTGCGGTAGTTTAAGAAAAATACCATCCTGTTTACTTCCAACATCTTGCACGGAGTGCGAGCGCTGTTGGTTGCGGAGAGTGGGCAGTTTCGTGCCTAAAGTACATGTGCCAGGTGGGTAGGAGCTTGTACACACAAACTAGCGGTAGTGTAGAGGTTCGCACGGCACCCCTATAGGGTGTTAGGAAGAAAAGGAATAACCGACCTTCCCGCGAGTTTATGGTGGTTGTGACAGAGATGGTCTATTGTCCTTGATTGTGGATCAAGTGTTCGCGGGTTCGAATCCCGTCAATCACCCCAGAGGATGTGTTGTGACGGCGGCACATTGGAAAAAGGTAGCCCAGCCTGGGAGCCGAGTCGTCCCATGCTTTCATAGCTCAGAAGAGTAGAGCGCTGGCTTGTCAAGCCAGAGGCCGCGGGTTCGAGTCCCGTTGGAAGCGCAAACAAGTTCTTATTCTTAGGACTTGACAGCCGTCACTTCGTGTGACTAAGCTGTAAGCAACAACTTCAAACCGGTATAGCGGATAAACACCCGTGAGGGTGCGAAAGGCAGTGTGACAAACTGTCGCCTAGCAATAGGTACTCTATGCAATCCGAGTAGTTGAGTGGTCGGGAGCGGCCACCACTTCGCGAGTCACCTGACCTCCCTGAGGGCCAACTGGCAGAAGGGAGCCAGCGGTAACGTACCGTCTGGAAAAGGATCATGATAAGTGGAGCGTCTACAAGGAAGGTAAGTAGTCTGAGCCTGACAAGCAAGGGCATTTACCACGACAAAGTGGGTTACGGATCGGCGGATTCGTATAACAGAGTCGAGACGCAAGTAGCTCGTCAGCAAAAGCGTTGAGGGTGTGTAGTATTCTGAATGTCAAAAGCATTTGGAGCTACATGGAACAGCACATCCTTAGTCATACCTAACATTAACTCAATTGGTAGAGTATTCGAATTCAAATCGAAGTGTTAGAGGTTCAAGCCCTCTATGCTAGAAAACAAGCGAAAGCCTGTTCCAGTTATGGACGAAAGCGTCTTAATTCTCAGCCCCTCAGGGAACTGAGACTCGGAAGCACTCGCAAGGTGTTACTGGGTTCATGTACAAGTAGTGCAACGTAAGGGTTTAGCGGCTCGTGCGCGAAGCGAAAGTAGTGGAGTAGTTCATAGCTCAAGGAAGTGGTTGACCTAATCAACCAGGCGTGGCAAGTACCGTAGGGATACGGTGGAAAAGTCGGGAAACCATAATCCGGCAAGAGCTTGCTAAGTAAAGGGTGTATTCTCAGCCCCCTCCTTCGGGAGAAGGTCGATCAACCTTCTCCCATATGGTCTCTTGGTCTAGGCAGGTCTAGGACGTCTCCCTCTCACGGAGAAGGACACGGGTTCAAATCCCGTAGGGATCACAAGTGCTGTGGCTCCAATCGCCACCAGTTCCAATACGGGGCTGATCGGACAGCGAAGCACTACAGAGACGCACTGTTGGCCTAGGGATGGGCCTAAACGTATTGCGACTTCTCTCTTGCAGGGCGCGGCGCAAAACCGCGTGATCCTGAATCCTCATTAGAGAAGTCAATATGCTCTCATCGATTAGCGGCCTAGGTCGCTGGCCTTTCACGCCAGTAGCGCGGGTTCGAATCCCGCTGGGAGTACAAGGGTATGAGTAACACCTAGCTTAAGCTAAAGCGGCTCCCATGTCACAGTAGGGAAGTGGACAACCCCATCTGACTGTAAATCAGACGCTTCGGCTTCGTGAGTTCGAATCTCACCTGTGGCACAAATAGTTAAGACGGTTCTATTCAAAAACCGTCGTCGTCCGGTTCTGTAGCTCAGTTGGTAGAGCGCTAGTTTGAAGAACTTGAGGTCAGGGGATCGATGCCCCTCGGAACCACACAGGCACGAGGCACGAAACGTGTTAGGTAATAGCGAGCCTTCGCAAACCAGCCCTCCGGGGTGGGTCACCTAACAAACGTCCACATATGGCCCTTTGGTGGAATGGTATACACGCTAGTCTTAGGAACTAGTGCCGCAAGGCGTGCGAGTTCGAGTCTCGTGAGGGCTACTTGAGTAACGATGTGGTGGAATTGGCATACACAGCCCTGAGTAGGGGCCGCTGTCGAAAGCTTGCGGGTTCGAGTCCCGTCGTCGTTTCTCTGTTTTTGGCTTTGTGGCGGAATGGTATACGCAGTTCACTCAAAATGAACCGTCGAAAGACATGCGGGTTCGACTCCCGTCAGAGCTACAACAAGATTCCTCTGTAGATATGCACTTGTGGCGGAATGGTAGACGCGCATCGTTGAGGTCGATGTGTCCGAGAGGGCGTGGGGGTTCGACTCCCCTCTAGTGCACGTATAAGGCCCGGTAGGTAACCCCTACCGGGCCTTTTTGCTGTAGTATGAGCATATGAAAACACTGAACTTCTTCCTAGGCCTAACGGTGGGCCTAGGCATCATGTGGTTTAGATTCCGGTACTTCTGGCTACTGGTAAGCTGGCTCATGATGAAAAACCCGCCGTGATCTGCCATAAATTCGGCAACACTTTCGGCCATATAGTGTATACTAGAGCGGTAGGTTCAACTGACACTCTAGGAGCAACACATGTCTCTCAAGGACACGCTACCAACTCTGCTGGAAGTAACCAGTAAGAAGCCCAATGTCGTCCAGCGGTGGCTAGACACTCTGCCACAAGAAGAGCGAGAGCTTGCCCTTCGATACATGGCTATGACCGCTGAGGAAGTTTCCACCCTTTCCCTACTGCGTGCACTCAAGGAAGAGGGGGCACCTTTCGGTAAGGAAGCCCTCAGAATGTACCGGGCCGAACTCTGGAAGAACAATGTCTCTAAGTGACTCTTTGAACAATCTGACTCGCCCCGCCGCTCCCAAGGAGTGGCAGAAACGCAAGAACTGGAACCCCGCAACGGGTGAAGGCGAAATGGTCACCGGCTTCATTGAGCCTGTGGAAGAGTTCTCATCACTGCTTGAGCGCTTCGGGTGGAACCCCGAGACGGTCGAGATCGATGGAACCGTCAACGCTTGGTACAAGGAACAGCCCTGGCCTAAGGACGAGGAGGGGAACGAGATTACGGACGGCGAACGCCCGAATCTTGTTTCTTACTTCTTCAAGGTTCGCACGCGCGAGTTCAACCTTGACCTCCCGTCGATGTATCAGGCCTCTCAGCAAGCGCCTCTTCCTCCCTACGAGGGACCGAGAGACGCTGACCGTGTGGCTGTCGTCGCATTCGCAGACGCACAGATCGGTAAGAAGGCTTCCCGTGGAGGAACACCGGAGCTTATCGAACGCTTGAAGGAAAAGCGTGCCAAGCTTCAGTACCGTCTTCTACAGAATCCTCCCGAGCGCATGATCCTCGCTGAGGTCGGTGACATCTTCGAGGGCTTCGAGTCGGGGGGTAACCCATCCTTCACGAACGACCTCTCTCTTCATCAGCAGATGGACATGGCGTCTACTGAATTGGTGAACTTTCTCAAAGTCATGATGCCTTTCGGTCATGTCGATGTGCTGTGCGTGCCGTCCAACCACACGCAGTGGAGAAACGGTAAGCAACAGCTAGGGCACCCCGGAGACGATCTAGGCCTACTTGTACACAAGCAGGTGGAGAAGATCGCTCAGGAGGCCGGGTGGGACGTTACGTGGCACTTCCCTGGCTTCTTCGAGGAGGCCGTCACGCTGGACGTGAACGGTACCGTGCTCGGAGTCGTCCACGGTAACCAGTACATGCCCGGTGGAGCGGTCAAGTGGTGGAGCGGTATGCAACATGGCGGACAGCCTGTGGGGGCCGCTGACATCCTTTTGGCGGGGCACTACCACCACCTCCACCTGTATCCGACAGGGCGAAACCCCTACACGAAGCGCACCAAGTGGTTTGTGCAAGCTCCTACCCTGGACAACGGGTCGGATTGGTACCGCAACCGCACGGGCGACGACAGTGATCCCGGCCTCTTGGTGTTCGACATCACCGAAGAAGGCTTTGATCTTCAAAGCTTGAATGTTCTGTAAGGAATACTCATGACAGACACGCTAGAAGAACTTCACCTTGGAGACTTCGACATGGTGGAGAACCGTGTAGGAAGAGACATGGTATGGGGGTTCAAGAGTTTCAGGAATGAACACGATGCCGTAGTATACGTCGTGGAATTGCGTTACAGGCTCCCCGGAGACCCCAGAGAGGTCTACTTGAGGGAAGTTCGGGTAGAAGACCCACACTCAGTAATCCGTAGAACACAGCCCGAGCAAATGCTAGGGAAGTTCCTTCGTCTTCTTACGGACTCTGAGTACCGTAATGAAGTACACACGGCATTCTTCAACAAGGAGTAATCATGGACGCTATGAAGTTCAGGAAGAAGCCTGTCGAGATCGAGGCTATGTTCTTCGATGGGACAGAGGACACCATGCACGCTATCTCGCGGTGGATGACCAACGGTCAAGACGCTTACGAGACCTTTGAGGACTACGACGGGGGCGACGTAGAGTCGGTCACCATCGAGACCTTGGAGGGCAACATGAAGGCCAGCGTAGGCGACTGGATCATCAAGGGTGTCAAGGGAGAGTTCTATCCCTGTAAGCCCGACATCTTCGCTGACACGTACGACCTCGTATAGTCGATAGTATGGTGAAGGAGGGGTCATCATGTCCACACCAAATCTCACTGCACAAGACCGATGCGACACCTGTGGAGCGCAAGCTCTCGTAGCCGCCACCGTCAAGGGAACGGTACTCATGTACTGTGGAAACCACAGTCGTAAGTATGAGGCCCGCCTACGTCCACTCGCTACCGTATGGGTAGATGACAGGGACTCCACAAATTCTTTCGTCTTGGAGTTGACAGAGGTCGGCTGAGGTACTACTGTTTCTAACAAGCAAGGAACGCCGAAGAAAAAATCTGAGGCAGAACTTGACAAAGGCACCTCGGGTGCTGTAAGGTCATTACATGATGTTCATTCAGACAAGCAAGCGCACCGGATCGGCAGTAGCCAATTCCGGTACGAGTGGTGGCTGAAAGCTTCATCAGAAGTGAACTTATCAGCCTCCTAGATCAAAAATCTCGGGGGCTGTTTTGTACTCAGATCGGTTAGCTGAGTAACAATTGAACTAAGGGTAAAGCGGGTAACCGGCTCCCCAGTAAATCAACAGAGGAATCCTTTGGAGTAGTGGCCGAGTGGTCTATGGCGCACGCTTGGAAAGCGTGTTGGGGTAACACCCGCGCAGGTTCGAATCCTGTCTACTCCGCGTACTTTGGAATGCGCAAACGTATCCAGCCAACTTCTGTCCCTGGCTAATCACGGTGACTGGAAGGAAGGCGGGAACCCTTGAGGTAAAAGCGGTTGCATTGCAGGATTAGACAAAGTTTTGGAGATATGTCCGAGAGGCTTATGGTGCAACTTTCGAAAAGTTGTGTGG